ACGCCCGTTGACCCCGTCGCACCCGTTGATCCTGTCACACCCGTCGACCCCGTTGCACCCGTCGACCCCGTCACGCCTGTCGAACCGGTAACACCCGTCGATCCCGTCAGACCCGTCGATCCCGTCACGCCCGTCGACCCCGTCACACCCGTCGACCCCGTCACACCCGTCGATCCTGTCGCACCTGTAGATCCCGTGACACCCGTCGACCCCGTAACGCCCGTCGACCCCGTCACGCCTGTCGACCCCGTCACGCCTGTCGAACCGGTAACACCCGTCGACCCCGTAACGCCCGTCGACCCCGTCACGCCTGTCGATCCGGTAACACCCGTCGACCCCGTCGCACCTGTAGATCCCGTTACGCCCGTTGCACCAGTTACGCCGGTCGCGCCGGTCGCGCCGGTCGCACCTGTGATCCCCGCGCCGCCTCCGCCGCCGCCAGTTGTCCATACCAAATTCCCTCCTGCGTCGACAGTCACAACTTCGCCGCTCAAACCGACCGTACCCCCGGACAGCGTCAAGCGCCCGAGGTTCGTTAGACCGTACCCTGCCATATTGACGCTCTGAGTCGCAGGATACGCCGCCCAGTCCGACGGAGCGTCGCCCGGCAGAACACCGTTCTGGGTGTTTCTCGACATATTCCTTTACTTTGTTAGATAGACGAGATATTGATATTCGTAACCAATTGGGGTCATGTCCACCATTTCCTGACGAGTAAATCCGCTCGACCGCACGATATCGAACATGGCGTCGACGCTCGGCATGTGCAGAGGGTGGTTGTTCTCGATATACTTGGGCGGTTCGTGAAACTCAAAGACCTCTTCGAACCGCGCCTCGTCGTCTTCGGGACTCTTCACGAACCTGCTGCGGTACTTGAACGAGTCGAAAAACAAATCCGAATCGATCACGCGCTCCGTGCTGTATTTCTGCAGCGAAAACGCGGGAAACGGCGAGGCGGCAGCAAGGATTGGGTCGAACTTGTTGGGATCGACAATGTGGAGGACCAGAACTCCGCTCGGTTTCAACCACGAGTAAATGTTGTCGAGAACCATCTTGGGGTTCTGGAACTGGTAGATTGAGAAATACAGCATCAGGCAGTGTGAAAAAGATTTGGGGGTGAACGTTTCGGCGCGCGTGATGTCGCCCTTATAGAACCGCGCGGACTTGCACTTTTTGCGCGCGACCTTCAGCATCGCTTCCGACTGATCCACGCCCACAAAGTCAATGTCTTCCTTGCACAACCACTCTGCCATCGGCGAAGTGCCGCAGCACGCGTCGAGCATCTTGACGTCGTCCTTCGCCCAGTTCGCCAGACCGTACTCGCGAATGGACGCCTTTTGAAACGATACCAGTTCGGGCGTCATAAAGAGTTTGTCGTAGATTCCTGCATAAAAGTCGTCGTAGATCGCGTCGTAGTCTTCGCGGGTTTCCGTGGGCGCCCCGTCTTCGGGATTATTGAACATTTCCTTGTTCAGGTAGTGCACGCGCGAGAGGAGGTAGAGCGCGAGCAGCAGGAGAGCGCCGATCCAGTACGGTAGATATTCGTTCATCCTTGTCTATTGTATCTATGTAAGAAATGTGGGACGCGCTTCCTATCCAGCGCAGAGGTCAGCAGTCTGGACCCCCTCTATCCACCATACACCCCGACTTTCCGTACCCTGCATACCCCGACGTTTGCTGCAAGAAATGGCGCGACGTCGATGTCAACACCCAGAAATGGGCGATGTCGATTTGGTGCGTCCACTTTGGAATCCGCCGCTGCCCTCTCGGACCCGACGACCTCTTTCTGTGGATACCCTACGTCGCCACCCTCACTGCAAAGTTGGGCGTGTGGCGGGAGCAGCAGCAAGAGGTTGAGATGGCATCCGTGGGGTGCAACTACGTCGACCCTTCGCACCGCGGAAAGGGTCTAGCGCAGCACATGATTCTCACGATGGCGCACGCTCTTTCTCCCCGCCACAAATTCATGTTTGAACTGCAGGGTGTTCCTTCAAGTTTGAACGACGCCACACCTTTCCTGCGCTTTTCGTACGTGTGGATTCCTACGATCTTCCGCGGGGGATACGTCGAGACTACAGAGATTGACGCGCGCGGGATTCCGGGATTTCACCCCGATTCGTGGGACGGGTACCGCATGTTCAAAAACGCAGGAGGACAGAGAGTGATCGTAGACCCCCACGACGACATCGCATGGAGCGACGGCGGGCATGTTCTCGATTTCGACGGACCGAGCAGCAGATATGTCCGTTGGTTTTCGCCCTACGGAAATATACGCGTGTATGCTCAGAACATGTACTTTTCAGACCCAAACTATTTTAAACCAGCACTTATCGGGTAGCAGCAGGCGCTGCTGCCGACGGCGTCGTGTTGATAACCATCGACGCGCGGGTGTACAGATTCCTCTGGAAATTCGACCACCCCGCAAACATGTTGTGCGTCTTGCCCAGAATGGTCAAGAGCAAAAACAGTCCCAGCACTGCAATGACTACGTCCAAGATAATCCCGAACGACGACGGGAACGACGCAAAGTACGTCACAAACGGCGCAGATTCGGGTCCCTGACCGGTATTCGCCTGCGCGATATACGCAGAAGGCGTCGTCAGTTCGACGAAGCGGTCGTACGCCGACATTTTCGCCTCTTTTTCTTTGAGGAGTGTGTCCAGATACTGAAACCGGTCGGACGTCTTTCCCACCAGATCTGCCTGCTTGTCGCGCACGCCCGCGATCGAATCGACCAGACCGCGTTGGGCGCTCGCCTGACTGTCTAGAGTCTTGAACTCTTGGCGGTACTTGTCGATCGTAGGTTGGAGTTTATTGTCGTTGACCCGCTGCTTTTCCTGCTGCAACCACCCCGGACCGTTCTTGAGCGCCATGTATCGGATACGTGCGCCTTGGTATGTGTCCGGATCCTTATCCCGATTTGCTGCTGCTGCAAGGTAGTACTCGTGCGCCTTCTGCAGTTCGTTTGAGTCTGCCGCGGGCGTCGTCATCGTCGTTGTTCTTTAACTAGGATTGTTTGTGAATGGCAAAGTACACTGCTGCTCCAAACCCGCTCGCGAGCGCGAGTAGAACCAGCGTGGACGCAGCAACCGATGGAAGCAGAGCGCCTGCCACAAAATGGAGCACAATAACGCCGACCAGAGTTCCCACGAGAATTTGGAGGGGGAGCAGGTTTTTCTCGAACCCAATATTTTGCCCGCTGGACAGCGAAATCTGTCGCCGCAGGTTCTCCGCCTCGTTTTTAGAGTCCTGGATGGGTCCAGACATATCCGTGGCGGTTTTGAAGATTCCCGTCGCTTCCTCAATATTCTGAGAGTTCAGCACCTTCAACTTCTGTATCGTCGCGGCGTCGCGAATCGCGTTGACATCCGTGTCCAAAGCAGTCATGTATGGAGCAGGGTTGCTGGTGTCGACCGACGCAAGAGACTTCAACAGGTTGGACGCCTGCGTCTGAAAATCGCCAAACAGACTGGGAACCACCGACCAGTCCGAGTACTGCGGAACGTCGTGAGGAATGACGACCTCCGGCGAATTGATCTTGTAGACGTGGTTGACCCACGACCCCCCGCCGACAGAGCACGCGCCAGGTGCAGCGCCGTACTTTTTGTAGTTATCCCTCATGTCAAGACCCGTAAAGCACGCAAACCCCGCCTGGACCGCAAAGATATTGTGCCCCCTCGACTTGGCGAGGTCGTAGCACCGCGAGGTGTTGTACGAATCCGTCCCGGGAGTTCCCACGTACCCACCCGAGATCGCGCGGTCGGGAGTATCGTTCCAGCAACCCATATCCGTGAATAAATGACCGGTCACCGACTGACCCGAATCAGTCGCTTCCGTCCTGGCTACGGTTGCCGCCGCCGCCTGCGCCTGCGTTTGCGCCTGCGAGGACGCGAGTTGGGCGGACACTGACTGGATTTGCGCGCGCGCTTTCGTGAGTTCGTCTGCCGCCTTCGCCCGTTCAATCTCCATCTGAGCGAGTCGCTGCTGCTCTGCTGCCCGCGCTGCGGCTTCTGCTGCCGCGCGCCTCTGCGACTCTGCCGCCTGTGCTGCCGCCGCCTGCGCCGCCGCCTGCTGTTGCTGTAACTGCAATTGCCTCTGCTTCTCCGCCTGTTCTGCCGCCTGCTGCTGCGCCCTTCGTGCTGCTGCCTGCGCTTCTGCTTCTTGCCGCGCCCTTCGTGCTGCTGCCTGCGCTTCTGCTTCTTGCTGCGCCCGGATTGCTGCTGCCACCGCCGCCGCCTTTTGTGCGGCTATTGCCGGATCGGGAGGCGGGGGCGGAGGCGGAGGACCGCTTTGATCGTTGCCCATTACTTAACTTCCAGATTAGATTAAAACCGACCCACACATAGCGGAACAGATACACGATTCGCGTACTGCACGGTAAGCAGTTGGGCGTATCCTCCATTGTTTGGCGTAGACGTGTTTATGCTCGAAACTGTCGTTGAGCGAGCAAGCGCGCGCAACTTCTGAATCTTCAGCAGGTCCGAGGAGTCCATTCCGGAAAGTTTCTTCTGGGGCGCAACATAACCCGTCGTAGAGCATCCTTGAGCAGTTCCAACGAGAATAGACGAAATATGAGGCATTACTTTTACCGAACATATTATAATGTCGACGATCGATGATACTATGGCGCAATACAAACGCGCACGCGCCGGTTATATCGCCCTTCTAAAAACAGTATACGCCGAAACCGACCCCGCGAAACGCAACGCGAGTATAGCACAAGTTAGCGTACAGAACGAGAAACTTGTCGGAATCGCCCAGACCCTTCTGTCCCAATGGGACGCGCTGAACCGCACCCCCGCAACCAATCAGTCGCTCTCCGAACTCAAGGACGACCTCGTGCGTTATCGGCAGGATATAGAAACCATGAAAGGACTCAAAGACGAAACAACCAGACTGAACATGATGTACGCGAACATTACCGGCGACGTGTCTGCAAATCGCACAACGTATTATGCGTATATCATCATCGTGTTTGTCTTGCTCATTCTGATGTTTGTCTTGTTTGCACTGCGCAGCGTTCTGGGCGGAGTCGCTTCGACGGTCGAGACTGCAGTCAGCACCGTCCTAGAACCATCCTCTCCCAGCGCGGGGGTTTGAGAACATTGCGGGTGTAGTGGAGTATGCGGACCCGTACGGCGATCCGTACGGCGATCCGTACGGCGATCCGTTGCCAAACCACGACGAAACGCCCGCCCCCATCTCGTAGAGTTGAGGACTGTAGAACCCTACGAGCACCAGAATGGGGAGAATGAGCATAATGATACCCACCCTCCACAGAATGCCATACCCGTTCGCGTAGTCAATCGCGCTTCCAGAGGGTGGTTTTTCAGACCACGAGTCGTAGCGCTGCTTGGAGGTGTCGTACTTGTCCACGAGTCTCTGCGTCTCTCCGCGCATATCGTTCGCCCGGTCTGCAAGCGTAAAAAGTTCCTTGTTGCCCTCTTCGTACTCCGAAGCGAACCCTGTCATCGCCTTGTGCTGATCGTCAACAGTCCCCTGCTTCTTTGTGAGAGCGTCCTGGACTGCTCGCTCGGCGATGTCTGCTGCCTTCTTATACTCGGGGCGCTGGGTCGTTAAAAATTGAAGTTGATTCGACCGGTACTGGTCTAGAAGTTTTTCAAAGTTTTCAGACTCTGACATTATACACTTGCGACACAAATTCGATAGTACGGAGTTCCGCCTGCCGTCTCGCTGTTGCGCAACACCTCGATGACGTCTCCGGGTTTTGCCCCGATCCACCGGGCGATAGCATCCTGCGCCCCGATCTGCGGCATCGGGAGGTAATCCTTGTGCTTCATGGCAATCTGCCGAAGCGGCGGGTCGTCCGCGCTCAACTGGATGTGGTCGACCTTCATTTTCGCCACGATATCGTCGAGTTTGATGCGGTACTTTTCAAAGTACTGCTTTGTCTCGTCGGCGCTCAAGATCCGGTGCTTCGGAACCTTGCGGTGCTTGGTGGGATTGTACTCCAGTTGCCGCAGGTGGAAGATTTGGAGAACGTCGCTGAACGCAGTGATTGCGTGCAAGACCGTTTCGGACGCCGCCGTCTGCGCAATGAGAATTCCCGTAGTTCCGCCGTTTTCGCGGGTGATGCTCACGTGAGACGCAAGGTCCTTTTCGTTGATGCGCGCGCGGTTCGAGGTAAAGACTACCACATCTCCGTACCGTATGACAGTTCCAGGGTATTCGACTTCCAGCGTCGTGGGCGCATCTACCGGAACGCCGCGCTCTTGAAGCATCTCGGCGAGGAGTGACATACTGTTCTGTTGTTATTCTTCCTTACGGTATCTTTTCGTCCGTTTTCCTTATTTCGCACGTATGGAATAATCAAGTATGAAATTCAGCGGAGTGTACCTTGCAATTGCGATCGCCATCCTGGTGGTTGCAGGTGTGCTGTGGTCGGGTCGTGAAAAATTTGGAGTGCCCGAGTTCCTAGACCGCTCTATGGAACAGAGGCGTCGTCAAGGTGAAGTATCATCGTATGCGCAGACGACGAACCACCTGCCGTCTCCGGGATCGACGGGACCACAATCTCTACCGCGAGGATCTTCGACGGGTCATCGGGTGGGTCAGTTTTTGGGATATACTGCTCCATTTTAGACGGATCCGCGCGGCACTCTTGCACGATCGCCCAGAACGCCTGGAGGTCCGCAAGGTGCGTGTCCAGCCACGCGGGATCTTTCGCGACCTGCTCGATGCGAATGTTTTCGAGCGTCCAGTAGACCATGCGGTACTCGTCGTCGGTCAACGTCTTCCTCCACTCCTTTACGTCTGATTCCTGCGGTTTGTAGACGATCTCCCCGTTGTCGTAGACAGCAAGCACCCCCTTATAAGGCGACTTGGATTCCTTCCAGTCCGTCTGATTGCAGCGCACAAACTGCATCTCGCAGTAGTCGCAGACGTCGATGCCGGTGCACTCCATCTGCATCTGCATCTGGTGGTAGTACGCGTCGGGGATAGCAGTGTCCTGCGTGAACTTGCGACTGATCGGGCACTTGAACTCGACCAACTTGCCCCAGTGGGGGTCCAGCGGGTTCTTCATGAGCACGATCCCGTCCGGCGACGCTCCCAAGAACGGGTACCTCGGATGCACGACGCAGGTGGTGTCCACGACGTTCGCGCCGCCCTGCAGGTTCGAATAAATTTCTTTCGCGAGCGGTTCGAACTGCGTGCCCCACAGGCACGCTGTCATGCTCGGTCCTTGCCCTGCCGACTCGCGAGGAAACACTTTGCGCGTGAGCATCTCTTTCCGCGCGGACGGAGATGTGCTCGCGAACGCCTTGCACACTTCTGACGCCGTAATCATCTCGCCGCGCTTCTGCAACCACGCGTCGGTCCGCTGATCTGCTTTTCCGTAGAGTTTCAGAAGTCGGTTGATCTTGCGCCTCCGCACCCACACGGTATGCACTTCGGGGATACTCATGAGAGCATAGACCTCTTTTCGGTAGTGCTTGTAGGAATACCCTTTTTCTCGGCACACTTGCCGAATCCGGCGGTTCAGGTGGGTTACCGCGTCCAGATCGAACACCTCTGTCATTTTGCGTACTGTTGTCTATGATACACACGAAAGATCCGGTTTACACAGTTTCGGTCTCGCAAGTATATAATGGAGGACATTGCCACGCAAGAGCAATGGGTCATTCGGCGCTTAGAGAACTTTTACACCCCCGAACGCACAGAACAACTTCGCGATATTCTTACGAGCAAGTCGGGCGTTTCCTTGCGCATTCTCGACTGGTTTGTGACCAATTATTCGAAGAAGAACAACGTGTCGTACGTGACGAAATCGGGGAAGCACGTCATTGTGTACCTGGCGTACAAGTCTCACCTCAAGGCGTACAGCAAGAAGATGTTTGACCCCTTCTGCCGGCACGAGCGCATCAACTTCCGAGGCGTGTCGACGACGGTGGGTCAACTGAACTTTTTCGCGTGGGCGATCGAGGACGAGTGCATCGACTACATGCACACCCACATCGACGATATTCACGCGGATATGGAGACGCGCATGGCAGCGTCGTCGTCCACGGCAGCAGGAGCAAGCGATGCACGCAAGAAGCGCCACGAGTTGTCGCACTCTGCTACGAAATCGCTGAAGCACCACGACGTAAAAATTACAGTCTCCTTTAAATAACATGGAAGAATGGCAGGTGAACGCCCTGCTCTCGAAAACCGACCTCGCCGGATTTCGCGCTCAGGACGAGTCGCAGGGGTCTGCGTATTCGGACTGGTTCTATGCGGGTCGCGACGGGCACAGCGCCATCACCAAGGCGATTTTCGACAACAACCTCGACATTGTGCGCTACGTGATTGAAAAGCATCCTGATTCCGCAAGGGAGGCGAACGACAAGTTCGGGTACCCCCTCGACTACGCCAAGAAACTGGGAGGGCGCGACGACATCGTGAGTTTTCTGCACAGCGTGGGCGCCAAGTTTAGTCGCGCCGCGCCCGCGTCTGCGCCCGCGTATGCGCCCGCTTCGGGGCGCGTCATCGTCCAGGATTCCGATCCGGGCGGCGCCCTGAAGATCATGATTCTATCTAGGGTTGACGATGTTCTCCGGGCGAATTGTGTTACTGCACGCGGCACCAAGACCGTCGACCCCCCTGAATTCGATATGCTCGACGAGGAATTTCAAGATCTTATCCGCAGCATACCCGGAAACCCCTGCAAAGGCGGTATTGGCGAAACGTTCATGCAGGAAGGGTTCGTCAAAAACACGCGCTTCATGCTGCTCTATCGCGGGAGTGGGTTTGAAATATACCCCTACGGATTTGTCTTTGCGCGCCCCGAGGGAACGGGGTACTTTCTCGACCTGATCTGTGCAACCCAGAACGGTCGTGATTTACTTTCGTTCTTCATCAAGTGGTGCTCGCGCAAGGGCGCCCAGTTCATCCACCTCCACGCCCTGCCGCAAGTGATTGGTCTGTATACTAAATTCGGGTTTGAGTTCCGCAGGGGATGCTCGGACAAACCCCTGCCGTCCACGAAGGATTTTTCTGCAAAAGTTCGCACAGAGGGCAAGGCGTTCCCCAAAACCGTCGAAGACGTGTGGACCGACGACAAATTCAAGTACGTCCGCGAGATGGTCCTCAACCTCCAAAAGAACGGGTTTTCTGCATACGAGCACGCCCCCGCCGAGTGCTTTTCGCCCGACCTTACCGAAGAAAAATTCAAGGAGTTGGGGTGTGGCATCGAGGGGTACACCATGACGCGGTGTAACGTGAAACTGCGGACCCGCAAGCAGCGCAAGCAGCGCAAGCAGCGTAAAACCAAGCGCCGCAAAACTCGCAAGGGAAAGTAATGCTCGGACAACATCTTTACCCCGTTGATGAAAGTATCGCCGATTTCGATCTTAACACCGATATCGAGGAATACAACTACGATGGTAAGGTAGTATACCGAGGAAACATGGATCCCGAATTTTCAAAGGACGGTTTGAAGGTGTATTGGTTGTACGACGACGACAACAAGCGCGTCGGCGTCGTCGAACATACAGGCGAAGACCGCCACAAATGCCTCTGGTACCGCAACAACGTCTTTTCCACATTGCTGCAAGAGGACTGGAGCGTATACGACGAGACAATATGGCAACTCATGAGCGAGACCGCATACGACGACTGCATGCGCCGCGGGTATACGGTAAACGACCTGAAGGCGCGCACGCAGGCGCTGCGTATCGTCACACCTTCAGACCTTGCTCGTCCTAAAACTCCACCTGCAATTGCGTGTGTGCGATGCCACACGTCACAATCCAAAAAACGCCCCGGGTGCGTCTTCGCTCCCGAGAACGAAAAAGAATCGTTGACATTATTCGATACTCTGTTTGTAGACGAAGACGATGGCACTATTTACATTCCGCCCGGAGATTCACAAGTTTATGCGACCTTCCTGCGGCGAGGCGCTGCTGCCGACGCCGGTGCCGGTGCCGGTGCCGGTGCGGGCGCCGAAGCAGGAGGTTCAACCACACCGCCATAACCCACCTCGTCGTCGTCGTCATCTGCTGCGCCCGCGCCCGCGCCCGCGCCCGCGCCCGCCTTTGGCGCCGCATCGTCGTCGTCATCGTCTGCTGCCGCGAACGCCGCGCGCGCGCTGCCCGCCGGCGGCGCTGCCGTAGTCTCGCCGTCGTCCTGGTCCTCGCGGAACAGGTCGCGCGCCGTCTGCTTGCGCCGCTTGCTGACCTGGACGAACGACGGTTTCCACGTGAGACCGAACGCCTGCCCGATGATGTAGATGCTGCCCTGCGCAATGATCTTCGCCGAACAACCCTTGCCAAACGCGTCCGGCAGTTCCGTCGGCGACTTGAGAATCACGTCGTTCTCCGCGTCGTCGATGATGTCCGTGCAGACCTTGCCGTCGTACACGGGCAACTTGAACTTGAGACTCGGCGGATACTTGCCGTTCGGCACCCATCCCTCTGCCGTGTTATCGACCGAAACGCTCAGGAACTTGTTGAACGAATCGCGAATCGACCCGATTTCGCGCTTCTTTCCGAACCACTTGGGACTGTTGTCCACCGCCGCCTTGATCACTGATTCTTGAAACTCGCGCAGGAAGTTGTACGCCTTCTGCACATCGTCCGCGCCTGCCGCGGGTTCAGCACCGTACGGGTCACACCCGTGGAGACTCGCTGACATCGTATAGGACGTCGTGACGCTGCCGTCCTTGTTCTGATTGTCCTTCACGAGAACCCCGCCCGGAAACATGAACTGCGGGAAGCGAAATTGAACGTTCTGGTTCGTGTACTTGAAGGAGACGGACCCGCCGCCCTGCTTGTTCTTCTTGACTTCCGAAAACGTGATGTTGGACGCATTGATCTTGCAAACGTTGACTGTTGCGGGTGCTGCCATTTCTTCTCTTGTCTGTGCTATTCTACCCCCGAAATCCGCCCGATCCGTTTTGTCGTCATATTTTCGTGTCGGACTCGAATAAGCGTAATATGAAGTGCCTTGCATGTCAAAATAAAAAATCAGTTGAGAGGTGCACCAAGAACGCCCTCACGAACTGCATGTACTGCGGCATGCACATGCGCACCCGACGCGTGCGGTCGTGGGTGACGGCAGGAACGCTTCGCGGAATCACAAAGTTTCAGGCGGTCGTGCGCGGCGGGAACGTCAGGGCGTACAACGAACTCGCGGGTCCCGGCGCCATTGACCGGCGCGAGTGCCACAACGATTCCGACGTCGTCACCTGCGAAGACAAGAAGGACGTCCACCCCTCCAACTACTTTTCGGTCGAGGAGGATGGCAAGATCTGGTGGTTCGACCAGCGCACAATCTTTCAGTGGTCCCAGAAGGATCTTGAAGTGCAAAACCCCTACACGCGCACACCCTTTTCCAAAGAAGATACGTGCCGTCTCCGCAGGATTGTGCGGTGCCGCAAAAGACTCCGTAAACCCCTCTACCACGAGGGGCAACCCGCGCTGGTCACGACTGCAGATATCCGCGACAACCGATGGTTGCGCATCTGCCAAGTCCTTCGCGAATTTGATTTCCCGCTACACCACGAGCACTTTATTTCCCTTTCGTACCCCGCCCTCGTCCTGCTTATAAATTCAATCATCCAGGACACGCGCTACTGGACCGACGCACACATGCAAAAGTATCACACCATTCTGCGCAACCTCCGCAACATCATGCACACCTACAACACCGAAAAGCACCTGAGTCTCGACATTGCCACCGTTCTGCTCTCCGTGCTCGTCGAGATGTGGGACTCGTGCGAGTTTGCCACCTACATCAACACTGCATACCACTGCGCCTACAACTACAACCTATAATCTACATTCTTATGTTCTATATCGCTATACCCAGGTCTCTGTTTCATGAGACTCGGTATGACGACGAACCAGTTGTCCCGCTGCTGTAACCTCTTCCAGTACTGATCGAGAGCATATTGATTTCCGTCACTCAAGCTCTCAAGTAGGTCTCTCGATTCCCGAAAGTTTGAAAGCAGCGTCTCGTAATACGACGAGTTCACGAGGTATGCAGCAGTGGTCTGTGCGGTTATCAGTTTGAGAGACCCTATATACCACCGCGCACACGCCGAACTCAGCATAATTGTGTCGTACGCGCCTGCTGCAAGGCGCTCGAGGGTCGCGTACGCTTCCTCGAAATTTTCAGAGATCCACATGGCGTCGTCTTCCACGACGAGGACATTCTTCCACCCTGCTGCTTTCGCCATTTCTATGACCGCAATGTGACTCGCGGTGCACCCCAGCGCCCCGTTCTCGCGCTGTATCGCACTGAATCGCGTGACCTTTTCCGGGGGGAAGTGCGGCGCCAGTTCGGCAAGGATCTGATCCCACCGGTCAGTTCGGTGATCTAAATTTATGTAGACCACGTGGTCCACGAACCCAAATTTGCTCTCTGGCATTTCCTTCTTTTTGCACATTCCTCGTAGATAGATTTTGGAGATTTTGGGGGTCTAAAACGGATGCAACCCTTTTTCAGAATGGCCTGTCCGTCATCCAGAGTGAGTTTCAGATTAAGGATTCAAATTCAAAAGTCTGCCCCCCTGCTGGGAGGAGGGGGGGGTACCCTCAGAAAACAGAAAAATTCGGCATACCCCCCCTCAAATTTTGACTCAAAATGCACTTTGCAAACTTTTTTTCGACCTCAACTTTTCAAGATAAATGGCCATTTATCATTTCAATATCTTTTGCCGTTTGTTAAATACCCCCTTTTGCCCAAAAAATTCAGGGGGGGGGTATGGTCCAGAATGCAACGTCTTGGTTGGGGCGGTATCGCCTCGGTCAAGATGCACTGTCATAGTATACTTAGAAAGGTTATTTAGCGACGGATCAAGTTCGACTGCGCAAGACTTGCGGCGCCGTACGCGTCTCCATTCAGTATAGCAGTGGACAGTCGAAAGGGGTTTTTCTTCTGTGTGTCTGCATACGTCGCATCCGACTGCCCTTGCGCGACCAATTTGATGTTTCGGGTAACCATGCTCGAGTCGGCAACGCGACCTCCTTTCTTGGACGACCCGAGACCCACTGCAAAACTGCTCATTGCTTCTCTGCAACAAATAAAATCGCACTCAAACCTATTTACGTCGTCGCGCGATGTACTATACACAACCGCGTTAGAATGCCCGCTACTGTTTCTCACTCTGTATCAAACATGAGCGCCGCTGCCGAGACCGTCAAGGAGATCAAGAAGTCGACGAAGAAGTCCGCCGCCGCCCCGGCGGTTGCCGCCCCCGCCGTCGCGGCGCCTGCCGCTGCCGCCCCCGCTCCCAAGGCGAAGAAGGAGAAGGCGGTCGCTGCCAAGACGGAGGTGACGGTCCCCGTGGTCGCCGCTGCTCCTGCGCCTGCTGCCGACGCTGCTGCGGCGCCCGCTTCGGGTGCTGCCCCGACGCTGCTCGAGGTTGTTGAGAACATCCGCCAGATCCGCGCCCGCGTGTCTGCCGACCTCAAGCAGGCGATCACGGACGCCCTCAACGCTGCCAAGACGGCGGCGCGCGAGGTCAAGGATGCCCGCCGCAAGCGCCGCGTCAAGAAGGACGTCGCGGACATGACGCCCGAGGAGAAGGCGGCGCACGAACTCCGCCGCTCGAAGAACGCCTTCCTCAAGCCGCGCGCGCTCTCCGCGGAGTTGTGCACGTTCATGAGTCTCCCGGCGGGTTCTCAGCGCTCGCAGACGGAGGTCACGAAGTTCGTGTCGACGTACGTGAAGTCGAACAACTGCTTCGACCCCTCGAACAAGCGCCGCATCATCCCGGACGGCGTCCTGTCGCGCCTGCTCAAGGTGACGGACAAGGACACGGTCACGTACCTCAACCTCCAGTCGTACCTGAAGGCGCACTTCCCGAAGGCGCCGGCGGCGTAGAGCGAGCAGTCTATGAAACTTAAAAACTAAATAAAAAACAGACCCAGCGCCAATTCGGCGTTGGGTCTTTTTTTTGGTCTACAAGAACTGGCGTTTGTGGTCGTGATATGCGATTGCGGTCTTACCTTCATCGATAATATCTGTGTACAGTGGAAAAGATAAACGAATCACTCCTTTAAGACAATTGCCGACACATACGTCTTCTGCAGAAGAATAATGGATATCCATGTCTCGAAGTAGTCCAATCGCGTTGCGCGACACGTAATAGAGAGGACCTGCCGCATAGAGTTCTCTGTATTTCAAGTGGCATATAGAACCCGCATAGTCGCAGTCTAATGTTTTCAATGAATCGAACAGTTTATCGAGGTCGACAAACATGTCGTCGTCGATCTTGAAGACGAAATCCGGGTCGAAACGCTCCTTTACGAATCGGAACCCTGCTTTGATTTTCTTTGGAAGTCCGGCATAATCGTCGGGGCATTTCAGTGTGACAATATGCGTTTCTTCGTTGTATATAGATTCCTCGTCTTGGTCAGGATTCCCGTTCAGAATTACATACGGGCGGGTCGATGGAATCGTGGAGACCCACTGCAGTTTCGATATCGTTTTCGAGTTTCGGTGACTGCAAATCATCAGCATTCACTGTATCTATTATGAAAACTCCGGGAAAGTAATACCCGGAAATATCGTATTGCGGGTTGTTGAACCATTTTCCGGGCATGCAAATGGGTCTGTCGGGATTCAAGTACGCCCCCCACCACGAAAACGACGAGTTTGCGCAAATACCTGCTCGGCATTTCGACATCAGCACAAGCGATTCAATTTCAGGCGCGTCGATAAATTCGTGGTCTACATCCTCAAGGAACCCCCGCGACGAAGCGTAGTCCTTGTCGTTCGTAAACACGGAGAACTTTTCCATACCTCGCTCCTTCATTATGGCGATACACCTGCGGTAATACGGTTCAAGTTTCACGTCGTGTAAAAAATGATTGACGTAATCGCCGCCCCGAATATGGATGAAGCATGTATCACGAACCTTTGAATCGTCGACCTCGGGAAAGGTTAGCATCTGTCTGAAAAATCGCGGAATGTACCGATGTTTCTGGTAATAACCGTATACGAGCAAGACGTTGCATCTATCTTTCCAATATCCAACCATTTCTTCAACGTTCGTAACTTCTTGTAATTCCTCAGGTTCGCGCATCACAAATGTCTTGGACCCCTCGGTTGACACCAGTGTTGTGAATTTTGAAAAAATTGTCAAGAAATAGTCTACGTTTGAGTGGGGGGACAACGCGCAGTGGTTCTTTGTAAGTCTATACTCTAGTCCGCAATTTTGCGCAAACTTGACTGCTGCTGCCACCTGAAACAACCAGTTTCCGAGACCGCCCATGAGGTGCGGAACGATTATGGCTGGCATTTTATAGCATCTGAAATATACGAGTAAATGTCTACTGCTTATGTCATCAATTTGGATGAGAGAACGGATCGTTGGAGTAACGTCCAGCAGGATTGGAAGGATGTGTTTACCCTCGTCCGGGTCCCCGCTGTCCGTGAAAGTCCTGGGTGGAAGGGATGTGCTCTCTCGCACATCAAGGTTGTTGAAGACGCCCGTGCGCGGGGTGAACCGTGGGTTCTCGCGTGGGAAGACGATTGCACTCCGCGAAACCGTCACCCGCGCGCCATTCTAGAACTATGGCACGAGATTATGCACAAACTCTCGTTACATTCCGACAAGTGGGACGTGGTACTGGGCGCGACATCTAGAGCGCGCAACGGCACAACGTTCAATCAACCCCTTTCCACACATCATGTGAAACTCCACGACTTGCCACATGGATTCACCACCCATTGGACGCTGTGGAACGTCCACAACACATACGACCGACTCATGCAATACAAGGCGAGTCTTTCTGAACAAATTGATGTGTTCATGTTCAAGACGTTTCGTGTCAAAGTCGTGACTCCGTTCATGGCAGAACAGCGCGAGAGTTATAGCGATATTGAAGGATACAACGCTGATTATTCAGGATGGTTCGACGGCGCCGAAAAAGAGATAACTGCAAGGACGTCGTCGTCGTTGTCTGATATTTTGCAGTGGGGGAGACTTGCGGGTGTTCAGGCGCCTAAATTTATGGCGCGATGAATATTGGTTCCCAAGTCCGCATACTTTAACGCCTCGCGGTAGTTGTGCTCGATTGTATCTGCGCAGTCTTCGTATTTCGGGAGAAAGTTGTGCACTTTGTAGACAAACTCATCCACGTCTAGAGTTTCCAGAAGAATCCATCCCCGCGTATCAAAGTAATCTGCGATGTTTGAGCAACCGTAATAAATGGGGATAGTTTTCGTTACCAGACAATCGAGCAGTTTTTCGGTAAAGTAGTACTTTTGCCGTGAATTTTCAATCGCAATCGAGAACTGGTAGTCTAGAAAGATTACGGACTTGTCTTCGTGGACCATCGGATTGTCGCCATAGACAGGCATTGGTTTTCCTGCGGATGAGCGAAACCAGGTTATCGGAAACGGTATGCGCAACTGGTTGCTGTACAGGAACTTTCGGTACGCGTGTGCCGGCGTCATGTCCTTGGACCCGGTTAAGCACGAGATATTATTCTTCTTTCGCGTTATGTCTGTGGATTCGTATATGTGTGCTGGAATCAAAGTGGTCCCGTACAGAAAGAGTCTTGCGTTTGGGCACTGTGTGAGCAGTTCCTCGTCATGCGTCAACAGCATGTCGTAATTCTGGTGTATTTTAAGAAACTTTGCACGGGTGTGAAGAATTGCGTCAGGTTCCATTGCGACACCGATAAAGAGCAGACCTGGAAGGTTTAATCTCGGAAGCGAGGGGTAATCAATTGCAAGGTAGATGTTTCTGTCTGTGTGTGGAAGTTTTTCAGGAGGAAACCACAGAACGTTGGTCGCGTAGGGCATTTAACGATTGTATTGTGTATGAATAATAATTGGAAAATGCCAACGAGAAACGTTGTAGTCTCCGGGTACTTCAAGATTCCTAGCAAACAGACTCACGAATGGTACCTCCCGCATCTAGTCCGTTTCTTTCGAGGAATTACCGCGAATACTGTATTTTTTACAACGCCTGATGTGATTGCAGATATTCAGAAGTATACACCGACGGATCACGTCAAGATTGTGTATATGCCATTTGACGAATGTCATGCGCTTGGATCCGAGTACGGTCGAAACTTCTGGGAGCGGCAGTATTCGCGAGATACAGAGAAGTATCACTTTCCTGAATTGGGGGTTATATGGTACGAGAAACGGGAATTTGTTCGGAAGGCGATGGATATCGTACCAGACGCAGACGTCTACATTTGGTGCGACGCGGGTTGTGTGCGCGAGGATATGGCGGAGAAATGCTTCAAGTTTTTTGGGCACCGCGAGTTGATACATACAAACGACGGACGTATCCATTTGCAGCAGGTGCACCCTTCGATTGATTTTAAATTTTATGTTTACCCCAACTGCTTTTTGGCGTGTGCAATCATATGCGGCAACAAAGAGGCGTGGAACTCGTACCGCGCAGTCTACGATGATACTCTGAAAAATTATGACAAACGCGAAATTTCGGGAATATCCGACCAATATGTAACGCAATCGTGCGTATACACAACACCGGAACTCTTTGCCCTTCATCCCGAGGAAACATATGGAGACCAGTGGTTCAAATTTATCAACCTGCTGTAGTTTACGGATTGGGTCGTTTCTATAGAAAATGCAGCATCTTATTCTGTATAAATGTCCATTTCCTAAACGACGCGTGGGAAAACCGAATGACGGGGGATACATTATTGCCGAACTTCCAGGAACGTACGACTTGCTTTTGGCAGGCGGTGTATCGGATGATATATCCTTCGAAACGCACTTTCTTGACAATCATCCCGGACTTGAGTGCTACGCTTTCGACGGTACTGTCAAGTCTCTCCCTCAGCAGACTTCTCGGATTACGCTTGTAAACAAGAATCTAGCGTCCGAAAATTCAGAGACGACAACAAATATGCGGGAATATATGCTGGATAAGCAGAACATTTTCATGAAGATGGACATTGAAGGTCACGAGTTCCGCGTGCTCCCGACTTTGTTCGAAGACAACCGTATTCAATCGATCAAGCAACTCGTGGTGGAAATTCACAGTCCTGCGGATATCCAGATGTTTCCGGATTATTTTAAGGGTCTGTCCGATATCAAAAATCCACACATGTTCCGGTTATTTGAGAACCTCAACAAAACACATACATTGGTGCATTTTCACGCCAACAATGCATGTAAAATGAATGTTGTAGATGGAATCAAACTACCCCATGTGTTTGAACTTACCTATATCCGGAATGAGTTTGCGCCTGAAAAGATTCAGAACACACACCCACTGCCGACGTCACTAGACATGCGGAACAAGTCATGGGAACCCGACTACGAACTCCGAGGGTTCCCGTATTCTACAGAGATTTCACCCTGAGCAGTAGATGTCCAGTAAGTGTCGAACACACACATTCCATGAAAAGTTTGCGAGAGCATATTCCCGAATATCTGCTCTGGACGCAACAGACGCCCCTCTGTTCTCTTTCAATTTCTGTGCCACGTAGTCCAAGTCATCCAGTTTGTCGTCCGGAATGACAGTCACCCAAGGTTTGGACCTGTCCAGATTTGCAGCAGCAACGTTGCTCACAACAACGCCGAGACCGCAAATGAGCGCCTCGCAAACGACGAGGGGATGCGCCTCACCATCACTAAGCAGCGCAAGGTTTGCATAGTCCGTCATCGTGTCGTACAATTTTGGTTTTGTCCATTCTCCAAGGTACCTTGGACTTGATGTAGAAAACTTTGGACATATGACGTTCCCGGCGAAATGAATGGACGGAATGTATTGGTACTTGTACTGCTTCTTTCGCTCCTCGATCTTTCCAAGATAGAGTGTTGTGTCTGGATACTTACATGTTTCCGAATACCGAAACACCGCATCACTTGCGCCATTGGGAGTCAAAAGTACGCGCGAAGGATTGCACCCTGCTGTTATGTAGCGCTGTCGTATACCCTCCGAAAGAGCACAGATCGTGAACCTGCCGTTGACAAACCCTTTAAAAATATTATGCTGGTAGTGCTGATAATCTTTGAATGTAGGGTGCTCTAGGTAACCGTAGTGCGATGTTGCAAACTTTTTGGGGCATCGTATGTGATCCATAATATAGTAAAAATCGTCGTACTGCAAGTGAACTACATCTGGGGTCAATGCATTCACCTGCTTTACGATATCGTCGGGATTTGGAGTGTTGACTATATGCACGTCGACTCCCATAGTTTTGAGCGTTTCCGAAATGTCCCAGATAAGACTTTCCACCGCACCCCATCCTTTCGGCGGAATTGGCATGATTCCAGGACCAATGATGACAACACGCATTTAGATATAATTGTACAGTGAACTCTAAATGAAAGAGAGATTTGCAGTTATTGTAACCGGTCAACTACGCTCATTTTTTCGGTCTGACGTCCAACCGCAATTTATAAATTTTATTGAGCGTATGAAAGGTAAGTACGATACGCATATATTTTTCATAATTAATGATGAACACATGCCAAACGTAACATTTGAATATGGATGTCCGCACACAGTTGTCCATTCATACATTAAAAGTGCAGAACGCTCGCATGCTATGTTTTCCGATATTAAAAAAACTGAAGCGTATAAACGTATTATAGAAGTGCATAATAACAGCGGTGATTTACAGCACGAGATACCAAGTGTCGATAAAAATTTTTTGAATCAATCGTTGTTACAAGTAAGTCAGATTCAACTAGGTCTTGACAAAATAAGGGAATGCGAAGAGCATACATCAACTACATTTGATTACATAATGCGTACCCGGTTCGATGCAATATATCCAGACGGGTTTTTGCCGTACGGATACAGTGCTAAACACACATTTTCGGAGTATTACTTTCAACATAGTCTGAGTCAAAGATCACTTTATGAAAACTATTGCAAAAGGTATAACCTAGACCCTTCAAAGTATCATGTTCAGGGGGTTTCCGACGACGGCATGCATAGACTGCGCGTTCATAACTATTTGCGCAATATAAACTTCGGCGCAGATTATTTTTTACATAGGAACATACCGTCTGCTTCAGAATTGAATAATACAGTGTGGATGTATAACGATCATATCTTGTTTGCTCGGCGAGATGTGTTTATGAACTTCAATGACTGGGTTTCAATGTTTCAGATAGATTTTACAGACATATGTGAAAAGAACAATATAAGACATACAATAGCACTTGAAGCGCAAATTATTGCATTTTTTCTTTCGAAGAATATACCGTTTGTAATGTATTTGGACGACAGTTGGGCGCTAACGCGCTAGCGCGTTAGCGCGTTTATTTTTCTATAACCCGGTGTTCCTTAATGTAAATTGGAACTATGTTGCGGACATCATAATTTACATAATAATGAAAAAACTTAAACGCTTCGGCAATTGGTTCCCAAAATATATTAGAGTCGTTCAATAACTGTTGATTTGCCATTATTTCATCTTCAATACAACTCGATGTAAATTGACTCTTCAGAAACGAAGGTCCAAAAATGAAAAATATATCTGGAAACCGCGGATGGTGATTCATGCAATAAAATTTAGATGAGTCTAGGGTAGACAGGTCTGGAAAGTGTTCAATAACCATATCATACCTACATAGAGCAATTAAGTCGTACTTCTCTGTTTCTGGTATCAAGCGTATTGCCGATTCAATACTATAAAGTTGAGATAAAAAAGTAGACATATTTTTTGAACTATGTTCCCAGTGTTGTGTATTTTGGAACTTTTGTGTTATTAGTGTCTTTACATCTTCGCGCAATTTGAACGTTTTAGATTCTTCAACGAGTATGCGTTTAGGATTATAATTTCCGCGTATAATCTCCTCTGAGTTTGGAGGACAGTATCCGTTGGTATGTGAATGTGTAGCGACACTATATTTTCCATCGCTGCTAAACCACATATGAGCATAGACGTCGGTGTCGTATTTATCAAGTATCCATTTACGATGAGATTCAAACACTTCTCCTGTTTGAACATACCTCGGTTGTCCGAACAGCACTAGTGCAACTTTCATTATTTTATGTTTACGTTTGCTTTCACCTAAATGTATTGCATATCCAATCCCACACTCTGCGCTTTGTCTCTATATCTTTTATAGCATACATGGTGCCTATAACCAATGAAAACGTTACACAACGTAAGTTTTCAATAGATATATTCCTTTTTTGAAGGTGTTCTATAAAATACCCCAAAAGAGCATCTTTATTTTTAGGAAATTCTTCGTTATTCAAAACACAATCGTAACCTAAAAAAGACTGATAGAGTTTTCCATAATCATATAGGGTATCCCCGTTTGTAGTTAGAATTCCGTCGACAACGCCTTTCATGTCAATTACCTTTATCGTATTCGTAGAGTACTCTTCAATCATATTGCTAAACCATAAGTCTCCGTGAATAAACGAAACTATATTAACATCATTTAAAAGGTATGTCTCTAGACCTTCCAAGCATTGGGTTTGCACCTGGTGCGCATTTTCAAAAGGGTAATCTTCTGTATTTTGAAAACGTAATTTTAGTTTATCTATATAGTTTCTGCGTACATTATCCATTGTGATGTTTATTTTATCTCTTCTATTGTGCAAAAGGTCTATGAAATCAAATATTTTATAGATTCTTTCATTTGAAAGAAGACCTTCTTTATATAGAGTATACAAAGGAACACCCACAACGTATTTGGTTCGTAAGCATCCTTCGGTGTAATCGATGAAGTCGGTAAAGTAAGTAGATATATTCGAGTTTTTCGGAATAGATTGGTAATAATACACTTCCCCTCTCATAAAACTATGCACTCCGTGTTTTGTAACAATGCTACCGGTTGCGGTTATTGTATTGTGTTTGTTTGGTAAAAGCGAGTTCATTGGGATTGAAGGGATAACCGGGTTAACATATCCTAGAGTCGAAACATCCTGTATATATGGATTAACCGCGCGGTCGTCAATATATATGTCTGCATACGGTTTTCCAAAAATGATTTCGTCGTATGGTATTTTAAAATTCTCCAATGTGTCGAATGTAATCCTACCAATGTCGCGACATACTGCTCCCACATTATGCGCGTGTGTCTTCATACGGCGAGCAGTGTGAATAATTATAATGTGCCCCTCGGACTTCATTTTCCGTGCAAGATTAATCATAGGTTCAATCGGATGAACGCTGGTGTAATCACCCGCAGTCTGTGGATATGTGACCAACGTATTGTCTAGGTCAAAACACACTCTCAATCGTGGTGGAGGGATAGAATGCCACGATGCTCTTACTTCGTCTAAAGAACCTATGCGCTTAATTTCACCTGGGAACTCGATTCCGTAAACCGCCTCATTATTGTCTATCATCGAGGCGAATATCAAAGACATGTAAGGGGCGTTTTTAGCAGGTCCAGACAATATGTTTGTAGCGAATGACCTAAACTGACGTATTGCTTTGAACCCATAGATTCCGCAACAAAACATATCTGAAATTCTATGTTTTTCCTTGAAGGATGTTACCTTTGAAGTCGGATCGATAGTCAGAAAACTGAATTCTTCGGATGTAGACGTATCGCGAGCATACCCTAAAAATGCATGGTTCTTTTCATCAAATAACCCGGTTGGAAAGTTATAAACAACATCGTTGTCAAGAAACACAACATTCTCGTTATTGTCTGGGAACTCTCTGGTTCCGAGGAATGCAGATTCTAAAGGACCCCTGGTAAAATACGGAAGATAGTTGAAGGTACACGTTTTTGTCTTGAATTCGTTGATGATAATCTGTTCAAAATTGTACTTGCGAAGATGAGGAGCAACTACGAAATGAAGAGTATCTACGGGAATGGACGCGAGTGCATATGATATAGCAGGTTTTCCATAGATCATGTTCAACGGACGCGGAAGAGAATAGCCCTCGGAGTCCTGTGTTTTAAATCCTCCGCAAAGTATTACGATTTTCATTACACTAATAGATTTAGATGATGTAAATCTCTACGAATAAATGAATGTCATCATCCCTCTTTGTGGGAAAGGACAGCGTTTCGTAGATGAAGGATATACTCTTCCGAAACCACGGATACCCGTCTTCGATAAACCTATACTTCAGTACGCCATAGACAGTTTCAAGGGATGTAAACTTTACATTTTTACAAACATCGAGAGCGTTTACCAAGAGGAGATACAAACTGCAAACCCACACGTAACTATTGTAACAATCGACCGACAAACCCTGGGTGCTGCAGATACAGTATATGCCGGTCTACAGAAATCGAATATATGTGGAAAATGCCTTCTGGTAGACGGCGATGCATTCTATACAGGGGACATCGTAAGCAGACTTGAACGTGTAGATGCAAACGCTGTTGTCTCCTTCCGAACGGACGGTGAATTGCCGGTCTATTCTTACGTGGAGACCGATGAAAACATGAAGGTACTTAGAATACGAGAAAAAGAAAAAATCAGTAATCTAGCCAACACGGGGGCGTATTTTTTCAGGGACTCGGAACAACTTAAAGGTTACTGCAAGCGCGTAGTTGACGATAAGATATTCTTTAGAGGAGAACCTTACATTTCCTGTGTAATTCAGTGCATGCTGGACGACCATGAAGTGTTCGAGTGCATAGACATATCTAAAGATAGCATCGTCAGTCTTGGAACACCTAAGCAAGTGAGAGAATACACACAACGTACCCGCGCGTGGTTGTTTGACCTTGACGGAACTCTTGTAAAGACGGACGATATATACTTTTTAGTATGGAAAGATATTTTGAAAGAGTTTGGTCTTCATCTTACCCCGGATATATACAGCACGTATATATATTCGAATAACGACGATGTAGTCATTAAAACCCTTCTTCAAAATACCGAGTACGATACTTCGAAAATAAGTCAGACGAAGAACGAAATGTTCGAACGGCACATATCCAAAATAAAGATGATTGAGGGTGCATCTGACTTTATTATATCTAGAAAACGCACAGGGGATAAGGTTGCGATTGTCACAAATTGTAACCGCTCCACTGCTGAAAGTATTCTAAAAGAAATGGGTGTTTATTCATATATAGACGTTGTAATTGTAGGCAGTGAATGCAAACGCCCAAAACCGCATCCGGATCCATATGAAGAAGCGATACGTTTCTTCAATATACCGAATAACCAGTGCATCGTTATTGAGGATTCTAAAAATGGAATTTTGAGCGGAAAGTCTGTATGTCCACAGTCTATTATAGGGATTGGAGATAGAACCATGCACGATAGTCTGCGCACATATGGCGCTACGTGCACATTTTCCGATTTCAGGGATATTGATGTCGACAGTTTGGACAATGGCGACGTATCGGGTACAGTTATTCGCGAATGTTTGCGGATTATGTTTCCAGACCAATGTGTAGAGATTTCAAATGTAAAACTCAAAGGTGGGTTTATCTCGGATGTTATTGGTGTCGTTGTTAACGGATGTAGAATGATATTCAAAATAGAAAATTCAAACGATACTCCTATGAATCAGATGGCGAATAATTTAGATCTGTACGAGAGAGAGTATTTGTTTTATCACTCGTTTTCAAAGTTAGTGCCTATCAAGGTTCCGCAATTTTATGGAAAGGTATATGACTCAGAATACCGTTGCATAGGTATTCTCCTGGAAGACCTTCGGAAAGATAATTACATACTGAATATCGATTTGAACACGGCGCCAGTAGAGGCGTCTTTATCGGTTGTAGACTCTATAGCGCGTCTTCATGCCAAGTTTTGGAATAAGAATCTAGTTTCCAAGTTTAGTGGGTTAAGGCGAAACAATACACAACGGTTTGATTGGTCGAAATTTGTTAAAGACCGCGCATCCGCGTTCAAAGACAAATGGGTAAATACACTGTCAATGGGCGATATGTCTATAGTAGACAGAATAGTATCCCAGTTTTCTGATATCCAACACGATTTGAGTCGTGGTGATCATCTGACCCTTTGTCATGGCGATGTAAAGTCTCCGAATATTTTCTACAACACCGGAACTGGAGATTATGAACCGTACTTTCTAGATTGGCAATACATCGTCGAAGGTAAAGGCGTGCAGGATTTGGTGTTTTTTATGATTGAAAGTTTTTCAGTCGAAACCCTAGAATTATATTTTCCAATACTGAAGAATTACTATTATGCAAAACTAAGAGAGCATGGGGTAAAGAACTACTCGTATGCCGAATATTCTGCAGACTTACAATCTGCTGCATGTTATTTCCCCTTTTTTGTAGCAATGTGGTTTGGGACTACACCCGAGGACGATCTTATAGATAGAAACTTTCCCTTCTTTTTCATTCAAAAACTATTTAGTTTCTACAAGTTTGGAGGTATTTACCAATTAAATTAACGATTAAATATAAATGCGGATTCTTTTCAACTGTATCGTAAGCAGAAACAATGAACTTGTTGAAGATATGATTACAAACATACAAAAATTTGTTAAAGATCCACTAATCGTATTTCACGTACATCCAATAAAGTTCCCATCGTTTGACAAATCGGTTATAAATAGGTATAAAAACGTGTTTGTTAACAGTGAGCAACTTAATTTGGACGATCATAACGCTAATATTAATTTGAACACACATAGACCATTTATTCACGCATTTCTGTCAAATTTTAAGTATATAACAAATAATTGTAAGGAGGAGTTTGATTATCATATAATTTTTTATGAAAAAATGATGTTCTGTAGACATGGCATTGAAGAATATATCAAAAACTACGATGGGTGTTTTTACTATTGTCGTGCTGTAGAATGTATACCAAATGTCGCTAAATATTTTCAAAAAGGATTACTAAAGAATTTATCTGAAGGTCTAACAAGTAATTTTGAAATTACTAAGAAAATGTTCGATTACTATTGTTCAAACGAGGAACTTTATAATTACAACGGTTGGGCGGGAGAAGAAGTAATTGTTTCGTCATTTTTATTCAACAATTGTAATACTCCAGGTATGCCTCCGGTAATTGTGCAACCCAAGTGCTGTGCAACAATTTCAGATGCAGTTGAAATTATCGAACAAACCAAGTACGAGATAGATGCTCTGTCTATAGGAAAAAGAAAAACAAGTGAAATATTTATAATCCACCGCGTAGATTCGGATCTTGAAAACCCACTTCGCGTATTCATTCGATCATTGTAGAACCCTATCTAAAAAGGTAACATGCTTGCATATATTTTGTAGTTCGTTAATAATTTCTTCTTTATACGGACAATCGCATACGATGATTGTGGCAGTATCAAAATCTATTGAGGACGGAGAGTATACGAGTTTGTCGGTTCCGTATAGTTTTTTTCCATGTCTTTCTACATTATTGTCCAAAAACCCCAAGATATTTTCCTTTTTATTTAGAAAATAATACAAAAATTGACCATAAATCCCGGAAGGAGCAATATAACAATTCTTTGGAACATCCAGCGTTTTAATGCAATCGAGGTTTTTAACATAAATTTCTTTGTACAACTGTATATCGGTCGAAGGCATTTTAGGTTTATCTGAAATAGTGTCTGCTAAACTAAACTGGAACATATTGGATTTAAAATTGCCATTGTAAAATATATGTTTTTTACACGTATAGTTGAATAAAGAAAACATATATATAATGTAATCGTAACCGCAATAATAAATGTGCTGAGAATGAATTAAAAGTGAAGATTTGTCTTCCAATAATTTCTCAAAATTTGGAATCGATATAAATATTTCCGAAACCTTTGCCTTTTGTAAATTTTCAATGCATGCAAGTGGAGAATACAAATGTTCAAATACATGCGAAGCGATCACGGCATTGTAACCTTCAAAATTAAACGTTTCCCAATTACCATCTATAAATTTTATTTGAGATGGTAATTCGGAATCTTTAAACATATCGAGTGTCGAATAAGAGATTTCCTTTTTTGATAAAATTTTATATAAATCACCCTTGTTTGCTCCTATTTCTAAGAACGTAGACGCACTTGAATTCTCGAGAATAAACTCTGCAAAATGTAGATGGTGATCTTTCCACGACGGACTAAAATGTGAATTCATGTATACATCTGAATACAAAATAGACGGATCAATCAAATTTTGTAATTGTAGACAATTGCATTGTTTGCAAACTATAATATTAAAATCGTAATATTGTTCGACTAAAGAATCGTTAGATACCGCCATGATTGGAAACTTTGGAAACGAATTTATTGTTTCGAATTCTGTATGGTTGCATACAATACATGACGTCCTATACATATTATACTATGAAACTATACAAGTATGTAAGTTTAACGAATCAAAATTGTACAGTCTTCATTTTCTTCAATCAGAGTTTTAGTGAACCGGTAAAGACCGTTCTTACCCGATGTCCAATCGGAAGGCCAATCAAAATAATCTATTGGCACATTGTTGATCCGCAGATAGATACCTAAAAACAATTCTCCATTCTGAAAATGTATATCATTCTTGCAGTGTTGTACCCATAACTTCGGAGCAGTCTCGTAGAATCCTGTAATTGTGTCGATAAGATACGAAGGACCTGCAATGATTTGGTCGCATATTTTCCAGTAATCCCACAATCGAGCCTTTACAGTGGTGAGGCGTTCTGGGAACTGCACTGGTCGCATGAGATTGAAATCTAGACGTGTGAGAATAACATTATCGTACTTAAATCCGCGCTCATCTTCATATTTCTTTTTTAGTTCTATAACTCGCTTACGACTATACGTTTGACTCCTTGCAATATTGTACCCCCACGGATTTGCCGATTCAAGAGTATAATTTTCTTTTTGAAGGATAGATATCACTTTATCCATATTTTCATCTATATGTGAAATCTGCTCCTCTATAAGAGTACTTACCGGTTTAAAAATATCAAAAAGTATTTGGGGGGGTGTTGTGTGTATTCCCTTGTTCTTATGAAAATCAAGCATGTCCTTCCTATCCTCGTCACTGAATTTTGTCAACCAGTCGGGAGCATATCGATATCCGTGAATGAATACATCTGCATTATTTGTAGTTACCAGATTGTCAAGCAATTGTTTCCAACCCAGAGGAATTCCTCGTATTTCCCCGTAAAACAACACAGCTGTTTTCATTTACCATCTTTAGGATTAGTTTATTTAAATGATAGAGTACTATATTCTCACACATAACAACTTGTTTTGTGCAGAGTATCAAATCAAGACTATACGAAAATTCTGTAAGGATCCTTTTAAAATTGTAATGATCGACTCAAACTGCGGTCGTTATCCAGATATTACACGAAAACTCAAAACGCTCTGTGACTCGAAAAGCGTAGAACTTCTTACTATCCCAAACAACTTGGCAATGGACGGTTGTGACGGCACATTGATTCTGGGTACAAAATTAAATTACGTATACAATGTATTCGTAAAGCACCGTCAACCCAAGTATTTTGCGTTTCTTGATCAAGACATGTTCATGTTCAAACCTTTCAGCATTATTCCATTTCTAGACGAACGCGGAATGTGGGGTGACGTCGACGAACCCGACAACGCAAAAACTCCATCGCTAAATAAGACTGATATTGTAAACGGACCTTGGAAACTTCACCCATGGTTGTCGTTTTACAAGTACGATTTTGTAAAGGACTATCCTCTCGACTTCATGCCTTGCCAACTTCCAGACCGCGGAAATTTTGATACCGGTGGAAAACTCTGGGAGACATTCGTGTCTAAACTCCCGCTGAATAAGCGCGATTATTGGTTGAGAGAGAACATTCGGATGCTATTTCCGTTTGAAGAGGTATCAAACGCCGGACCCAAACCGTACGAGACGCACTATTTCATGCTGAATGGTAAAAAAGTGTACGGTCAAGTGCAGATCAACAATGGGTTTATTCACATGTTGAACAGTCCTAACGACATACTTCATCCAAAAGTAGCGTTCGTGAAGGGATTTTTGGAGGCGTGTCTAAACGGATAGTTTTTTCAACGCCTCTTTGGTGTCCTCGAGTTTCTGAAGAAGTGTCATCGACTTTGACGACAAACGTTCAATGTAGGTGATAAATTACCGTCTACATTGAATCTCGGTTAAGAGACTCTTTACAATTTAATTTTTAGTGAAAACTAGGATTAATTCAAACCTAAACTACTTAGTTCGAGTACGCCAAACCTCCCATGCCGCTCATCACGCGAAGGACGTTGTAGTTGACGGCGTAGATGCGGACCTTGGCCGTGCGCTGCGAGCGGACCGTGTTGACCGAGAGCGTCAGGTTGAGCGTGGCCTTGTCGATACGCGAGAAGTTGCACGTGCCGCTGGGTTGGTGCTCCTCGGGCTTGAGCGCGAAGGAGTACACGTTGATACCCGTCGACGGCGTGCGGGTGTGGTGCTGCCACGGCTGCACCTTGTCGAAGTAGCGACCCTCGCGCTCGTCGAAGCGGTCCTGGCCGTTGAGCTGGATCTTGGCGACCTCGACGGGGTTCTTGCCCTCGCACTTGACGTTCGAGGCGAGGATGACCTTGGCAAGGAGGTAGTTGGTCGTGCCCTCGAAGAAGGAGTCATCCTGCGGGACACCGCTGCTGTCGTAGATCTCCGAACCCGTCGAAAGACCGGCGCCCGACGCGGCGCCGAGACCCGGGAGGTACGCGGCGGGGTAGTTGGCAACACCGCCTGCCGCGCCAGACGGGGCGCCTGCACCTGCGGAGACGTTCCACACCGGGACACCGTTTACACTGTTCGTGTTCGTCGGACCGCTCGTGGCGAGCGCGCCGCGACCGAGGACGGCCGTGACGATGCCCTCCGTGCTCCAGTCGTCCGAGTAGTTGAAGGGCTGCTGTCCGAGCGCCTCGATAATCCAGGGCGTCGGCGGCGAGTTGCAGTCGACGAACGAGTCGCGCTGGACGACCCAGATGAGTTCCTTCGTCGGGTGGTTGAAGTTCATCTGGATCTTGTTGGAGGACGCCGTGACCGTCTCGTCGCCCGTGAACTGGAGCTGGTCAATCAGGTACTCGTGCGATTGCTGGGCGAAGCGGCGGCGCTCCTCCGTGTCGAGGTAGACATAGTCGATGTAGATCGACGCGGCAACTAGCTGGAGCTGCGAGATGCTCGTGACACCGTTGCCGAGGTTGATGCCGGCAGCGGGCTGCGTCGGCAGAACCGTGAACGACGTGGCCGCGCGGTCGGCGTAGCAACAGTTGTAGTTCTGAGAGAACTCAACGTTGATGCGCACCTCGTGGTACTGGAGCGCGATGAGCGGGATCGCGAGACCCGGGTTGCGGCAGTACCAGAACTGGAGCGGGATGTACAGCGTCTTGATGGGCGTGCCGGCGCGCGACAAGCACGAGTTCGTGGCCTCCGAGGCGGCGCACGTGGCGTCGAGGGCAACACCGCTGCCGTCCTTGAGGAGCACAAGGTCGGCGCTGTTGCCCACCATGTCGTCGAACGACACCTGCGTGCCGAGGGGCTGCGTGAGCTGCGTCCAGATCTGCATCCAGTCGCCGTACTGCTTGTCGATGCGCGAACCGCCGATCTCGATCTCCACCGTGTTGATGAGGCGGTGACCGACGTAGTTGAGCCAGCGGAAGCGGTCGCTGGGGTTGAGGAGCGAGATCTGCGGGAGCGTGACCTGGATGTACGTGCGGTACATCAGGTCGGCGTTACGCGAGATCACCGCCGTGACGCGGCGACCGAAGTCGGCCTGGCCGTTGAACGTCACCTCGATCGACTCCATGGCGAAATTCGTGTGGCGCTTGTAGAGCACCTTCCAGAACGTGATCTGGGGGTTGCCCGAGATATAAATGTCCTGCGCACCATACGAGACGAGCTGCATAAGACCACCACCCATATTTGTTTGTCATACCGCGAGACATTTTTTTCGGGGCGGGGACGACCGCGGTCGGGTGCGTTTTTTACCGGCAAAAAATAATCTCACCTATGTTGGAAATGGACGTGCTCTTCAAGTTCCCGACTGCCAACCTTCTCATCAACACATTCTTGCGATCCATCGTTGTTATTGCCGTGGCGATTCTGGGGTTCCAGTCGTCGTGGTATGCTGCGTACTGGAGCGCCGTTATTCACGATGCAATTTCTCTGGTTTTAATTCGCCCATACCTGTAATATGAGTGCCGTAAATGTCTTAACGGTACTGTCCAATATATCGGTACCCAACGAAATAACTGCGCTCGATAGTTATGAACAAGGAACGTTGCCCGTGTACTTGTTTATCGGAGACGCAAAGGGTGGACTCTATATTTATGACATCTCCCGTGGTCAAGGCGAAGTCGGGTACACGCAGCAGAAATTCACGATTTCCGGTGTGAGTCTTTCGGCACCCATTACGGGTCTTGCTGTGACAGACGAATATCTGTTTGTAAATTCTCCACAAAACTGCTTCCAACTTCCGCTGTACAAGTTCTACCCCACGACCTCGTATACGAACAATCTATCGGTCGTGAACGTTGGAAACTGTTATACGCGCGACAGTGCAAATCAAGGAGGGATTGTGGCAACGCCGGACAGCAGGATTGTGTTTGTTTCGTACGGCGCATCGTATCTGTCCAAGATCTATTCGTCGGACGCAGGCAGCGGTCTCGCAACGCAAGTTGCAGAGATACCGCGTACATACGACGCATTTATCAATGGCGTAACGCTCGACTTTCCGAATACCACGATTTACATCAGCGACTCGAAGAATGCGCGAATGTACAATTACAATTATTCGTCCGGAAGCAAGACGGTTCTGAGTAACATATACTTTGCCGGAACGAAAGGTGTTGAATTTCGAGGGAACGCGTACAGCAGTTATAACGGTACATTGGCATACGTTATAACGAACCCTTCGGGGGAGTCTGGCGTTCTGGGATTGCAAACGCAAACACAACAAAAGTACGTGATTGCCGCCCAAGGAACGCTTTGCAACACGAACGCGATTACGTACGATACATTTGGGGGTCTATACATGTCTACTATGAACCCAGACCTTTCGTACACAATTTATTTGAATCGGTATATCTATATTCCCCGCCCCGTCCCGTCTGTTGCTCCTCCGAGACAACAACAGTATGAATGCGGTCTGTTTCTTCCCGGAAGTTGCAAGAGGGCGTACGTACCCTATAATCCCCGTGAACGATTTGGATGGGGATCTCCGAATAAACCCTATCGTACCCTATCATTAAAGGATATTGAGGTGTCATGTAAGTTGTCACCTCCGTACCCGTGCCCGGACACACCTATTCGCGGTAAAAAACCGGATGATCCTACACCCCCACCCCCTCCGACTGCGGTCCGCCCGCCCAATTCGGGTGCGTCTGCGCAGGAAATCAGTCGTACGCGCAACCTTTCAACGACGCGTGTCCAAAATCTGAATCTGCAAAAATCACTGACGTTTAATGTATCTGTCGCCGCGTCGCCGGCGCTGGACTACCGCGGTCGTCTCTATGTTCTCGGAGCAAAAAATGGCAACGTATATTATTCCGACAACTATCCTGCCGCGGGCGCAAGCATACAGTCTACATATGTAGGCGGAACGTTCAACTCCAGTCCGGCGTGTTCGCTGACAGACCGTACCCTTGTATTCGGAAGTCATGAAGGCGTGCTAACCATGCTCGACGGAAACAGTCAGACGATCGTATGGCAGAAAAATCTGGGAGTTGCACTGGACTTGACGCCCTCGTACTATGGTTGCAACGTCTACCTGGGATACGGTTCAAACCTCAACGCGTTCTCGTCGAGCAATGGAAGTGTTGCGTGGAGTGCTCCGCCGCTGTCGAACGGCGATACCTACTCCTCATCTCCGAACGTGCAGATCGGGAACGTGTTCATCGGCACGCAACAAGGTAATATGTTTTCGTACAGTCTGAAAGACGGCAGTACAATTTTGCGCATTCCCGTAAACACCGGACCCATTCTGGGTTCGCCGAACTTGGGAATTGATAATCGCATATACTTTGGGTCGGGGAGCAATCTGTGCGCCATCAATCTGGACCGAACCGAACCCGCGACGGATGTTGTGACGACCACCCTATGCGGAAACATAACGACGCCAATTACGCTGGCGGTAGACAGCGCGACTCAGTTGACGCGCGCATTCTTTTCTACAGATTTGGGCGCTACAGGGTATGTGCAGATTGACACATATGTTGAGAATTATCCGCTCATGAACATTGCCTCGAATTCCATACCGGTTCTCGACGCGTCGTACGTGTACGTCGTGGGAAAAACGGGCATTGTTTGGCGCTACCAATGGAACCCTGAATTGCCAAACACTTCAAATTACGCGACGGGCGCTACGAATTTCGCACCAAGCGTAATTATCAGTGTGTCCAACGAGGTTGTGGTTGTGACCTCGAATGCAATTCTCACGCTGAGTTAGTCCTATGCCATAAGTAGCACTCGCGACAGAGGGGTTCGTAGGATTCAGCGCCGCCGATGAGAACTTGTCCGCCTTGTGCTACCTTGCGGTGACTGAAGAGTCCGGGCGTTCCGTCGCGGCAGCGGGTGCACAGAGCGGTCAGGCGCGTGACCTTGTCGGCGAGCGGTACACAGTTCAGCACTTGACCGAACGGGTTTCGGTAGAAATCGCCGTCCAGACCGACCACGACGACGTGTTTATTGAAGTTCTCGACCTCGCACCGTACAAACAGCACGAGGTCGTCGAAGAACTGCGCCTCGTCGATGACGATGAGGTTCACGCTCTTGGTTATATCGTTGGGGACTTTCATGAGGTCGGTGTTGGTGGTGTAGCAGGGCACGCGGACGCCGTCGTGGGTGACGATCTCGGGGTCGAGGGAGTAGCGGTTGTCCCTGCCTGGTTTGATGACGAGGACGCGCGCCCCGACGCTTCGGTGGCGCTTGACCGTGGAGGCGATGAAGGAGGACTTGCCGGAAAACATGGGACCCATCACGACCTCGAGACTCATTCTGCCGTGCTGCTGGTATATGCATCATCTCAGTAAAGAGCGGACGAAATCCGTTTTTCCATAAAGATTGTCTCCTGGAAAGATAATGGACCAAGGAGCGCCACCTGCGGATATTCAGACGGGCGGGGGGAGCGGCGACGCGCTTTACGGCGGCGCTGTAAAGGTGCGGCGTGGTCGGAAGCGCGTAGGGGGTAAACCTGGAGCAGGCGATGGCGAACTTAGGGCGCTGGGAAAAGCGGCGGTAGCGCCGTCTGCAAAATCGTCAAGGACGTACACGATTGTCAAGATGGTTATGACTCTGATGTTTGCTAAAGACGGAGGAGCGTACAAGATTCCTGCGGATACGTTTCAGTCGGCAAATGAAACGGGGAGCAATTGCACTGCGACGAAGAGGGCGTGGGCGTCGGCAGTCCATGCTAACTTTACTGCTCCTACAAACGAGACGGTAGACAAACTAGGAACCGCCCAGCGCGCTTTCGCGGAGTGCATGTACGGTGCCATTCTGAAAGCCAGCGGCACTGGGACCCCCGACCAGAACGAACTTGCGACGATCTTGGCGAGTGCCGAGCACAACGAGGGCGTTGAAATGGTGGACAATGCGATCAGTTTCATAATCTCTCTGAACGTCGGGTTTGCTCCGAGCAGCGCCAGCGATGAAAGCATGGCGGGCGGCGGTTTTGACTCCGACTCCGACTCCGAGTCAGACTCCGAAACGGATCAAGGCGCTCAACTGGGCGGGATGTTTCCAACGGGGAAATCAACGTCTTCGCCCGCTTCCAGTTCTGCGCCGGCGCCGGCACCTGCGGCGGCGGCAGTAGTACCCCAAGAAGTGTTGGTGCAAGTGGCGGCAGCGCCAAGTCTTCAGGGACAACTCGCAGTCGCCCAAGCGGCGCAAAATCCGCCTGCTGGTGGGGCGGGTGCTGCGGTTATTGCTGGAGAAGCGCCGAGTTCATCGTATGAACTGGCGCGGGCAGCGTTCCGTCTGTTTCTTTCTCCGTTCCGTTCGTGCTTGCGTACGCTACCCACCGCAGACTCTGTAACGCAGCGGTTGAATAGTGCGGCAGAAGCAGTCGAAAACCGGCGCGATATTCTACCGACTGCCGTCGTAGTGTCAAGTGCGGCAGCGGGGTTGCTTATGCCAGGCGCAGCAGGTGCTGCCCTTACCGGTGCAGCGAACACGATTGATGCAATAAATGCAGCACTTCCCACCGGAATTAGCGTCTTAATGGGCGCCGTAGAGAATGCGGGAGCAGCGGGGTCTTTAATGACGTCTGCAGGTAGACTGGGGACAAGTGCTGCAGGTGTATACGTGGCGTCCCGGACAGTAGGGGCGCTTACTGCGACTGGAATGAGGTGCGCGGCGGGTGCAGGGTCGATAGCGGTGGAGGGAGTCCGATATGTTGGACGTGAAACTGCAGCAGTAATTGAAGCAGCACCAGGCGCGACGGCGAGGTTCGCAGCAGCAGCACCGGGCGCGACGGCGAGGTTCGCAGCAGCAGCACCGGGCGCGACTTATGCTGCAGCTGCCGCAACTTATGCTGCAGCAGCATCAGCGTCTGCCGCAACGATGAGCGCGGGACGGCGCGCAGCAGGAGCAATCCGCTCGGCTATTGGAGGATGCGGCGGCGGAAGGGGGGAACAGATACAACAACTTGCAATCGCAAATGCGGACGCAGTGGAGGCGGTTATGGATGCGGAAGATGAAGCAGCGGCGTTGGCAGCAGCAACGACAGGAGCAGCATCTGTGCGCGCCGCGATGAGCGCTGCGGGAGGGTCAGGGGCATACGCCGAGGCGGCAGGTAATGCAATCGAAACGCGCTTGAAAGTTCTTGCGGGTAAAAAGCGCAAGCGCGGAGAGATGGAGGCAGCAGCACCAGCACCAGCACCTGCGCCAGCATCGGCAGCATCGGCAGATGCGGCGGCGGCGCCTGTGATACCGGGAGAAGGTTCGGATAGCAAGGATGAACCAGACGAAGAACCCCCCGCCGCGAATCGCCCTAGAAAGGAAGGCGGGTGCCCGATGTGCGGCTCCCACGGAGGCAGTCGCAAGAAGCGGCGCGCGAATAAAGCGAAAAAGTCGCGCAAACAGAAGAAGCGCGCGAGTTACCGTCGCAAGAGTCGCAAGACCAAGACTAAATCTCGCTCACCATCCGAGGAGATATATGCATCGCCTCCAGTTCCTGCAACCATAACTTTACCGCGTATGGAATCGTCCGGTCCTCCAGTCCGGTCTTGACGCCGCAGGATCGGCACTCGTAGATCTTGTCTTTTTCGTTCACCGTAGACAGCGACCCGCACTTGGTGCACACGCCCGTCGTGAAGGGGTCCGAAACGTCCATGAGGCGCTCCTTCGTGAACACCGCGGCGCCGTGGGAGATGAAGCAGTCGCGCTCCATCTCGCCCACGCGCAGACCGCCGTCGCGCGACCTGCCCTCGCACGGTTGGCGCGTCAGTGAGACGATCGGACCCCGACCGCGCCCGTGCATCTTGTCGATCACCATGTGCTTCAGGCGCTGGTAGTGCGTCGTCCCGATAAATATTTCCACGGGCATCATCTCGCCTGTCATGCCGTTGTACATCATCTCGTTTCCGTACGAATGAAGACCTAGGTTGCGCATGTGCGTGCGTAGGTCGTCAAGTCCGAGATGCTCGTAGGGCGTGCCGTTTCCGAGCGCGCCGAGTCGAACGCCGATCCTGCTGTACATGGTCTCCAGCAACTGCGCGATCGTCATGCGCGAGGGAATGGCGTGCGGGTTCATGATGATGTCCGGGCGCAGTCCCGACGCCGTAAAGGGCATGTCGCACTCGTCCAGAATCATGCCGCACGTTCCTTTCTGACCGGAGCGCGTCGCAAACTTGTCGCCGATCTGCGGGACCCGCTCGCTCACGACTCTGACTTTGACGAAGGGATACCCGTCAGAGTTCTTGTCCTGCCACACCCCGTCGATGCGCGCCGGTTCGGCGTTCTTGTGCGTGCTCGAGAGGTCGCGATAGAGGAACCCGTGGGGGTCGGACTTCAGGTTCACAACTTTTCCGATGACGACGTCGTTCTCCTGGACGATAGAGTGCTTTTGGGGGATGCCGTTGTCCTGCAGCGCAGAGTAGGAGGTGTTCTTGTACCCGCGCGTCGACTCCTGGCGCGGTTTCGAGAAGCGCTCCTCGCGCCCGCTCGCCACGTTGCGGTGCTCCTCGTCCTTGTACACTGTGTAGTACAGTCCTCGCATGAACCCGCGGTTCAGCGATCCGCGGTTGAGAATGACGGAGTCCTCCTGGTTGTACCCGCCGTAGCACGCGATGGCTAGAATGGCGTTGGCACCGCAGGGCATCTCCTGCATGTTGAGGATGGACATGATCTCGTTCTCTACGATCGGGCGCATCGGCGAGCAGAGGATGTAGCCGTTCTTGTCGATGCGCCTATGATAGTTCGAGGCGTACAGCGACATCGCCTGCTTCGCCATGGCGGACTGGTAGGCGTTGCGTGGCGACTGGTTGTGGTTCGAGAGTGGAATGATCGACGCCATGTGACCGAGAATCATCTGCGGGTGAATCTCGCAGTGCGTGTGCTGCGCCGTGACTTCCGATGGAAACATCGCGATGCGAATGACTTCGGACTCGCTGGAATCGACGTACTCGATGCAGCAGCGCACCCAGTTCATCCAGTCCTGCGCTTCCTCTCCCCTCGGGCGAGGCAGCAAAGCGCCGTTCACGACCCGGAAGAGGGGGCGCACGAGACGACCCGCGTCGGTTTCCACGATGATGCGCTTGTCGAGAATGTTCCATGCGATCGACACTTGGGGGTGGATGCGCGCGGAATACTTTGCTGCCTTCAGCGCGGCGTGCACCACGTCGGGGTGCTGTGTGTACCCGAGAATCGCGCCGTTGACCAGAACGGCAACCTCGCCCGTCGTCCACAGATTCTCCAACCAGGTGAACTGGGGAATGTCGCGCAGAACGTTCAGGATGACGAAGGACGGCACGTGACCCGTGAGAGTCGACATGAGACTCATGGTCTTGACTATGCCGACGGAGTGACCTTCGGGAGTTTCGACGGGACACACGAACCCCCACGAAGATCCGTTCAACTTGCGGGGCGCCAGCAACTTCCCCGACTTTTCCACAGGCGTCTGGATGCGCCGAATGTGCGAGAGCGTGGCGTTGTAGGACATGCGGTTCAGAACTTGGGAGACGCCGGACTTGGTGGCGTTGGACAGCGAGGTCGAGTTGGAGGTCCCGAGTCCCTGCACGGTAAAGTTGCCCGTGGCGAGCGCCTGCTTGAGTTTGCCCTCGATGGACGAGACTTTCAGAATCTTGTAGAGGTTGCTGAGCGTCAGGCAGTCGAGCGGTCGCCCCGCCTTCTTCCAGTTGTCGTTGTTGATCTCGTGCACAAACTTGCTGCGGATGTCCTTGCACACCTTCTGAAAGAGTTGGCGGAACAAGTGCGTGAGCAGCGCGCCCGTGGTGACGACGCGCTTGTTGGGGTATGCGTCGCGGTCGTCCTGTGCCATCAAACCTTTCGCAATCGCGAGCAGTTTGCGGACCATGGATGCGAGCGTCTTCGCCTTGCGCGCCTGCAGAATGGCGGGATCCAGCGGATGCTCGCCGGCGAGTTCGCAGTGCGGGAGAAACTCGGTGCGCAGCAAACCCATCACGTGCGGCGCCTTGTCTTCGGTCATCGGCGGGTACTGCAGGTGGTGGGTCAAATAGGCGATCGCTTCGCTCTGCGTAAAGACCTCGATGTCCGCGCACTCCTTGAAGGAGGCGGCGAGGTGGTCGTCCGCGCTGGGCAAATCCAATAGGCGGTAGACGTCGCGGTCTTTGAGAACGCCCATGCTGCGGAAGAACACCATGAGCGGCACGTCCTCGCGGAAGCGCGGAATGCATACGTGCAGAGGGTACCCCAACCCATTAAATTTTGCAGAAATTCGGATCTCGAGTTTCTTCGGGGGCAGCGTGAAACTCTCGTGCAGACTCTTCATCTCGACGCTGTGCGTGTATTTTGTGGTAGTCTTCTTGTTGGTGAAGACCATGATGCGGTTGTCTGCGACCTTCTCCTGTGAGAGAATGATGCGCTCGCCGCCGTGGATGATGAAATATCCAAAAGGATCGTGCGTGCACTCGCCGAGGTCCGCGAGCGAGAGCGGGTAGTCCTTGAGGACGCACAGCGAGGAACCGAGCATGACGGGGATTTTGCCGAGCGAGATACCTTCGAACAGTTTCTGCTCTTCCTTGAACTCGGACAGCGACGGACCCGAATAGGATCGGACCACGAGTTTGATGTCGACGAACATCTGCGCTGCATAGGTGAAATTGCGTATGCGCGCCTCGTGCGGCAGCATCTGCTTCAGTCGCCCCGTCGCTTCCTGGATGCGCGGTTTCATGTAGGTGACGTTATCCATCGACAGTCGGAATTCGTACTTGTACTTTTTCGTCGCCTCATCTTGTTCGTGCCAGACCACAATCGGGGGAGTGGAGCGAAGAATGAGCGGAAGTTTGCTGTAGAGGAAGTCTTCGTAGGGTTCAATTTGCGACTCGCTGAACCGAGAAATACCCTGTTTCCGGAAGTATGCTCGAACCGCGTCCATTGTATTCCTTTCTTACTATCCCCCCTTCGCCGTAAATTTGTATCCATTTTGTATAAGAGTCTATGTCAGGAGGTCCGGTAAAAATCACCAAGGTTGGGGAACATGGGGACACGTTCGCCAAAGCAGGATTGATCACGGAGAACACGATCCCGATTGGTATGCCGTCGGGTCCGGGTATCGCCGGAAACAACTTTGTGGCGTCGTCGTCGAGCATGACGGGAGGAAAGCGCAGGCGCACGCGAGTGGCGACGAAGACGTTTCCGAAGGGTATTCTCCGGCGCACGTCGCGCATTCTTCCGTCGTCGAACCCTACGGTTCCGAAGGGCGCCCCAAAGGGCGCCCCAAAGGGGGGAAAAACCCGCAAGCACCGTCTGCGCCTTTCAACTCCGAAGGGCGCCGAAAAGACGCGCAAGCAGGTGCACGCGCGCGCCTCCAAGACCGACATCAAAACTATCCGCGCCGAACTCGAGAAGCGGGGAATAGTTGCGAAGGATTCCAAGAAAAAGATCCCCGACGGGATCCTGCGCACGCTGTACGCCGACTCGGTTGGAGCAGGACTTCTTTCTTAATTCGGTAGTACAATGACGAAGATATGGGGTCCTCTGGGATGGGCGACCCTTCACTCGGTTGCAGCGTGCTATCCGGATTCTCCGACTGCGAGCGAAAAGCAAATGCTTCTGCGCTGGATTGGGGCGTTTCGCGAAACCATTCTTTGTCCTTCGTGTCAGGCGCACTTTACTGGGATGTTTGATTCATACATTCATAAATACCCACAATGGTGGGATTCGCGGAAGAATTTTTGCGAGTTTGTGTTCCGGGCGCACAATACGGTGAACGCGCGAACGCACAAGAAGATTTACACGTTCCAAGAAAGTATCGCTGAACTCGAAAAAATGTACCCTGCGTCGCGCTGTGCCGAGATCCGCCGCTTTTACTTATCGTACATCCGCCAAGACTGGATGAAAAATATCACGATCGAAGGCATTTCCAGTTTCTCAAAAATCAAAGAACTCAACGTTGTTGAATCGGAGTACTGGGGGCGTAAGGTCTTCGAATGGGCGAACCTTTTGCGGTTTGAAGGTGTCACGATTGTTGCACCTCTCGATGAACATCTCAGCGTTTTGAACAACACCCCTGGCATTCCAAAGATCACTGCACCGGCAAGGGGATTTTCTCTGAAGCTGGGGGGAGGAGGCAAAATTGGCGGACTCCGCAGTCTGCGCTAAGCGGCGCGCTAAACAGCGCGCTAAACAGCGGGAGCGAAATGCGCGGGTCGGACTCCCATGCAAACTTGCGCATCCACGGAATCCTGGTATCGCTGTCTTCGTCGTAGAGTTCATCCGGAAACAGAACCCGTTTTTTCGCCGTGCGCAGAGACGCGCTCGGCAAAATAAACTGGAGTTGTCGCGTGACTGTAAACGCAGGATCCTCACTTCCAAACCTCGGCATCTCTTCCGGGAATCGCAGAATGTGCGATACCAGCGGCGCTTCGGGGTATGAATACACGTAATTCCAGTCGGGCGCCCTGTTCGTCGTAAAGTAAATCATCGTCCAGTGAAAGCACTTCCAAAAATCGCGAACGACTGCCGACATATCTATGGGTCCGTCGAGTATATGACTCACGTACCGCGCTTCAAAGTGCTTCATGTCGCTCGAAATGATTGCAGGATGCTTCTCGTGGTGCTCTTTGTACACGCCCTGCTCGACCGCGCGCGCAAAATTCAGAAAGTGTGCTCGCCCCGCGGGAGTCAGCATATCGGGGTTGCCGGACTGCTTGTACAAATCGAGCGCGCGCTCGTGCCCGCCCTCGCGCAACGAAAACATCCCGAGCGACGGCATGAAATCGTTTCCGAAACAGAGGACGCACATTGCGACGTACTGCGCAACGGGCATCGGGAGAACCTTTGCAAGTTCCCGAATCGATAAGAGTGAAAACCCGGACGCCTTGATCTGAAAATCTGGGTTCTCGCGCAGGAGACACACGGTGGGATGGGGCAGTGAAAGCAGAATTAAGTCGGCGTCCAGACCGTAAATGACGGTTTCCTCGCCTTTCTTCATCTTTTGAAAGATCTTGTGCTCTCCCTCGCCCGGTTCGGCAGTACACGAAACCTCAATTTCGGGGAACTTGGCGCGCACGGCGGCGGCGAGGTCGCGCATGTAGGGCGTCCCGGGCGAAATCTGGTGGCGGTCGAACGCGGGCGCCACCTCGGCAGTGGACTTGCGGAAGCGGCGGTAGCGCTGCTGCACGATCTTTGCGTACGGCACTAGACCGTCCATCGCGATAAAGACGCGGTCGGCAGAGCACACGTCTCGTAAAATCATCTGGATCGCCTCGAGGACGCTCTCGATAGGCCGAGCATCGTCGAGGTAGTTGTGAATGAGGCAGTTAAAGTCAATGCCGAGAAAGGCGGTGTGCACTTTCGATCGAACTCTTTGTGCAATGCGAGGATGCTTGCGAATGAGACTCGCGAAATAGTACGGTATGCCCATGCTACGTGCAGTATGTATGTAATTTCGTCGTGCATGTAAACAATGAGCGGATATCTTTACTCGCAACCCGCGACGTGGAGTTCGTGGTTTGTAAATACAGTCACGTGGATTTGGAGCAAGACGTTCGGGTTCCTCATCGAGGTATTCCGCACGCGGATGTGTGTTCCGACCTGGTTGGCGACGATCCTGTGGTTGTTCTTTTTAGGATCTCTCGGTACTGCCATTTGGGGTATCGTAAACTATGCTCGCGGTGTCAAGACGCTCACGCCCAAATGCGCATCGTGCCCGAATGCGCAAAGCAAACCAACAGCAGGAACGTTTACGTTGACACCTGTCTAGTCTCCATCAAGTCGCGCTCGAACGACCGCGACATTGTATAGTGCTCCGTTGGCATCAAGTACAACTCCCCGACTTCTGCAGAGTCCAGTAAAATTCGGTTCTGCACAAGTTCCCACGCTGTTTTCGGAAACACGGCGTACATTGGACTGTTGATGTACCGCCCCGCCCGACGAATAAATGTCTGGAGGTCCTCAAAATTGTAGACGAAGCACGTGTATTCTGGGTATTCAATGATGTTCTGACTTATTGGCAACCTTGAAATCAGTTCGGCGGGTACATCCGTCACGCCAAACAACTCTTCGATGGTCTCGCGCAATGCGGTTTCTATACGCGACTCGCCGGCGAGCGATTTTCCTCCGAACCCCCCAATTTTTCCCGATTTGTTCTGATACCCCGCGAGTACACGAATCCCGTCCGTGAACACAGAACCTGCTCCGGGCATTTATTGTCTACAACTGAATGAAAACGAACCGGATAAGTAAATGCCTCGTCTGCTGGCAACTGACAGCGTACGAATGAAAATATCAGGCGTTTTACAACTCACGAACCGAACTTTGTATGGCATGACGTCGCGCCACGTGCCGATGTACCTCTTCACGCCTCTGAACCGCGATTTCCCGCCGATGACGGTCGCGTCCACCGAGCGCGACAAGTCCTTCAATAAACTTGCGCTGGTCGAACCCATGGACGACGATGCGGAAAATGAGGGCAGACTTCGCCGCGGAGCGCTGTGCGGGTTCATCGGGAACTGCGGCGATCCCGTCGCCGAGCGCAAGGCGATCCATCTGGCGTACTCCCCCGTCGCTTGGAAGTCGTTTCCGATCATCGTCGAACCCGCCGACCACGACATTATCCTCGACGTGCCCACCACTATAAACATCGACCCGCCCGGGTGCGTCGACATCGACGACTGCATTTCGATTTGGGAGGAGGACGGCGTGACAAAGGTCGCGATCACAATCGCCGACGTGGGCGAGTGGGTTCTGTCCAACCCGTGGATGATGTTTGCGGAACACATGGGTCAGACGCTCTACGACGAAAACGGCGCGATCGTGCGCTCCCTCTTCCCCCACGAATACCGCATGTCGCTGATCCCCGGTCAAAAAAGACTCGGAATCGCCCTGATGTTTGACTGGGTCGATAAAGAACCTATAAACCTCCGCTTCCGCGAGGTGACGATCTTCAACAAGAAGAAGCACACCTACGACTCTATCTACAGCGCGACCGACTTCCCGGTGAAAACCCTCTGCGAGATTTGCGAGAATATCGCGGGCATGCCTCTGGACGACTCACACAAGTGGATCGAGACGCTGATGATGTTCTACAATATTTCGATGGCAAAGCACTTGATGGCCACGGGGAGAGGCGGGATCCTGCGCGCCCACGACGCGCCCGCCCACGAAAAACTGGTCAAGTATGCGCGTCTAGGTCTGCCCGGACACCTTGCGATGTCGTCCGCGCGCTACGTCAATATAACATGCTGCGAGGATCACTACGCCATAAAGTCCGTGTACTGCCACGCGAGTTCGCCGATCCGCAGGTGGGTCGATGTCGTGAACCAATTGTGCCTGAAAGACCAGTGCCCGGGCGCCGACATCGACTTGTGCAACACGCAGCAGACGTACGGCAAGCAGCACCGGCGCGATCTGGCGCTGCTCAGCATAACGGAAAAATACGCAGGAGTATCCGTGGGCGGAGTGGTGGTTTCGCAGACGCGCGTCTGGGTGCCCGAGTGGAACCGCATGATCAGCGTGCTGAACGACCGCGAGGAGGGTGCGGATGTAAACATAGACTTTCACGTGGACATGAACAAACCCACGTGGAAGCAGCGCGTCGTGTTTCGGTGTTCTTAGTTTAGTATCGCACCTCGCAACTTCGCGAGCAGAAGGAGTCGTCGGTCGCGAGAAGGCGCGCGCCGCACCCCTCGCAGTGTCCGTAGCAAATATAGGGTTCTACGCGCGCAATCATGGCGTTTCTGCATTTTTCACGCTCGTCGCGGTCCTTGAACTCTACAGACTTCAAACACTCATCGATGAGACGGTAGACCTGCAGGGGTTTGCGTTCGTGGTCGGGAAGTGCTGTGACGACATAGAGGCAGCGCGTGTAGATATCTCCGTAGGGTCCTGTCGTCAGAATTGAGTTTGACGCCATCTTCGTATACGTTCTCGTTCCATAACTTCCAACAAATCCGTTTTGGAGACTGAATGTAAAAAGGTGGCGCCTACTTTCGCTCAAGTCGCCCTTCCCAGGGGGCGACGTGGCACTAACCGAATAGACTTACGCTTCGGCGCCTTATTAGTTTTTGTGTTTTTTGTTATGTGTATTTTTATAGTTTGGTTTATTCCTCCTCCGCCGCCGACCGCACCACGACCGCGTGCGGGTTGTGCATGCTCATTTCTATGTTTATGTTTATGTTTGCCGTCCACGCGGCGGGTTTGGAGGCGAGGATTTCGCGCCAGGTCATGCTGCCCGCGCCCCTGACCATGATCGACGCGGACAGGTCTTCGGTATTGAGGTGCCCGACCACAGACTCGAGCGCCGGACCCGGAACGTCGCCCTTGTACGCTGACGCCCCCACGACCCGCAGCGTGTCCTCGACGGTCTCGTCGAGTTCAATGTGCAGTTTGAAGGGCGTATTCTCCGGGTACCGCACGCCCTCGAACGCGAGGAACTTGCCCGTCAGACCCGGTTGCTCGTAGTGCATGTGGCGATAGCACTCGTCCCGCAACCAGAGATCCGATTCTGCCACCACTTCGCCCGTGTAATAATTCACGATGTGGAGCACTCCCACGTTTTTCTCCCCCCCTTCCGCGACTTTGACTGTCTCCGCGTCGTCGCTGTCGTCGCCCGAGAACTGCTGCTGGAGGACATGCTCAAATATCTCCTGCTCCGTCGCGAGCGCGTCGTCGCGCTCGCGCCCTATGCCGCCGAATATAGCCGCATACCCCAAATCCCACGTCCATCCTGCTGCTGCCATCATCCTGTGCTGTTGCTGTTGCTGTTGCTCGTTCAGTGTGCTCGTTATTTATAACTTTGGGGAGTTATATCTTTGTCGTGTGGGGGCAGTCTGTTTTCCTAAGCGCGAACCGATCCGTTTTCGTTCGCAGATTTGGCAAAAACGGATCGGCGAGACCGCCCAGATACCAACCGCCCCCACACAGACAGATACAATCCCCCAAGCGATTTTCAAGCAGCACAGTAGAAGAAGAACAGAACAGAAGAAAGATGTCGTATAATGCGTCAAAGGTAATCGAGGAGGTGTCGCAGGAGAACTGGCCGGCAGCCCGCGTGCGGAATATTGTCAAGGTGTTTGAGGAGCAGCGTTCGCTTCAGTGGATGCTCGACGCCCCTGCTCCTAAGCGCATGACGCGGGAGAAGGGTCTCGAGTGGTTGGCGGCGACGGCGGGGATCCCGCTGGTCGATCTCAAGTTGATGCGACCGGTGCCGTTTGTCCAGCAGTACGTGCTTGGCACTCGCGAGCATCAGTCGCTGATCCAGGCGATCAGGATAGTGCACGGCATAACCGCCCGAGCGATGTATTCGCCCGAGAAGGACTGCGCGAGCGACTACATGATCGAGCGCGCGCGCTGGTGGATTGCGTCCGAAGAAAACGCGCCGCGTGCGCCCGCGCCCGCGCCTGCCGAGGTCATTGCCGAGGCGCCCGCGCCCGCGCCTGCCGAGGTCGTTCCGCAGGTGCACCACCGCCGCCCGGACGCGGACCCGGACGCGGACGACCACCTCTTCGAACCGCCGCCGGTGCCGCTGCCTACGCTCACCGAGGTCGCCGAGCGCCTGGCGTCCCTGCGCGAGCAGGTCGACGAGCACGTCGCTGACCGCGAGCGCGAGGAGCAACAGCGCAAAGACGACCGCAAGGCGCTCAACCGCCTCAGCGACCGCCTCGTCTCCTCTGAGATGGAACTCGGACTCATCGACGACGCGCTCGACCACATGTACGCCGGACAGCAGTCGCCGGCCAACGTCGTGGGTCGCCTCGCCGCCATCATCGCGCGCATCACTCAAATGGATATCTAAACAAGCATAAAACTCAAAAAACAAAATAAAAACTAATAAGGCGCCGAAGCGTAAGTCTATTCGGTTAGTGCCTCGCAACTCCCGTTCGGGGGGACGTAGCCCCCTCGTGGGGGCGACGGAGTTGCTAGAGCGAAAGTAGGCGCCACTTTTTCAGTTGATCTGCCCCACACCCAAACACGCGAAAACGGATCGGTCTGCCCGCCCGCCGGTCTGTAGCACGACCCCGACAGCACAGCACAGCACAGCACAGAATGACTACGCAACCTTCCTTCCTGAACGCGCCAAACTACAAGTACCAGAATGACAGCGACAACAGCAACTTTCAACCGGCGTACGTCCACATCGGGTTCGTGCACATGCTCGGCGAACTCAAGGGCGTGCGACTCTACAGATATTACACAGAAAAGGACGAACTGCGCGTGGTGGCGGACTTTGGCGGCGGCGAGTACATGGACTTTGACGGCGAGCAGCAACTGGACTTTAGCATGCTGCTGACGGCATGCGCGATCATGAACTGCGCGTACGACAGCGCGCGCGGCAAGGGGGTTTCGGTGGACTTCATGAACATCTTCTACACGACGCGCAACGAGCGGTCGTACGAGATCGCGGAGAAGGAGCACCTGGAAAAAATCAAGATCCTCTCGTGGGCGGACCTCGTCGAGGGTCTCCACTGGCGCACGATGACGGTCACCTTCGGATGCGATCTCCAAGAGTAATCTCAAACTATGAATGAATAATAATGTCTTTTTTGGTTTGGGGTAGTTTAGATCACATGGTCAGGTAGAGACTGGCGGGGACGACCACATCGCGCACGAGCGTGAAGTCGCGCAGGACCTCCAGCATCTCGAGGTCCTGCTTGTAGGTCGCCAGCGTCGTCCACTCCTGCAGAATGGATTGGACTTTCAGGATCGCCTTCACGAAGTTCCCCTCGTAAAGTTCGTACGTGATACAGATGGTCGCTAGGGACTTTCCGTGACCGGTCGCGCCCTTCGCCCACTCGTATATGGGCGCCATCCAGAACGGAGTCACCTCCCAGTACTCCTCTGGACTCTTCGTGACCTCCTGCGATCGCAGGTGGTCGCGGATGGCGAGCAGGCGCTGGTACTGAAGGCCAACCTCGCGCGGCACGTCGGGCGAGTAGTCGTGCGGGTCGGGGTCGACGAAGCACGCCAGCAGCGCGCATATCTCGGGCGCGCCGAGACCCTCGCACAGTTTGACGCTGTACCCGACCGACATCAGCAGAGGGTGACCCTCGTTGATCTCGGACGCCATGACGCCGGTATCCGACAACTTGCCGCCGTCCTGGATAAACTTCATACAGCAGAGGTTCTGAATGAACGGCATTTCGACGTGGCGCAGTTTCTCAATGAGGGCGGTGTTGTACGCCATCTTGCCCTGTGCGACCTTGCACTGCTTGAAGTGCTTCCACCCGTTCTCCCAGCGCGGACCGAAGTGCGTGTTCTTCCAGGTGTCCAACTTGCGCTGCCACTCCTTGCGGTCCGAGGGCGCGCTAGACCGCATGTTTTCCTCGATGGTTTCGCGGTTGTGAAACTCCGCAGAGTCGAGGCAGAGCGTCATGTCCTCGAGGTCTCGGTTCTGATCCTCGAGCGCCTCGATTTCCGCGAGGCGCGAGGAGTACCAGAAGGACTTGCGCGCCATGTCGTCGGTCCCCACCTTGCCGCCCGACTGCAGGCACTTGATAATGAAGTCGTAGTGGAAGTCCATCTTGGATTCGAGAGTCTGTGCGCTGCCCGTCATCATCGCCTGCACGTCCTCCACGCTCTCCGGGCGGTGCGCGGGCAGGTAGAGCACGAGACCCTCGGTATCCTTGCCGCGCCGCCCCGCCCGCCCCGCCATCTGAATGTACTCGTGCGCCCGCAGCATCCGTAGTTGACCCGAGTCGTCGACCTTGCGGTAGGACGTGAAGACGACGGTTTTCGTGGGCATGTTGATCCCGACGGCGAAGGTTTCGGTCGCAAACAGGACCTTGACGAGACCGCGCGAGAACAGGACCTCGACGATCTCTTTGAGCAGGGGCAGCAGACCGCTGTGGTGGAACGCCACGCCTTTTTTGAGCAGGCATAGAAGCGCGTAGTACTGCCCGATGTTCTCGAGTTCCTTATGTCTGCTGAGGTGGAAGCGCACGATGTTGGCGACATCGGCAGACTCGCGCTCGGACAGCAGGTTGCCCTCGATGGAGGCAGCATACTGCTCACACTGCTTCCGTGAGAACACGAAGAACAGCGCGGGCAGAAGCGAGTTCAGACTGAGAGATTCCACGAGGCGGTTCATGCGGTGGATGAAACTCTGAATGCGCACGGTTCTTTCGACGGGGGCGTCGCCGTCCTCGCGACTGCGGACCGCATCGGCGAGTTTGCGCTGCTCGTCGTCGTCGCGCTTCAACTTGCGGAGGTACGCCATATATGTTTCGCGATGAAACCGGTTGCGTGCGTCCATCACGACCTCGTGCTCGCCATCCGCGCCCGCGCCAGGAATGCAGTGCTTCAGCGGTACTACGCGGTGCTGGGTGGAGATCAAGTGGACGGGGCGCTTCTTGAGGTCGCCCACCCACTGGGCGAAACGCTCGGGACTGTCGATGGTCGCCGAGAGCATCACAATGTTCACGGAGGGCGGGAGCAGCATCAGGCACTCCTCCCACACCTTTCCGCGGTCGGGGTCGTTGATGTAGTGCACCTCGTCAAACACGACCGAATCCACACCGTCCATCGAAAGCGCTGCTGTTGCGCCCAGCGCTTCGGTCGACGCGCCTTGCTTGAATAAGAGGTTGCGCAGGATCTCGGTGGTCATGACGACGACGTCGGCGTGCGGGGAGAACTTGATGTCGCCCGTCATGACACCGACGCGCGGTCCGTAAATCGCCTTCAAGTCGCTGAATTTCTGGTTCGTCAACGACTTGATGGGCGTCGTGTAAAACGCGCGCTTTCCCTTCGCCAAAGAATGCTCGATCTGGTATTCGCCGACGAGCGTCTTGCCGCTGCCGGTCTTTGCTGTCACCAAAACGTTCTCGTCGTGCTGGATCGCGTAAATCGCCTGTTTTTGGAAGGTATCCAGGGGAAAGGTGTACTTGGTCTCGACTTCGGGGATCTCCGTAGGAATCTTCAGCATTCTGTGTATATGCTTTCGGCGTTGGCGAAAAGTGTATCCGTTTTAGAGTAAGCATGGCAAAGTATAGTTTTCCGCGTCGTTTCAGTAGGTCCTACTGCAAAAGGACGAGGTGTGCAAAGATGGGGTTCACGCAGAAAGCGTCGTGCCGACCGTACAAGAACTGTTATCGCCGAGGGGGCGCGCGCAAGAATAAAACTCGATAGAGTACAAATGGAACCTGTCGCGCCTGCTCTTGCGCCCGAGAAAAAGTCTATGTGGAACCCCCTGAACTGGTTTGGGTCGTCATCTGCGCCTGCTGCTGCGCCTGTCGCGCCTGCATACGGCGGTCGGCGCCGACGGGGTCACAAGAAAGATAAGACCCTAAAAAAGCGTCGAGGGGGGCGGAAGACGCGCGCAGTACGACGGCACTGAGTAGAAGTACAACCAGTAAAAGGGTCCTAGAAAGAGAGCAAAAAGAAACCCTCCGAATTTCTGACTTGCACTTCCTGAAAATCCGAGGCACCACAGAGACATTATAAACCCTGCGATTGCGAATCCAATCCACAGCGTAACGAAAACAACAAACACAACTTGATCTGCGGTCATATCCTTACCGCCGTCCTTGATTGCGTCGATGATTGATTTTTTGCCGGTGGAGTCTGTAGCAGCAGCAACCGCAGGGGTTGCTCCAATAGACGACGTCGTGAGAGTGGCAGTCGCGGTGGGCGTGGTGGTTCCGAGCGCGTTTGTGGACGCGGGCGCAGGGTTTGGCGGTGGCGGCGGTGGGATAGTTCCCGCCGCTGCCTTGGGCACGTCTGTAGCGCTTGCTGCTGTTGACTCTGGCATCTGTCTATACTTATACTTTACCCAGGAATTTCAGTCGCGCCAGTCGAACTTCTTCTTCAGTCAATGTTTTCTTCTCGGCAGGCGGTGCTGCCCCCGCCCCAGCAGATGCCAACGTATGCCCCGTCACGCCGCACATTTTCAACCAGTCCTCTTTCGATACGCCCTGCAGTTTGCGGAGGCATATCGACAGATCTTTCGGCGTCTTCTTGCCCATGTGGCGCACGTATGCGCAGTTCGTCATCACCACGAACTTCTCCCACGGTCCCGTGCGCATGCACAGCGCGTAGAAGGTCGACAGCGCCTTCCACGTCACGATCTTGAGTTTTGCGGTTTCCTGCTTCTTGTACTTGCACTGGACTGCTATATACTTGCCCTTGTGGCGCGCCACAAGGTCAATGCCCACGTCGCGGCGCTGCATTCCGAGTTTCGTCAAAACATCCTCGGGGACGTCCTCGAGCAACCACACCTCTTCGTATCCCTGCACAAACTTCAAATACTGGACGCAGAAGTCCTCAAACATGTCGCCGCGGATCTTCTTGTTGTCGCGCGTGCGCATCTCGACGAAACTGTGTGCGGGCGCGTCGTAAAACTTCCTGCACTCTTCTTCGAATGCATCCCACAAATTCATCGGTGACCTAAGAAATATCTCATGAAGTCTCTTTGCTATCTCGCTCGCCATCGTGTCATACAAAAAACATGACTACATTTAGTGAATCCGTTTTTACGCGAGGCACGCCACAATCCAGGGCAATTTTGGGTGGAGCGCGAGAGCAAACTTGCGCTCGTGGCACTTCACTCGTATAGGCGGAACGCCGACGGTCATTGCCATTTGCAGTTCAATTTCCTCGACATGCTTGTCGTTCCACACCCGGACGCGTCTTGCAAACTCGGCAGGTTTTACAGCGCGCAGACGCCCCATGTTTGTGTGAAGTAGTGGGCGGATATCGTGGACGCAGAGGAATGGGCGTTTCGTCTCGGTTGCGCGCAGACACCAGTCCGACTTCTTCTTGGAGGTGTTGAACTCCTTCTCAAGCGCAACGATACACCGGTTTATGACTGTTTCGGGAGTGCTGTCTTCGTCTTGCGGGGGCATCGGTTTCATGCTGTTGATGGTGTTAAAGTATTCGATCGCATCGCTTTCGCTTTCCACAATCTTTTCGGTGTATGTCACAGGAAAGTCGGGGAAGAATCCTGTATCGCGCGCTTCTTTTAGTATGCTCAACCGGTGCTGTCCGTCGACAATGTAGCGCTGCTCAACGACATTACCGCCTGCGTCTGTCTCGGGGACGACGATAACGTAGTATCCCTTGTCGAGAAGTTGCACATTCTCAACTGCAGTTTGCAACTTTTTGGCGTGGTCTCTATCCAGAATGCGATTGCCTCGCCAGGTTGGAATCTTCATAAGGGTGTATACGGTGCCGAGCATCAACGAAGAACCGTCGTGATACGCATGGAGTTTGGTAGAAGACATCTTGTGCTGTCTGATTTATGCAAAAAGACATTAAATATGTTTAAGGATACGTTTTTCACATTAAGCGTACACTGCTCGCGCCACATTCGCAACGTCCGCGTCCGACATCCGCGCAATGTCTGCAGAGACCGCGCACAGACCCGCGTGAATCGACTCCCACTCTGCGTCCTCCCACAGAATGTGCGTCGTCCGCGGCGCTTTGGCGGGAAAGTTCTCGAGAAGCACGCCGTCTACTTTGCCCTTCATGCGCATGTAGCAGCGCAACTGCACGAAGTCGTAGGCGGGCGGCACCGACCAGTAGCGCTTCCGGTTCTTCGTCTCGACCACCTTGCCGTCCTGGAAACCGTCAATGTACCCGATGAGGCGGTACTCGGGGCACTCCAACTGGGTGAACGTGTTGCGCTCCGTGATTTCCTTGCCGGACTCTACAACAAATGCATCCTCCGCGACCTTTTCGAGTTTGGTCCCGCGCCGCTTCTGTATCTCCGACGCCAACGTCTCCTGCTCCTTCGACGCATCAATCACCCCCGCCAGAACAGGTCCCAAAACCGCCACCTCACGCTCCACCGTGGTTTGCCCGGTCTGGATCCGGACCCTTGCCGCCTTTACCGAATCAATGTCAAGATCTCGAATCACATTCGACCCGTTGAGCGCGTTCGTAAGTAGAACCTTCGCATTCTGCTCCTTGAAGCGCTTCACGACGCCCTCGAACTCCGCGTCGGTCTGAACTGTCGTCGCCTCGGCAACCGATTGGGCGAGCACCCGCTGAATTTCCGGCGGCGCTTCTGCTACAATCTCCCGCTCCGTCTTGCCGCCGAGAGACGACTTGACCGATTCGATAATCGGTTTGAAGTGCGCAAACTGCCCGAGAACCTTCAGCAGCACTTCTTCCTTCTTCTTGTAGGGGTTGCGACCCAGGATGCCGGCAACTTCGGACGCGCTGAAACGGGGTTTGGGTGTAGTGAGCATTTTTGTATTTGTTTGTGACTGGGTCACGTCACTCTTTTTCGATTCGTTTTATACGTGAACGATGGTGAATGGTTTTGTTGTATAGGATGGTATAACGTCTGACCAAACCCTGCAGTCAGAAACTGCCCTCTTTCAATCAATGTGTTTTTATAATTTATTTAATTCATGTTACCAAACGAACATATCGTCTTGAACAGTTTTATTGAGAGAGTGCGTCTTGCGAATAAACAGTATGTCCACCTGCATCAAGAATCCTTTCATGACGTGGTGTTCCAGAATATCGTACGGGATAAATCCAATACTGTCCATAAACTGTATATGCTCCAGAAAGGTGGGAACGCCCGCGTTGTACTGACCAAAAAACGGAATTTCAAGCAGTACAAAATCAGTCGCCTCGAGAAGTTTCGTCGCGCCCTTCAAGATAGGGATTTCTGCCCCCTGGCAGTCGATCTTGATAAATACACTTCCTGTAATTTCGGAATCTTTTAGAACAATGTCCAGCGTAGTCGTGGGGCGGCGAATTACGGTAGGATTATTAAAATACCGGGTCTTTTCGCGAAACATGGAATCTCCCGTATTGCGCATTTCAAACCAGTCCACTTCGGTAACCGTCTCGTTTAGAATTACACCCTTCCCGATGTGAACATTCTGCAGTTCGCGAAACCTGTCTAATTCGGAGTACTCGATCGCCTCAAACAGGTGGTACTCTGAGTCTTTGTAAACCTTCATACATTCGTCGGTCCACGAACCCTGGTGTGCGCCAATGTCAAAAATTGTCGAAGGGGTATATCCCTTCTCTTTCAGAGTTTGGAGGTTCGAGAACATCGATTGTGTTAATTGTAACACTCTTTCTAAATTGTTTATGAGTCTACACTCACATAGGACGGATTGAAATGAGCAATTGTCGATTGGTTTTTGTCCAATTCATAATTTCCACAGCGTACATGCGCAAGGGGTTCTTTCCCGAAATCGCTTTCAAGTCTATGCATTCTGTCTTGCACGAGGCGCGCCTCGTCGCTGTCTTCTGCAGTATACCAAGGAACTCTCGTCCAGTGTTGTTTTATATCAGATATTTCCGACTCGTGTACTATGTAGGCGTCATCTGGACATGTAAGCGGGGTATCTCCGGGAATGTGTAAATAAATAGGGGTCTCCCAAAACATGTGTTTAGCATATGTTGCCAACATACAGATCAGGTAGAGTTCTTTGTTTGAATTATCTGAATTCCGCGCATCTATTTCGTATCGACCTCCGGTGGCACGTTGTTCCCAAGATCCGGCGTTCAAAAAACGAACAAGACCCTCGCTCGCTATAAAATCTCCATCCCATTTGAACACCCATGGCATCTTCGTCTTGTTCAAGCACCAGTTGTAATAGGTCATCAGACTGTGTGGGGACTTGGCGTCCGTAGCGAGCGTCTCATACCCTGCGCGGGATGTTTCTACGGAGTACTCGAATATGCAAATGCGATCGTTTTCACGCCGAAGACGTTCGGCAATTTCACGACTTCTGTCAGTACACAGATGAAGAACAAGGACTATTTCATATGGGATTGTAAGCGAAAACAGCGAACGGACGCTTTTTTCTAGGGTTTGTTCTTCGTTACGCACACGCATCATAAAGGATATACCCGCGACCGCCGTTGTCATCTTATAGGTGGTTACAGACCACTCTTAAAGTCGTATTTCGGATAGATCCGTTCGCGCATGTAATCGGGGAGTCTATCCCACTGGTGCACAATGTACGATGTTACTGCATTCGATGTGACGATCTCACTCTTTCCGTTCATGAACTTGTATCCGTATTGCAGCGTGTTGACGAATCCGTCACCATTGGTAAGCGCCTTGATATTTAAATCGTCGCCGGACGTCAACAACTGTAAATCGTACAGCAGAAAGTTGTGAACACCTTGGTCAATCCCGGCGTAATCCGTCTTGACCATGCGCGTCATGATGACACACATTGCCGCCAAATACTCGCGAATTCCCTTGGGCGTTCCATAGGTCGTCCCCGAGCACGAAATAAAGTTCTCACCGATGCCAGGTATAATTTCACGACCCATGCACGTTTCAATATCCTGCAACCATTTCCGATTGTGGGGGCAATCTTTGATCTTCATATCTTCCAGAAAGTATATGAGATCCGCATCGCCGGTGTCGTAGTCCTCAATATTCTTTTGGAAATACAGGTCGCGCGAGTCGCACAGCAGCACATAATCGGTCTTGAGTGTTTCAATGAGTTCCTTGAAGATAAAGTAGCGCTTCTGCTGGCATTGGCGGGGATTATCTAGCATATCGACATGGTAGTGCACGTTGGGGTACTCTGCGCGCAACCGAACCATCTTGTCTTCGTCGGCAGCGTTCACGACAATGACGACATCGCCCGAAAACCCGGTGTCGTACAAAGTTCCCACAAAGCGCCTGTACACTTCGTATCGGTACCCTGTGCAGTACGTGAGAACGGTTACGCGTTTCTTCGTGGCGGCACCCCCATGAATCCTGTCGCGCGTCATGTAAAAGTCTCCGCGACATGTTGGAGACGGGGTTGGAAACTTTCGTTTCTGGAGATGGGCGTATGCGACCTCGCGCGTTTCGCCGTCAACATACGTTACGACTAGACCTTCCGGCGTATAGTGTAGGTGGCGAATATCCTTAGTCATGTCGTACGTATCGTAAAAGGTCGCCGTAGATCCGGCAGGCAACCACCGCTTGTTCCACTCTTCCGGAATGACGTCGGACATATAATCCCACATCGGAAATGCGTGGTCGTTCTTGGGCAGCGCCTCTGCAAACTTCCCCTCGTCGTACCCCGAGTACCACGTGTTGTTCCGGAAGATATCGAGGGCGTCCGGCGCGGCAGTCTTGTACAATTTGCGGTACGCTTGCGTATTCCGCAGTGCCATGAAGTGTGCGCGATTGTACCCGATGCGATCGTAGTTTCGAGAAAGGTCGATAAAGTTCGAAATCTTTCCGTAGATGACGTCAATATCACCCCACCCAAAGTAGTCGTCCTCGGAGATGCGGAGGTTAAAAATGTCGTGGTATGCGACCTTGAACTCGCACAACTTGTAGGGGAACGTTTCGAGAAGAGGGGTCTCGACGATTGCACCAAACTCACACAGGAAAAAGTCGCACATCTTTTGATTGAGTTCCTCAAACGTCATCTGTTCGACCGCCAAGTTGGCTGGACAGTCGTAACCGTCTAGCGAAATGTTGGTGTACAAATGAACTACGAGAATGTCGGAATTGATGGCGAGAGAGTCCAAGTAGAACTGAAAGTAGTTAGGGAACGCTTTACCAAAGTAGGCGATACAGAGGTGAATCTTGCCCGGGTACGCCGGAGACCTTACAGTGCCGTCCGTTAGCGCGAGGTACGAGTCTTTGGAATACCACCCACCCCTGCCGTTATGAATATCGACTACAGACTTGAAGACGTACTCGTAGTGTTTTGCCAGCGTGTACATGTTGTACTTTTCTACGGCGCGCTTGCGGACGTACGCCCGGTCAAACTTACCGTCGAGCGCCATCTGGACTGCCGCAACGTAATCTTGCAGCGTGTGGCAGCGCACGCCCGTCTTGAAGTTCTCGATGGTTTCCGACATCGCGCCCCAGTCCGACGCGATCACGGGGGTCCCACACAACTGCGCCTCAACCATCGCAGTTCCGAACGGTTCGAGATACTTGGTCGGTGCCAGAAATGCGGTTAGACTTCCGAGAAACCTCCCACGCTCAGCACCGTGGATCGGCGCCTTGTACACCACGTTGGGAACAACCGTGTATGGCGACGGATCGCCCTGTCCACAGAGTACAAAGCGCGCGTGTGGCATTCTCCGTGCAATTTCCACGATGATGTTGCACCCCTTACAGTTACCGATGCGCGCCATAAACCCAATTGTCGGAATCGGCGGGGTCGGAGAGTAGGGGAACTCGAGAACGTTGAAAAAGTTGGGAATCACGAACCAGTAGTTGTTGGGATCCTTGTCTTCCACGCCAATCGTCCGCGCCATCCACGTGTGCGATTCAAAGATCCGAAAGTTTTTGCACGATCCATTGTATCCGATGCCGGTTTCGATGGGAATAACGTCCATATCGTTCAGCGCCGCGTCATACGACTTACCGAGGGCGATGCATACAAGGTCGGGTTTCTTGTAATTCTTCGCAAGTTCTGCCTTGAACCGCCGGTTGAACTCTTCGTAGAGAGGCGTGCACCAGTTTGCCAGTTCCCCGAAGAACGTTTTGGGGTTGTCGAGGTACGCTTGTGCTTCCTCGTCCGTCTTGAACTCGGTGGGTTTCAGGTGGCGAATCGACTTGACGCGCAGATCCTTCCATTCTTGTGTCGTAAAGAGTTGGACGTCCCGGGTAGCGCCGCTTTTCGACCCTTCGGTTCCGTAGTGAATGACTTCAAACCCCCGACTGCGCATCATCGAACTGAACCGCAAAACCTTTCCCGTAAAGGCACAGTGACTGTAATCATCGTGCGTTAGCGTGTGTGGGATCGCCGGCAGGTGCAGGCGAAACGCTTGCTGCGGCGGCGCTTGCATATTATATACGCATTCAACGACTCATGTAAATGTTAAACACTCTGGATAAACTCCCACTGCAAGTATTCGCAGATCTTCTTCCAGATGGTGTCGTGCTGTATGAGTCTGTCTCTGCTTTTTAGTAACTGAAAGTGAACCTTGTACTCGTCTAGTTCCAGCAACTCCAGAAACTTGTAGATGATGTAGGAGTAGGACAGAAAGTTGCGGCGCTCGTCGGGGCAGTACAGCAGATACGGCGCCTGGACTTCCTGGAACATGGCGCGGATCTTGTCCTCGATCTCGGGCGTAATGGTGGGTGGTGGGTTCCCGTTCAGGCGACTCAGGATGTGTGCGGCGTGCTCGTAGTACCTGTTTCGGTTCAGTTTTTTGAGGATTTCGCGAATGTTTTGTTCGGTGAGCAAGGCAATGTTGTCGATGCGTCGCTTCCTTATTTCGCAAATGACTTCGCTCATGACCTCTTCGGGGATTTCGGTGCTCTCCTTCGCCTGAAACTGGTTCAGGATTTCATTAAGATGATTCTGCTTCTTGTATGCGTAGTTGTTGCGCTCCTTGGGCGGGTCGCGGAAACTCGGAAAGTCGGAGACGACGAGGGCGTACTCTTCGCTGCCGCACTTGGGGCACACAAGAATACCTTCGGACGTGATTTCTTCGCGGGCGACATTGCAGTCGGAGCAGTGTTCGGAGAGTTTATAGTCCTGCGCTTCGGCGACGCCGTCCGACAGACCGCGGCGCTGCATGTACTCGTCGAACATCTTTTTGCGGGAGGGTCCAAGGGCAGTTTCGGCGACGGAAAAGAGTTTATCAAACGTTCCCAGTGGAGCAGCGCTGGTGCGAACGGCGGGTTGCAGCGGTGTTGCGTTTGACTTCCTACTCACTTGTTGGTAGTATTCGAGCATGATGTCTCCGCTGCCGAGGTAGTAGTTGTAAAGACACGCCCCGCTCTTCGCTTCGTCCAACTCTGCCTGGACTTTTTTGACCTCTTGCTCCGTGTGTGCGTGCTGCATGGATTCGTCAAAGTCGAAGCAGTTGAACGGTTTCGAAAGGACCGCATGCAGTTCGGAGAGTTTCTTCTCTAGGTTCTCCACGTTTTCCTCGGACGTCTTGCGGTTCAAATCCAGAATGTGCTGCTCGTGCATAGAGTCCAGCGTCCCCGATTTCGACTTGTGCGATGCCGGAGTTTCGCGCGCCTTCTTGACTTTGAACACGTCCGTTGACATTGTGGGTCTTGAGTCTCTTGCTGTAAGTGACTGTTAACGGATGTGTGTGGCGACATACCCTACAAATAACGCGACGGCGATCCCCAGAACAACGCCAGGGGTGGGATCGGTGTTTACGAGTACGTTGGGACCGTAGGAACTCGGAAAGTACGGGGCGAACGATTCTCCTTTTTTTGCTGCTGCTGCATTCATTCGCGCTGCATCGTCTTTAAGTGCAACTTGTGCGTCTGGACCCGAACTGGGTTTACAACCGTTCATGTTCAGTTCGAGCGAGGGCGACATGAAGTGAGTCTGGGTGCCCCTATCTGCACCCCCAGCGTCTGTGATGGGGCACGTGAACGCTTGGCAGGGCGGGACTCCGTCGAGCACCATCGCGTTCATGATTTTAAGAGGATTCATCGCCGCAATGTCTCCGCCTATACCTGGAACGATGCCGTCGACACCGCTTCCGCCGACAGCATTCTGAAAACTGGGTCCGAGAATGGCAGCGGCGTCGTCGGCGCCCATTCGGTTATTGATCCACGTCCATCGATGCACGACCGTTCCGTCGGGCGCTTTGCATTTGCCGCCCGTGTCTGAAAACAGTTGGTTGCCCATCTTCGGTCCCAAAATAAGATTGTTGACGTACCCTGCAATTGCTCCCGTATTGGTAAAGACCTGGTCCATCGTGCCCGCGCTCGACACTCCTTTTTTGGAGGGCGATTGGATGTCTTTCAGGTAATCGTATGACGGACCAAGAACCGCATCTGCTCCCGAACTCGCGGCGCCGATGGGATCATCTCCTGCTGCGGTTATGCTATTCTGCACGCTCGCCCACATTATTCTTGAGGTCAGACGCAAATTTGACGAGATACTCCTGGAAGTGCAAGTTCGTCATGATACAGGGTCTCTGGCGCACGACATGGTTCACGAGGTATAACAACTGAACGCGGAAGCGCTTGACGACGTAGGCGAGCACGAGCGTCGCGGACCGGTTCATGCCCGCCTGGCAGTGGACGTAGACGTTTCTGCACACGGGGTCGCGCAGATAAGCGTCCATTGCTGCTTCGAACGCGGGGTAGTGCTTGTCGATAATGTTGGTGGGGTCGTCCATGGAGTTCAAGCACGTATAGTTCTTGCCGAGGTACATCCGAAGACTTGGAGGGCAAGCGCTGTCGTCCGCACAGTTGATCACGTGCGTGATCTGGTGTCCGTTGACAAAATTGGGGAGCAGGTAGAATCCCGCGCCGAGAAGTATGCGGTCAAACACCTTGGCGATCGGGTCGTGGATGTATCCGCGCGACCGCGACCGGTAAGGTTGCAAATATGTTTGAAGCATTGTTAGTTATACATTACAACAACTAAATGACGCTGCTCGCAGACATGCCCGCAGACATGCCCGCAGACATGCCCGTTGACCAAGAGACATTACTTGCGATCATGGGGTGTCTCGTGATCCTTTGGTTGACCATCGAGTTCGTCGACTGGTTGAAATAACGGTTTACCGGCGCCCGTTCATCGGTGACGACTTATCGGCGCCCGCCCTGCACCGGCGAGTACTCCTTCAGAAACGGCATGGCAACCGCGGCGACGACGAGCGCGACGATGAGGGTCGCGGCGGCGCCGATTGCGTCTCCGACCTTCAGCTTGACGGGACCAATTTCAATGACAAATCCGCCGACCGTCTGTTGCGCGCTGGGGAACAGCACGACGAGGAATGGCGTGACAATGCCCGAGATGAACGCCTGGAAGAAATCCTTCAGGGCGCCGCCTACAAAAATCGCAACTGCAAACGTGAGGAGGAGGGATTGGGCCATTTGTTTGTTTATATCCAACAGAGAAAAACGGATCGCCGCGTTCGTCTGTGTGATAACCGCATGAAATGTCTTGGTCCCTCTACACCCCGCAAATGAAGTTGAACTCGCTCGAAAAGAAGATCGCCATCCTCGATGTCTTGAACGCAAAGGATAAACTCATGCTCGCCCAGTCCGCGCACGATGCAGAAATAAAGACACTCAAAGAGCGCGAGGCGGCGCTCGACTCTGCTTTCCACGCCAAAGTGTCTATGGAGACATTCCTCCAACTGCGCGAATCCAAGCGCATTCAGGCGCGCGTGGTCCGCGAATCGTTCCGCACGCTTGTCGCGGCGATGAACGCCCTCGACGACGCCGAGTCCCACTACGACGTCGTCTGCTTCTCCATGGAGTCGATGAAATGAAATATGAACAAAATAAATCAAATCAAATTAAATACCGAACTGCGCGCTGAGTTTGGCGGCGTTTAGACGGGCAGACGCAGATGCAGACGAAGACGACGAATTTTTTGACCCGTCGGATTTCGACGAGGAGGACGCGCGCTCGCTGTTTCTTTCGGGGGCAGCAGCAGCGCCGCGTTTAGACGAGGACGAGGACGAGGACGAGGCGGCAACTGCCGCGGCAACAACTTCCATGCTAAGCAGACCTATTCCTCCTTTTGCACTGTTGGTGGCGCTACACAACCAGGACGCCATTTATTTACTGGAAGGAGATAATGTCGGGGGCGGAGAATACCCCCCTGAGTGTTGTGCGTCGTCCCACCGTGAGAACGCACAGCGCGATTCCTACCGTGACTGTAGCGAGTCCGGACACGCCCCTTCTGACGAGAATATCGACGGAACTGCACGATGTACACGAGGACAGCGCGACGACAAACGGGAGCAATAGCGGGAACGACGACGCGGTCGTTGAACTGGACTTGGACCCCTCCTCGTCCAACGGGACGCTTCTAACCTTTTCGCAGGTCGACGAACTTATTCAGACCTCTTTCAACGATATCGTAAACAATCACTCTGCGATCTGCGACATCATGGCGCTGTACTTGAAGGGGCAGAAGATCCTCCACATTGAGGCGAAAACGATATGCGAGCAGCGCCTCCACGCCCTCATGCTGCCCGCCATTTTTATCACCTCCGTGTGCACCATTTTGAGTCTCGCGCTCAAAGACATTTCGTACGGCGCCACCATCATCAGCAGTTTGAGCGGCGCGAACGCCTTCATTTTGGCGCTCGTGAGTTACATGAAACTCGACGCGAAGGCGGAGGCGCACCGGACGGCGGCGTACAAGTTCGACAAGATGGAGTCTATTCTCGTGTTTAACTCGGGCAAGATGCTCTTTGTCCACGGAGCAGTCGAAAGCATAGAAAGCATCATGACGACCACCGAAAAGAACATCCGCGAAGTCAAGGAGGCGAACCAGTTCGGTCTGCCCGAGTACGTGCGCTACAACTATCCTCACCTCTACAGCATGAACGTGTTCGCAGAGGTCAAGAAGATTCACTATAAGGAGCAGGAGTGCGTAAACGATCTGAAGGACACGCTGAACGACATCACGGTTCTGAAACAGAACGAAAACCGCACGCCTCTCGAGGAGACGAAACTGTCCGATCTTCGCGAACTTCAGCGTATCATCGTGAAAAAGATTATAAACCTCAAAGACGACTACTTGACGATCGACAACCAGTTCGCGGACGAACTTGAACGGGCGCGCAACCGCGTGCACCGCTGCCCGACGCCCTGTGACTGGTTGAAGACGTAGTGTAAAAATTAATATGAGGTTAGGACAATGGCAGTCAAACTTCACGAAGCAGTCGTGGATGGAGACGCACAAAAGGCGAGAGCACTGCTCAATGCTGGCGCTGATCCACTTGCTATAGACGATGAAGGACACACGCCCGCTTTTTATGCGTTTGATCTGAACAAACCGGAACTTTACGCGGTTCTGGTTGTCAGTCATCCAGAAATTCTTGAGGACGAGAGGGTGCCCCGCATACAAGATATGCCCGATGACAGACAACAGCTGGAGTTTCTAAACGCCATTACTGCGGAGATTGAAAGACTCCAGGACAATGATGCTGTAAATAACCTGAGACTACACAACCCAAAAATTAGAGACTTGGAAATGTTGAAAGATGAGTTAAACTTTGCAGCAGAAAATCATGGAATGATGGGCGCAAGACGACGACGCCGGAGGCAGAGGCGTGGGCGCAAAACAGTGAAAGCGCGTAAAGCGATGAAGAGGAAGAGGAACACAATGAGGCGCCGCTAGATCAGGGGTTGCAGCAGGGTCTGGATGACGTAGACGAGAACGACGCCGACGGCGCCGAGGACGGCAGCGCCCGTGAGGGACACCACGCCGCTGCCCGCGTAGGAGTTGGGGATGTAGCGGAGGAGCAGAGACTGGACTTGCGACAGCGACACGAGAAAGACGGCGCCGAAGATGGCGAGGTAGGTCATGATGTTCTTGAGGACGTTCTTGATCATGTAAGGGTGCATCTGCGCCGATTGACCTGGGTGCGGCGGCGACACGATCGCGTTCGAGGTGCCCGGCGTGATCATTTGCGGGTACGTCGTTGCTGCCGGCAGAGACATGGCGGGTTGCTGGGATCCGCCCGCGGGCATCAACTGGTCGAGAGGAGTAGCGTCGCTCATTTATATATCCTACGCGGAAACTCTCACGTCGGGGCACGACGCGTCCTCGATGCGGTAGCGGTAGCACTTGCCGTCCACGCGCGTAATCATCGTCCGCAGTGTCTCCGGTTCGTGCAGACTCTCCTCGACCTCCACCTGCGGGCGGTGGAACATCAGGACGGCGAGACCGAGTCCGATGACAAACGAGAATAGCATCCTCGCCTCTGGTTTCGCAAGAATTTCGCGCAGCATTATAATATACAGAAATGCAATACTTTGGAAGTCACAGTGCTGGCGTCGGCAAGGTCAAGGTGGGGAACTCGTCCGACCTCCTCAAGGCGCAGAAACTGCAGATTATCCGGAACGCCAACTCGAATTCGCCAAAGAGCAGCGTGACGACCTCGATTCACAGCGTGCGACCGACGGAGATCGCCCAGTACAACGCGGTAACGCAGCAGATTCAGTATTCCGTTAAACACCTTGGGAATGTCGGCTATTAATTGAGTGAGAAGTAAATGTTTCGTTTGAATAAACATGGAGCAGCACTGGATGATGGTAGTACACGCTGCACTGATTGGACTGATACTATTTGCGGTTATGGTGTTTGGACTGCGGCAGCAAAACGAGGTTGCGGAACGTAGAAGCATTCTGATAGCATCGGTTGCTCTAGTATACATGATTCTGTTCGGCCATGGACTCCCGTTCAAGATGAATAAAATTTAGGTTAATTCAAAAAGTCCACCGACGAGGTGCAGGGCACTTGGTAGGCGCGGGCGCGGAAGCACGCATTCGCAGTCTTGGGATTTCGGAACACCAGTTCGGGGTTCGAAACGTCAGGAACCATCTTTTTGCGCGTCATGGGGGGGACGAAGACGCACGTGACGACCATTCCTGCGACGAAACCGACGAGCATCCACACGACGTCGAACATTATTTAACGCGTACAGTATAAATATAGATGGAAGTGCCCGTGGAGCTTGTCGTGGGAAATCATTACAGAATCAAGGGACCGGTTCGTGACAAGGTTATACTTTTACACGAAGACGCAAAATACATTGGATTTGACAACGGTTATAACAAGTTCATGATTGACAAGGGCGTCATTTCTATTCGACCGAATGCGGTTGGTTATGAATTTGAAGCGCTGGAGTCACAGGCAGAACCGATGGAGGTAGATGGGGGAAAGCGGCGCAAGCAGCGCAAGCAGCGCACGCGGAGAACCCTACGAAAGACTCATCGTCGCGCTCGCCACTCTACCCGCCGGAGGAAGTAGAGTTTTGTAGACTCGCGCGATAGTCTCGCCATCGTCGCCGCTCCACGTTATGCTGCGTGCGCCCTTCGGAGGATACGGTTCGTACCCGCACGATACGAACAGGTCGGTGTTCTCGTAAAATTTGGGGTCGTGCTCCATCCAGATCAAATCGTTGTACTGCTGCTGCAGGTTCTCAAGGAACCGCGCTGCTTCTTTGGGGTTTCCGACGACCATGACGATAAACATTTGCGGGGGTATTATAATGCTTCTACAGGATATCCGTAATTTCGAAGATATTCACGTCATCTTTGCGGCGTTCGTGGCGGCGTGCGTCGTGGATACGGCGGGACTCTTCGTGTGGCGGCAGTACCCGAAGGAGGCGTCGATCTCGAAGTGGTACGACAGGTTCGGTCTGGTCGCGTACATGCTCGACGTAACGTCGATCGTCATCGGTATTCTTCTCGCTCAGGTCGCGTACGGGTTCGTCAGCAAGTCCTGGAGTCCCGCCCTCTTTTGCGCGATCGCGATCGTCATCCAGCAGGTGCACGACCTCGCGTTCTCTCAGTTGCTGGTCCCGAACGTTCAGAAGAACCACATATTCGACGTCATGAAGACCTACGTCGGAAACTCTGAGTCGTGGAAGGTCTTGATCGTGGACGCGGTCTACATGGTTCTGGCGTCGCTCCTAACAATGTACTTGGCGGGCGAAAAAACGTGGGTGAGCGCCTCTCTGCTCGTGACGACGCTGTACGTCACGGGTTACGCCTTGTACATACACGCATGACGCTTCGGACGCTTCTGAAGGGGGTTCCACCACCTGGTCTTCTGGAACTGCGGGGGCGGCGCGCACGGCCACGCGTCGACCTTTATGATTACAACCTTCACCAGTCCGATCTCGGACGAGTGAAAGTCGTACGTGTGCTTTCCGGGCAGAATGAAGGTTATGTTGGCGTACCCGTCCAGGGAGTATCGCCTAAATTCGCGGAGAAACTTGCCAAACGTGTCGTCGGGGTGCTCGAGCGCCGCGAACCGGCGAATCGCCTCGCGCACGTTCTTCGACGGAATTTGTGGCGTGGTGCTCATTTCTTCTTGTTCCGTCTGTGGATTTTCGAATGGCGCCTTCCATTTTTGCGGGTCCCCGTGCGGGTCCCGCCTTCCGGCACCGCAAATGGGTGTATCGGGGCGTTCAGGTCGCTCTGTAGTTCGGCGTCCCTCTTGGCGGCGCTTGCGGCAGATTGCGCCTTTGCCAATCCTCGTTTGAATGTGGGGTTGGAGCGCATTTCCTTCGCAGTCATATCCCGAAGTGGATTTTGCTTCTTTGTAGGAGGGCGGTATTCTGCCCTTCGCGCGCGGTCGATCGCGTCCTCGTACGCGTCGTGTCGCATGTGTTTGATGCGGAACTCGAACGAATACGTGTTGTTCGCGCCTCCGAGCATAGCGACGGTTGCGGTCGGGTGATCGCCGTGGGGGTTTTTTACGCTTATCTTAATTTTGTCGCCGACTTGATTGGACGGGAAGGTCGTCCACGAAGTCGTGCTGTTTTCGTCGCGTTCCGGGTAGTACAGCGTGAATTTCTGGTCTTCGGGATACCGTTCGTAGAATGAACCCTTTTTGAGTTCGAGCGCGCTCCGTACGCGCACGCGTTGCAGAGAACTGAGCGCTCCTCCGCGGATAGACGGGGTCGAAGGGGTGTTTTTCGCAATGTATCCCTCAATGCGGTCTAGAATTTTACGCCCGCCCGTGACTTCTTCTCCTTCAAAGACACGTTTTTCTTCGGCGATTTTATCGAGAATTTCCTTGCGAATATGGGGGTCTATCTTGGCGAGTTTTTCGTTGGTTTCGACGAGAAGGCGTCGTGCGATTACATCGTCTGGGGTTGTTTTTAGGCGTTGAGTTGCTGCGCTTTGCTGACCCATCGTGAGACGAATCTCTTCTTCGGACGGGTTGTAACCCAGCAGTTGGGTTGCGCGCGAGGGAAGGGGTTGAGGTGCGGGCGCTTGTTCAACCGGAGCAAGACCGGTTCCTGCTGCAGGCGAGGGCGGTAGCGCGGGCGGCGGAACTGCGTTTAGCGCCCTGCTGAAGGGGGATTTCGGCGGGGGGAGTTGTTCCAAGTTCAGCAGGTTCCCGGTGGTTGGAGGAGGCGGCGGCAGCGGCGGCAGCGGCGGCGGCGGAACTGCGTTTAGCGCCCTGCTGAAGGGGGATTTCGGCGGGGGGAGTTGTTCCAAGTTCAGCAGGTTCCCGGTGGGCGCGGGCGGCGCGGGCGGCGCGGGCGGCACGGGCGGCGGAAGCGCAATGGGTTGCGTATCCACTGCAGGAAGTACTTCGCCGAATGGAGCGGGGTTTGGTTGGGGTGCGTCTGCGGGCAGTTTCTCCGGGGGTCGCGCCACGCCTTGGTTCGCGAACTCGGATGTGGACGGTTCCGTTGGCGGTTCCGTTGGCGGTTCCGTTGGCGGTTCCGTTGGCGGTTCCGTTGGCGGTTCCGCGAGCAGTTCGTCGGGTCGAGCAACGCCCTGCGGCGAGAACTCGGGCGCGGGCGAAGTCGCGGGCGGAGTCGCGGGCGGAGTTGCCGCTGCCAACTTGAGTTTTTCGAGTTGTTCTTCCACCCGCGCATCTCTCGCTCGGTTTTCTGCCAGCATCTGGGCGAGAGAGTCTGCTGCCTGCCTGACCCTCTCCGACCTGTCTGCTTCTCCCGCGCGGTCAACGCTTGCCAGGGCGGCGTCTATACCTGCTTGCCGTTTTCGCCTCTGGAGTTCGTCGTTGAACGCCTTGTTTTTCAGGTACATCTCGGTTCTCGCAAGTCCCGCCTCGCTGTCCGGTCGTGCGTCCTCTGCCCGCTTCGCGTCGTTCGCAGCCTTCATCTTCAACACCGTATCCGCAACCCCGGCGTTCATTTCGGCAACCAATTTGCTCTCGATCTTGCTGCGGTCGGTCGAGACGAAAAGAGGCGCATACATGACCTTGCCAGACTCCAGCACCATATCCTGACCGCGAACCTTTAGAGTCGCCTTTCCGACGAGTTTTACATGGACCGCGACGCGCGGGTCGTTCTCGGAGATGCGGTCGACCTTGAAGGGCATCACGGGGAGTTCGGGCGTCTCCGTTTCCACTAGACCTCCGTATAGGTTCAGAGGCAGTTTGACCGAGACGTTCAAGTTCGCTTTTTCGAACTCTGGATTTTGCAGGTCGAAGTAGGCAAGTCTGCGGTTGGGGTCGGCGGCGTCGGCAGGAATATCGGAGACATTCGGGATGTTTTCGCGGGACGGCGAAGGGTTGCGTATGAACGCCACGAGGTTCTGAATCCAGTCGGCGAGACGGATTTCCAGTTTGAGCGCGTCGGGGTCTACAAACACCCGCTGCCCCGACTGCACTGCCTTGCTTCCGACTTTCTCTTGGACGTACGACGGGTTTAGAATACCTGGCAGCGTCAAGTTCGACATTTCCTGCCCAGTGACGATCTCGGCAGTGATGGCGTTCGCCAGTTGGGCGGCGGTCTTGAAGCGCTGGTCCCCAAAGTCTTTCGCAAACGACCCAATGACTACGCTCTCGGGCGTCCCCCCGACGAGCGTCGCAATACCCACGCGGTGTTTGCCGGTCTTCTCGACGAGGTACACTTCGGGCGCCGAAACGAGAGCAAACACGGGCGGAACGACTCCGAGCGCCTTTGCGGTTTCGTCGTCGAGGCGCACCCATTTGCGACCGTCGCTTCCGGTGGTTTCTGTACCTGTCAACGTGGCAACCGGCGAGGTGCGCACCTCGACCTTGTCGGTTTTCGACTCTGTCCCGGGCGCGACAGAGATGTCCGATCCGCGCGTGGACTCCCACGTTCCAACGCTGCTCGACTTCAAAAAGGTCGTATCTCCGCGAATCCTAACGTACGCACTTGGGGTTCCCTCGACAAAGTTAGTTATGCGGGGTTTCATAACTTCGAGATCCAACTCCAACCAGTTTCCGAGCGTGACCTTTCCGACGACCTCGTCGCCCGCCTGTTCCCACGAGATTGTTCCGACGACGGGGGCGTCCGAGTTTGCAGCAGAACGCACCTGGATGGCGTCCCACGAAGATTCGGGGTTGTGCGCGTAGTACACTTTTCCCACGGGCGTGGGTGTGGGCGTGGGCGCAACCTTGGCGGTTGACGCAGAAATACTTAAAGAGGACTCATCTTCGCTGCTGCCCTCGTCGCCCTCCGTCACGGCAGACAGCGAGGGTTGCACGCTTTGCCGCCCTTCCGACTCGGATTCAGAACCATAACCAGAACTAGAACTAGATGTCGGAAGTTCGGCAGATATTCCGGTAAGCAGGTCGGCAGTTTCTACAAGAGAGTTCAACGCTTGAAGTTGGCGGTTGACATCGTCAACGTACCCCCGCACCTTGCCAAAAATAGTGTTTATTGTGCTCCTCTTGCGTTCGGTCGCGTTTCCAGACGTGTTTGTTGCAAACTTATCTTTTTCGATATTAAAATCCCGTACTGCTCGAGTAACTGTGCTGTTTAAATCGTTTGAATCGCGAATAAACGATCGTCTTGAAACTCCGACCTTCGACGTATCTCGCGTGTCTCCAAGCATTCTCCTACCTGCATCACTTTGCAGATATGTTACGATTCTCAGGTACTCGCCATTGAACTGCTGTACCGTCGTCTTAAATTCTGATTCAATGCTCTCAAATTCTTCTCGCTTTTTACTCATTTCCGGAGACAATGTTGCAGTGACTGCTGCTTGCGCCCTCGCAGTTGTACCTCTGCGCCTCGATGCGCCTGGATTTGATATGGACGAAGACGCAACGGAAGACATCCCACCTCTTATATTACTCCAAGAAACTTGGTTTAGAGCGTTTGCGGTACTGAATGAGTTTCTGCTTGGCGCCCACATAATATGCTCGGTACGCCTTGACGGGGTCGGGGTCTTTGAACTCGTCGGGCATCGCTAGGCGCGGAGCGGTGATACCTTTTGACTCTAACCCAGCAGGGTAGACCAGCGACAACCAGTCTAGGTGCTCTTCGCATTTATGTGTCTTTTCGCTGCCGTAGCGGAAACGGTACTCATCCACGAGGGCGCGCGCGAGGCGGAGCAACCACAGGTAATTGTCGAGACTTTCGCGCAACCATATGTTGCATGGGTGGTTGCGGTGGGTGGGTTTGTACCCGCTTCCGTTGGGGGTAGACGCGAGATACTCGGGAGTTCCTGTAGATGTAGTCCAGTGGCATGTGTAGAGCAGTTGGCAGGATTCCAGTATCATCTTGACAACGTGTTTGTCAACGTGGTACTGCGCGCATAATTCAGGGTCCCAGTCAAGGAAGAATATGTTCATTTTGGCGGGGGCGGGGGCGGTTGAGGTGCAACCACCGCAGGCGATACGTTTTCCATAAATCTGGGTTCGGCAGTGCCGCGCGACTGACCCCTGTACACCATATCGAACTTGATGCGGAGAAGACCCTCGAGTTTCGACTGCGGCGCGGGCATTACTACAACTCAATATGATTTCGCACGGCGTTGTTCCACGTAAGTTCCTGACGCGGGATATCTTTGCGCGACTCTTTCGCCTGAATGACCTCTTTCGTTGACGAGTACTGCGTCGCGAGGAAGAAGACCATGATTGCTGCGATAACGAGGAGCATGGCGATGTTGAACCACCAGGAACCGTGGAGGTTCTGAATATTTTTGGATTGCAGCAGGTTGTTGCGGACGCGCAGGAGCGTGAACTCGTCCACGAGTGTCTGCATAATTGTGTTTAGAGTATAAACAATGGGAGACGCAGCGTCCGCGGCGCTCGTAGGTGCATGTGCAGGCGTCGCATTCATTTCGCTTGCAGCAGGATACCTTTCTGAACTTGTTGTTCCCGTCCAATTAAAGGCAGCGCCACCGCCACCGCCGCCGACGAAAGAAAAGACACTGGAGGAGAGGGTCGCAATTATTGAGAAGAAGGAGGGAATCGCACTTGCAAATACGCCGCCTGCCCCTATGGTAGAGTACGTTCTGCCTGCGCTGCCTGCGCCCGAAACCCCGCGAGTAGTCGGGTAAACCACGGATGACTGGTACCTTTGATCTGTAATCTGGAAAACGCAGAGGGGGTCGCGGCGAGCGCGCGCACAATCTCGAGTTGCTCAACATACGTGGGATGTACAAATTCGACCTCCAACTTTCCGTACAGCAGCGCCTGAATCTGTTCGTTGAAGTCAGGTGTGCTCATATTATGCTACACTCTGAAGACTATGCGTATACGGGTTCGCCTTGAACGCGTCTAGGATCGCGGGGTCGACGCGGTTGATCTCGGCGTCCAAGGGCAAGGGAAGCGTGTAACTCATCTGACCGCGCTGCTCTGCCGTCGACGCGGATGACACGACATTCGCGGCAGCCTCCACCGTGCGCACGTTGTACAGCATGTCCTCGTCCTTATTCACCTTGACGGCGCCCTTCGCGTCGGACCCCGAGTTGAAGGCAATGCCGCCGGGTGCGGTGTAAAACGTCATCGACGACGCCTCGCGACCCGGGTTCGTGTACGCCTCGTTGTACTGGTCGACGACGTACGTCCCCTCGCTGACTCCGCCCTGACCGCCGGCAACACCCACCCACTCGCCGACCGTCAGTTTCATGAACTCCTGGAAGGGTTCCGTGAACGAGCGGACGTAGTTGGCGAACGAATGCTCGGCGCCGCCCGCGCCGTAGTACTCGATATTGGTCGTCGCGCGCTGCTGCTCCTTGAACATCTGCTCCGGGAAACTCGCGGGCGCTACCTGTACTCCGACAGCAGTGTTCAGGTGCGTCAACTCTCCGCCGATAGTGCCGTCCTCCGTCATGATGTTGAACGTGTCGGGGCGGTTCTTCATGACGGGCGCCTGCAGACCCGGTTGCGTCACAAAGTAATTGCCGGGCACGACAGGTTTCTCGTACGATAGTTTGGGTTTGTTGTCAACGCGCAGTTCGTCCGTAGTGCGCGGTTTGGCGAACTGCTGGGCGTCGGTGAACTGCTGATACCCTCCGCTACCCGTGTTGGTGTACCCGTTGTTCAACCCGGGAGCGACGTAGGTCTTCTCGATGGGGGACACGTTCTTCATGCTCATGCCGGCGACCATGCGCGACTGAATGAAGTCGGACTCGTTGGGGTTGCCGTAGGGGTCGCCGTATCCCGGTTTGACGTCGTAAAACGTCTGCACCTCGCGCTTCTGGACGTACTCGCTGCCTGTTCCGGAAAACGTGTCGAGGATCGAGTCGTTCGCGCCGCCCCGCAGGTTCTGGGTGACGCGTGCGCCGAAAAAGGGGACCATGTTATTATGCCCCTTCGTGTCGTTGGTGAGACGCACTTGTTCGGTGAGAGGTGCATTCGGAGATATGCTCGCAGGAAGCGTTGCTGTCGAAGACCGCGGGGTGTCGCGGAACCCCTCCTTCTTTTTGCTGGCAGAATCGGAAGTGTATTGGGTGGAGAGGATGTATCCCAACAACCCAATACCTGTGAAGAGTGCGACTTCGATCATTATAATTACTGAGCGCGAAAATTCATGACCCTGGACGGGGCGCGCGTGTTCTTGAAGTATTCAAAGGAGGGGATGGCGTGCTCCTGGGGGCGGTAGACCAACCACTGGAAGTTGTTGGGTTGCAGTCGCTCGCGCGCGACGGGCACGTTGAAGGAACCCACGAACGGCGTGCGCGGAGGCGCGTCCTGGGCGTTCACGGGCGTCTGGAACACCCACCGCGACTCTTGTGTCGTTGCGTCATGATAGGTTAGTTCTGCCATACGGGTCGTATTATCTACATATGCCAAAATCATTTCGCCGTCGCTACTTCCGTTGCTGCCGTCCCCACGCCAGTGAAAAGACCCTTAACGACCGAGACTGCCAATTCGACTGCGCTGACGAGAGTCGTTCCCACACCGCTCAACGTCTTCGACAGCGGGGACTCGCCTGCTGCTGCTGCTGCCGGCGCCGCCGCCGCCCCAGGCGTTGTTGTTTTTCCACCTACCGAGGCGGCGCCGTGCGTGGGCGTGGGCGTGTCGACGATGTTGTACTTGGACCACGCACTCTTTCCGAAAGGATCCACGACGAGTTTATCGACCTGGTCTTTGAACATTCCTACGAGGCGGTCGTTCTCCTCGGAGACCTTCGGGCGGATCGGTTCTTTTGGTTTCACGCCATAGCAGTTCACGCCAAACTTCATAGCGGGGTCAAAGTACCCGCCGTTCACGCCGGGGCGACCGCAAATCTCGCGCTTCTTGACGTCGGGATCCGTAATGCGCGCCTCCCACGATTTTTGCTGCGTGGGAAAGAGCGCAAGTCCGCCGGCAGACCAACCGTATCCGCACCACTCTGCGCCAACGTTGTACGCCTGCTCAACCTGCAGGTATGTGGCGAGTTCGGAATCGTACGCCTTGCACACGTACTGCGCCTCCTCGTAGGTGAACTTGTTGTCGGAGACATAAAAAACCTCGGGACCCGTAAATGGGATAGCAGGTGCGATGTTCACCTGAGTGGGGGCAACCGTCCCTACCGGCGGTGCGGGGGACGGGTTAAACACGATATCGAGGTTATTGTTGCCGTCGGTTACAGTCACGAACCCGAAGTATATGAGAACGAAGCAGAGGATTGCGGCAACCATCAGAAGAACGAGGGTGGACATGATGTCGCCCATGAGGAGGACCCATAGGATGACGACCGCCCCCACCAGGATTAGAATCCATGTGAATGCGTCCATTAGTTTTCATGCAGGAAATAAAGCAGGACTCTCATTGTGCTGTCCAGCGGAAACTTGCGCGAATCGACGGCGACCACGTGCTGGTCGTCGAGGACGTACCACGGTGAACCCGGCGGCATCTTGCGCGCATACGTCCGCCAGTGCCCGCCCGTGAAGCACACCACCGAGAACAAGTAGTATTTCTTGTTGTTGACGACAATGACGCTCGAGTACTCGATCGGCGTAGACCAAATCATCAGGACTTTCGGGAAAGTTCCGAACAGAACTTGCTTGGTGCACCCCTTCTTCTCTTTGCACTTTTCGCACGCCCACGACTCGATAACCTGCGGTTGCACATACTCCTGAATCGCGTTCAGAAGGGGGATACCGGGGCGCGAGGGCATCAAATGCAGGTCAATGGTCGTAGTAGTGTGCATCTGCGCGTCCTGGCAGTTGTTGCAGACAATGCGGTCGCCGATATTGAAGCGGAACGCCTCGTCCAACCACGGCAGTTTGTCGCAGAGGTGGACAATCAACTCGTGACTGTCGCCGATATTTTCCCCGGCGGGCATGTAGGAGGTGCGAATGCATTCGTAGAACTCTTTGAGTCCGTGAACGCCCTTATTGCGATAGACTGCTTCGAGGCACACGTCGTAGGGATTCGCTTTATCCACGGTTCCCTCTTCGTAACGGTCGGTCAATGTTGGGCACGAAAAGAGTCCCTGTAGCGCAGCATTGACCCAACAACTTCCGCGTTGGTTGGGGAGTCCGAACATGATATATATCTATTACCCGAAAGCACTAAATGAATTTAGAAATCCAGTCGGTTCGCCTTGCTCTTGAAACGCCTTACTGAAGGGGCGCTTGAGTCCGTTTTGGTCTTGTGCGCTGAACTGGTCGCTCTTGCCGTCCCCGAACGCTCCGTCCTTGTCGCCCGGGACGGTGGACGATTCCTTGCCGCCCCCGTGGCGCTCGCACCCCATGGAGTGCTTCGTGCACGTGCAGGGGACCAGCGAACTCTTGCGGATATAGGCGTCGCCCGGACCTGTGAGGGCGGCGATGGCAGCAGATGCAGGCGTGTAAGGCGGCAGAACGCTGCCACCGTCGACGTTGTCGTTCAACTTAAAAGGAGAATCATTTGCTAATGGGTTTCCAGGTTGGGCGATGATCGCAGGAAGTGCACCTTTCGCATGAGCACTTCCAGCAACAACGGGCGGGGTCGCAGGCGTCGCAGGCGTACACGGAACCGGAAGAATCAGACTAGGCAGATTTGAAACTGGTATAGGACTTCCGTTGGGCATTGTCGGAACCGTCTGTGTCAGCGCAGTCGCCGATGGAAAGTATACAGTTCCATTTGGTCCGCCTTTTTGAACCATTATTGCGGTGCAGTTTGATGTTGAGCAATAACTTTTTGCCATATCTAGGGATCCCAATCCGATTGTTACATATGCGTTTGCACATTCCATCGCGGTCTGTGATGCGGGACATTTTCCCTGCGCCTTTAATTTGTCGCCAACATAGTTGATATAATTGGGAAAATCTTGAGGCGCAGGCGGTACAGGATACCCTGTCGCCGCGCTCATGGGCGTTTCCGGAGCCCAGCACTGGGTTCCGAAATGTTCCTTGCTCGTATTCCACGAATACACGAGGGCGAAGACGACCACGGCGAGCACCACCGCCCACACGAAATATTCGTCATTAAATTTCATCCACGCAATCTTATCCATTCTCCACATCAAATTTTACTTACATCTTGGGTCTGGGCGGGTTTGTTCCGAGCATCCCGCTCTGCCCGACCGTCGTTCCGAGCGTCGAGACTGCCGGCATCGGCGGAGCGGCCACTGCCGGAATAACCGTCACGCCCGACGGCGGCAGGTTGAGCGGCGCTGGCATCGGATTCGGACCCATAGGTGGTGGGCCGGCAAGAGGAATCCCCGTGACTCTGGAAAGAGGCGTGTTAAGAGGCATGGGCGGCGGGGGCGCGTCGGGAAGACGCGCGGCGTTCGCTGCGTCGTTCGTCGCTGCCGACATGGACGGCACCACTAGCGTATTCATATCGCTCAACCCTCGCAAACCGGTAGTGGGTTGTTCCGTGCCCTTCTTGCACATTCCCTTCTCGATGAACTGCATCGACGGGTTCGTGTTTGAAACGGTGGGTTGTGTGCGCGTCAGTTTGTAGGTCGTCGTGCTGCCTGCCGTCGTCGACAAAACGCCCGTGCACTCCGCATCGGCAGCACACGCCTTCTTTGCCGTCTCGGTGTCGACGTACTCGGTGCTGTTCGGCAGGACATCGAGAGAAATCAGAACGGACTGCGGGTTCTTCCAGGAGCAGATTGGGTCAAACGTCTCCTTCGAATTCGCCCACACGTAGTACGCCACAAGTGCTGCTATCAGAACTGCCGCAATGAAGAATGCGTGTTCGCGGCAGAATTTCATCTGTATACTTGCTTATTTACTGAGGACATTATTCGTTCATTCTTTCACTTTGCCGGTGCGCTCGTCTATGGGTTTCAACCAGTCGGGGGTGGGAGGCGCGTTCGGGGACACGTCGGTTTCGCGACCGTATGCGTCCTTAAAATATTCGTGAGCGGGCATGACGGCGAACGCGAAGAGAACAAGAAGGATTATGGATCCCCACAAAATGGCATTGCGGCGCATCATTTCTCTTTCTCTTTACAGATATAAATGGTAAAATATACGAAACAACGCAAGTCGAAGAAGTCTCTGCGCAGGACGCGTCGCAAGGTTCCGAAGACTCTCCGGAGGACTAAGCGCCGCGGAGGGTACGACCCCGTAGGACCCAACGGCGGAAACTACGGAACTGCGCCCACCAGCAACCCCGTTCAGTCATCGGGCGCGCTGCCAGACCCTAAATCCGCGTTCCCGGACGGTCCGAGCGGGTATTAACTTAACTACCGCGACACGCTGCTCGACGGCAGTTGCTTCTCGCGCTCGGCGCCCACCCAGTACGGGGACATTGCCGAATAGAGAGACTGTTGGTACGGATCCTGCGGTTTGAACTCCATGAACCCAGTAAAAGGTGTGACCTGTTGTTTCTCCTTCTGCGGAACAACAGGTGCTGACACGTCGGGGCATCCCGTGCGCTCGTTATATTGACGGTACAACTCGAGGTCCTTGAACTGCATCGGGTCTCCGCCGCGCGTCGTGCCCACCCACATCGTGCCAATTGGATAGAGGTTGTTCAGACAGGCGCCGCCGGCAGGTGTTGAGGCGCTAGATGACATTATTTAACCTTCATACAATAATGGTCCGGAAAACAAGAAGACAGCGACGCAACAAGCAGCACACTCGTCGTAGGAATCGTCGGAGAGGCGGCGAAGAACCACCCACGATCATTCGTTTCTGGTTGAACGGGTGTGGTGCGTGTGCAGCGTCAGAAGAGGCGTGGACGCAATTCGAAAAGGAGTCGCCGATCAAGACCCTAAAGATCGAGAGCAGTGCGATTCCGCCCGAGTGGAGCGAAGAAGTCAAGGCGTTTCCAACCTATATTGTCGTCGTTGACGGCAAGAAGGTCGCAAAAGAACAGGGCGCCATAACGGACTCTGCAAAATTGAAGAAACTCGCGGCGAAAGGCAAGGCGCGCAGGCGTTAGTGGGTCGGAATTGGGTTCATCGTACTGCCTTCGGCGAGGACGTACTCTTCTGACTTGCCCTTGCGCGACACGTTGTCTTTGTTCAGAAACGACTGGAATCCCTCCAGATCATTGGGGATCGTCGTGGCCGCCTGGGTGACCCAGTTCCGCGAGGATTCCATCAGACCGTACGTGTCCGACGTGTCCATGAAGAGGTCGCTCGTCTTGGAGAACGCCTCGCGGATGCTCGAGTCGAGTACAGACGACGTGACGTCGGGCGGCGCAGACACGCGCGCGGGGTCGTCCACGTAGTCCGTGAAGAGGACGTTCATGAAGGGGTTGTCTGCCGACGGCGTCGAAAAGTGCTCTGCGCCCCCGGTCTTTGCACTGCGCTTCAGGTTGTTGAACGTCTCTTGAATCATCTGCGTCTTGGGGAAGAGGCGCACCAAAAAGACACTGGCAAGCATCACGAGCGGGATGAGCAGCAGGTAATCTGTGCGACGGGCGACGATGGCGACCAGCAGAGCAGAGTAGACCGTGAAGCGCACGACGGCGTTGAGCGCTTCGGGGACCGTCATGTCGTTCGTGGGGAGGAACTTGTGCCATCGGACAAAGAAGTGGGCGGGGTCATCCAACCAGAACAGTTCGCGTTGACTTTGGCGTTCCGTTTGCTCCTGACTCATTGTGTATTCTTCCGAAATTACTTCTCTACTTCTACTTCTATTTCTTCTCGGCAAGTTTGCGCTGGAGGCGGGCGAGCATGCGCTGGCGGCGCGCCTCGGGGTGGTTGCTCGTCAGTTCCTGCGCCGTGCGCACGGGTTGTCCAGCGCCAGCGGGTGCATCGCCGAACAGTTCCGTCTTGAAAACCTTGCCAATGGACTGCTTGAACTTTTCCTTGAGCATCTCGATTTCTCCCACAAAATCCTCCTTGCGCAGACTGCCGTTGCGCATCTTCTGCTCGATCAGGACCTGGACGGACGTGATCGCGCGCTTCGTGACGGGGTGGTCGGGGTTCTTGATCATCTCCATAAGTCCCGCAATGTCCGTGAAGTCCACCTTATCGAGACCCAGTTTCTCGACGTTGAGGGTCTCCGCGACCTCCATTCCCAACTTGAAGATGCGCGTGTCCTTGAGCGTCTCGAGAAGGTCCTCGACGCCGCTCTGCGTCGTCTCGTCTTTGAGGAGTTCGTCGATCTCGTCGGTCGACGCCTTGCCGCTGAAGGTCGACCACATCGTCTTGATCGTGCCCATGATGTCTGCGCCCATGTAACTCGCCATCAGCAGGGTGCGCGCGTACGTCCACACCTTCTCTTCTGCTGCCGACTCGACGCCGTGAAAAAGGTCAGAAAAGTCGACGCCGCGAAGGAAAAAACGACGCTCGGTAAACAGTTCCGTATTCTTCTTGAGCAGGTCCATGCAGTGCGGTTGCACGTGCTCTTTCAAGTAGGCGACCTCGGCGTCGCAGTTGAACCCTTCCGGGTAATTGGTCTTGAGGACATCGCAAAGACTCGGAAACTCCTTCGCGATATCGTCAACGCATTCGCGGATAAGTTTTGCGGTGTCAAGCATTATCTATACCCTCCAAACAAGATTGTAAATGCCTATATAACTCGTCGCTAGGCGTGCTGCTTTCAACTGTAACTACCTTCATTGATTGGGCGCTGGCGCCGGCGTTCTCTAACCACGCGCGGTGCGCGTCGTCGAGTTTCTGGAGGTATTCTCGCGAAATGTTTTCCTCGCCCGGTCGCCCGCGCATTTTTATACGCTCCGCACAGGTTTCAACGTCCGTCGCCAACCACAGGACCGCGTCGGGAATGTCCCGCGCAAAGTTGTCGAACCACAGGTTGTACAGTTGCATCTCCATCTCGCTCAGCAGACCGTCTTTCGAGAGCATGGCGGCGAATACGCGCTTGTCGGTAAGAACCGAGCGCTCCGTGATGTAGAATGTGTAACCCGGATTCTCCTCAATCGTTTTGCGAATGTGGAGAATGCGGGTGAGAATGGCGGCGTTTTGGAACGTATACGCCCAGCGCGGCGTGTCCTCGTAAAAGTGCTGCAGCAGGTTCTTGTCGCCGTTCCGAAAGTACGCCCATACGTCCACAGGTTCGTCAATGACTTTCACGTCCTTCATTTTTCGGAACTTTTCCAGAAGCGTCGTCTTGCCCGCGCCAATGTTTCCGTCGAGAGAGATGAGAACAGACTGCATTCTATGCCATCTTTAGAGAGCGCCGGCGCGGGTTCCATTTTTCACAACTCGCGATGTGCGTCTACGCTCGGTTTCCGCCGCGGTACGCCAACTTCTTCTCCTCGCTCGCGGACATGCAGAGGCACCCCGTGTCGGACGAGATGGCGTTCGGGCAGCACTCGGGTTTGAACGTGGAGTCTTGGTTGGCGAAGAGTTGCATGTCGTCGTCGGCAGCCTCGTACGACTTGAGAGGCGTGGGCGCGCTCACGGACGACCACGAGTTGCCGTTGGAAATGTCGATACCTGCGTAGACGCCCTCGTCGCCGCCTTTCGCGGGCGCGCCAACTTCTTGCTGCATGAATCCTTCGCGGGACGATCCCATAAATAGACGTGCGGCGATGGCGACTACGAACGCGGCAGCGCCCACCATGAGAACAACGGTCGTTTTATCCTTCATTATTATCTATCCTCCGATTTAATTCGCTCAACACTCGTTCCTGAATCTCCTCGAATTCGGCGGGATCGTGCGTATCGGGGTAGTCGCGCGCAAGACCGCCGTTGACTTTGAAGCGCCCGTCCGGCGAGTCCGTGAACACCTGCATCTTTTCGCCTTCAAGGTGCACGACGCCCGTTATGCGGACATCGCCCACGCGCATCCCGGGTCGGACGCAGCACAACTCTATGCCGCCCTCGAGCGTGTCGGTCCGGTTCAGCGGGACATAATCGGGCGCCTCGGTGTCCACCTCTTCGTAATCCGCAAATGTTACGCCGTCGATACGGATCTCGTGGTTGCTGGTGTTCAGGCAGATCACTTCCGAAGGTCGGACGCCTTCGTAGAGCGTTGCGAGCGTCGAGTCGCGGACGTAGACCCACCTTGACTCGCGGACCAGGTGTTTGCCCGTTACGAGAACGTTCTTGTACAAATACAGTTCGGTCGTGGGTTGCACCGCGAAGCGCATCGTGGCAGTGACGCGCGCATTGTTTGCGAGAACATCGCCGACCCGGATGCGGTGCAGAGGGACCGTGCGTCCGTCCGCGAGGTCGATGGGCGTCTGCGGGTCAAAGCACTCATACGACACGCCGAGCGAGATTCCGATGGGAATCATCACGAACAGGAGAGGTGGGAAGACGAAGAGAATAATGATGGCGAGACCAAAAATGATCGAGACAATTGACGTGAGCATCGTGCGAATCGTCGAAAAGAGAGATTGAATGAGATTTATGGCAGTCGAAGCGATGACGATGCTATAGGTCGCGCTTCCGAGAATTCGACTGGTTAGGTCGCGCACCTTGGACAATAGGTGGACAAATGTCCCAAAGACATTTGCGAGTTTGGCGAACGTCTGTTCTGTAAACGATGCCACAAAGTTCTGGAGACCGGTGATCATTCCCCGGAAAGAATCAAGTTCGCCCAAGATCGGTTTGAGAGCGCGTACGAACGCAGAAAACATCATGTTGACGGGGTCGAGCGCGCGCCCAAATATTCCACTCGCCGTTGAGGTCGTACAGTACTGGAAGTTCTCGTAGGTCGTTACGTCGGGGTTCATCGACGAAGCGAACGGCATGTACATCGGGTTGCAGCGGTACTTGACCCAGTCCTTCTTGATCTCGTCTAGATTGGCGTATGCATAGTTGTAGAGAATCACCCCCACAATGAGGAGTGGACCGGCAAGTAGAACCACTGCTGCCGGTAACATTATCTTATGTTTCCTGTTCTTTTTGGATTTGCTCGTCGCGCCAGTCGTGAATATCGTCGTCGGGCACTTCGTGGTCGTCCAGAACCGTGAACCAACCGCCGTAGGGTGTCAGGACTTCGTATTTCGACCCCTCGACGATGAATTGCACTACGTCCGCGTGTTCATCTTCGCTTCCGCACTCCTCTTCGAGCACGGGCGTGACTCCGCGCGAACAGTGCTCGATCCACGTACCGAGTGCAAACGTGCTGCCCTCGAACGAAGACATGCGGACCCTGCTGTGCCGAATGACCGCCTGGACGCGCTTGCCGTTTTGAAGAACGTCGCCGATTTGCACGTGTCCCGCGACCTTCGCGACCTCGCTACCGTCGCTTGCTCTCACCACAATGAACGCGGACGGACGCACGCCGGTGTACCGGTACTTTAGGGGATCGGCAAGTTTCTGGCGGGACGTCAGCGTGCCGTAATGCGCCTCGACCTGTTGGAAAAACTTGGTAAGGATCGCGGGGTTGTCCGTCTCTTCGTAGTCTTTGAACGTGTACCCTTCTGCGTCTATTCTGTGTTCGCCCTCGACATTCAGGCAGTAAATGTGCTTGAACGACGGACTCGCCGCGGCGTCGGGGTGGTTCTCGACGCGAATCCACTTGCCGTCGTGCAGAACCTTGTGGTTCCCCGAAACATGAACCTTTCCAACTCGTTTCATTTCGGTGCGCGCCCCGTCAAAGACGAGCACGCTCTTGACGAGGGCGCCGCTTCGGAGGTACTGTCCCGGTTGAATCTTGCGAATCATTTCCACGGCGTCGCCCATCATGTCGACTAGAGTATCCCCCTGAAAGCAGAAGAACTCTGCTGCCTGTCCAATGGGTCCATTCGCCACGCTCTGACCTGTTTGAAGACCTGTCGACACGATATTCATAAGAACCGCAAACGACGTCATCATGCGGTTCATGATGCTGCGGACGCGCCCGAACAACTGAATGACTTCCTGGAATGTGTTTTGAAGTTTTCCAAAGGTTCCTTGCACGATCGAGAGAAACCCGTTGGATGCACCCGCCATAGACGAGCGCATAAAGTCCATGGATCCCAGGATTGTTTTCAGTATGCCGGTCAGAATGTTAAAGTTCTGGTAGATCGGGTCCATGATGAACCCTGCGTAGGTGTTGACGGACTGGAGCGTGCAGTTCATAAAGTTGGTGGCAATGTCCGAACCGACCATTCCGGCGAGGGGCATGTAGACGGGGTTGCAGCGGTATTGGACCCAGTTCGTTTTGATTTCTTGAAGGTGGGCGACTCCGTAGGCGTACGTTCCTGCCAAAATCGCCACCAAGGTGGTCACCAAAACCACCAAAACGGATCCGATCGACATTTGGCACTTATCTAGTACATCGAAGAAACAGAATAGAATGAATTACCACAGCATGAAACTCTCTGAACTGAAGAAGGTCGCCAAGGAGCGCGGGGGGATCAAGGGGTACTACACCATGTCCAAGAAGGAACTGATTTCGTTCCTGGAGATGCCCGAGTTGCCCGAGTGGTTGGTCGTCACGAAAATGACGGTCGACGCTCTTCGCGACCTTGCAGGAAAGCGCGGTCTGCGCGGATACTGGGGGTATTCGAAGGCAGAGTTGATCTCGACGCTCTTCCCGAATCTAGCGAAACCCTCTGCCGGATACTCCGACAGCAAGGCGGGCAGCGTCGATGGCAGAACCGCGCAGGAGTACTACGAGGATAACCGCGAGGCACACAAACATGAGGACCCACAGAACGAGAACGGCGAGAAGGTAGGGATATAACTGCTTGAAAATGCGCACCATCATAGGGCGCACGACATGCGTTTCGATATAGGAGTGCGTCTCGGGGCGTCCGCCGAACTCGATGCAGTCGCGGAAGAGGTTGTGGAAGAACCCCGACTTCTCTTTTTGACTCATATTTTTGTCTCAAAAGCAATATAAATCTGCCATGAAACTATCTCAGGGGACTCTCCTCCGTCTTGGCGCCGTTGCAGTTGGACTCGTTGTACTTGTGGTCGTCGTGAATGGATATTCCGGCATGAAATTTGGCGGCGAGGGTCTTGAGGGACGCGACTGGGTGCCGCAGGGTCCGCTGCCCGAGAACCCTTCGTACCCCACGATGGTCAGTTCTTACTCCGAGGGCGGAAACGCCGCGCCCAGTCTGGCGCAGGAGTCTCGCCACCCTACGGGTCAGCAGGAGTACTCGCAGACGATGCTTTCGCCCACGGATCTGCTGCCGCAGGGCGGTCTCGGCGCGTCCTGGGCGGCCACGAACCCCGTGGGCATGGGCGACCTGAAGGGGCAGAGCTTCCTCTCGCCCACGTACCACTACGGCATCAACACCGTCGGACAGTCGCTGCGCAACGCGAACCTCGACGTGCGCTCGGACCCGCCGAACCCGCGCGCCGCCATATCGCCCTTCCTGAACTCGACGATCGAACCCGACCTCTACCGCCGCGAACTCGAGATCGGCGAGTCGGGCGCGGGCGCGTCGGGACCGAAGTAAATATGACGTCTAAATAATGAAATTCGCGGCAGTGGGTGCCGCGATCGCCGTCGCGATGGGCGGTTACCTGCTCTACTTGTATGCCAACGGTGGACCCGGTAATCTAGTCGATGTGAAATCTTCAACGGACGGAGAGACCTATGCGGTGCAGGATCTGCCGAACAAGCAGAAGGCGGCAGAGATGCTCGCGCAAATCAAGGCGAATATCGAGAAAGTCGTAGAGTACTACAAGCAACCCGAGTTTGCCTCCGACAAACCCACACAACTCTTGGTCGAGCGCTTCCACCCCGAAAACATCATGGAGAATTCCATGACATCGAAGGACACGTCTTATTCGGAAAACAAAGGCGAAAAGATTGTACTGTGCCTCCGCGACAAGACGCGCGCGCCAGAGTACCCGTTTGTGCAGATGAATACCGTGATGTTTGTGGTACTCCACGAGGTGGCGCACCTGATGACGGAGGAACTGTCGACGGGCAAACATACGAGCGAGTTCTGGGCGAATTTTCGACGACTCCTGGAAGACGCGTCGAAGATTGGTGTTTACGAACCCGTGAATTACAGTCGCACGCCCGTCGAGTACTGCGGCATGCAGATCACAGACTCGCCGTTATGAAAAGAATTTGAGAGGATTCAATCCGTATACGGTTTCCAGACCGAGGTGGGAGATGGCGTGGATCCCGATGGCGACGGAAAAAACGAGGAGGATCATGACCTTTTTGTAGGGGTCGAGTTTGTAAAGGACGCGAAAGTTCATGTATGCGACAACGACTGCCGCAAGCATGAGAAGACCGTTGAGCGCGTGCGCCATCATGGATGGAGAAGGGATCATTAACTAGTAGACGAGATTTAAGCAGAGAACGACCGCGCGCTCTTGATGGGTTTGAAGACGACGCGGGGATCTTTGAAGTCAATTGTGCGGAACGATTCTCGCTTTATCGCAGCGGGGTTGGTGGTTTGAACTGTGGGGGTCGTGCGTTTGATAACATTGCGTTGGGCGGCGTTCTTGTGTTTATAGAGCATGTACGCTCCGACGCCCGCTGCCATGAGAACGCAGGCGGCGATGGCGGCGCCCGCGATGGCGTTGGCGGGAATGACTCCACTCCCGTCTGCTGCCGGCGGGACTTGCGCCCCGGAAGTAATGCTGTTCGGGTCGGCAACTACTGCACTCTTGGGACTCGCAGACGGAGATTGGGACAGCGTTCCGGTCGCGGTCGAGGTCGTGGTTCCGGTCGCCGCCGAGGTCGCGGAGGCGCCCGGAGATGCATCGGAGGTTGGCGCCAGTCTGGGTCCTGATCCTGATCCAGATGCTGTGGGTGTTCCGGTGGGAGAACTGGACGGCACGATATACAGGGTACCAGTACCAGTATTACTAGGATATGCAGTTGGACTAGCACTCTTTGCCACCACAGAAGGCGTTGGGGTTTGAGAGTTCGATAGGGTTTGACGTAGACCCTGTGCGGTCGCCGTAGCGGTCGCCGTAGCGGTCGCCGTAGCGGTCGCCGTAGCGGTCGCCGTAGCGGTCGCCGTAGCGGTCGCCGTAGCGGTCGCCGTAGCGGTCCCAGTCTGCGTCATTGACGGCGGTGCGCTTCGGAGCGGCGGCGACGAAGGCGACGTTGATGGGATCACCTGTTTGGCAGTCGCAGTCGCAGTCGCAGTCGCAGTCGGCGACGTTGACGTGCGGAGCGGGGGCGACGAAGGCGACGTTGACGGGATGACCTGTTTGGCAGTCGCAGTCGCAGTCGGCGACACGGACATGCTGAGCGGGGGCGACGAAGGCGACATGGACATGCGGAGCGCCTGTGGCGACGGTGAAACTGACTTTGAGCACATGAGCATCTGGCACGATGCGCCTGCGGGTACCGCCGGGACCGCCGTAGAGTTCATGCAGTACGCGTACGCTGCGGCGCACGACGGCGTAGATAGATCTATGCAGCACGAGACCCCGCCGGTGGCGCCGCCCGTCCCCGGATTCTGCGAAGATACGGGCGTAATGAAGAGCAGGTACGCCAACAACGCAATCACGCTCATATTATTATTATACTTGCCTCCTTTTTCATTCCAATGAATGATACGTTTTGAGTAAGTTTCGTCTTCTGTACTTATAACAGGCGCAAGATGTTGTCGGCAACCGTCTTGAACCGCGGGACGGGCGTGACGGCGTCCATCCAGTTCTGGGACGATTCGAGCATAGACACCATCCAACTCCAGATCGGGTGTATCGTCGGCGTCCATCCCGATCGTCTGCGCATATATGTCCAGGGCGAGTTCGACGGGTCCTACTACGCCAAAGACGCCCGCAAATGGGAGGCGCTGTTCCTGCGCATGTCCCCCGACGGCAAACCCATTCACAAATCCTCGCTCGCGGCATACAACGCCCACCGCTCAGACTCCACGATCCCGTTCGAACTTGCGGAATACGACAAGACCGCCTGGATGAATCTCAATCCTGCATACGAAACCTCCTTCCGCGAACTCCGTATCTTAGGCGTCCCCGAAGAGCGCTCGTGGATCTTTCCTCTCAACAACGGCGACCCCCCGGAACACACGCCGCCTGCATCACAGACGTCCATCGATATTAAGTCTATCTTCAAGACCCATCACCCGTACAAAGTACTGCAGTTTGAGGTTGTTGAACATTCCGAATTGCTGCCCCAAATCGAACTCCTCTACTATCCCCGCCTGCGCGTCGGAAGTCCTGCTGCCGTCCCTCCCGACACCGCCCGCGGCGTAGCGCGCCAACTCGAAATTGTCGGGGGGGTTAGACTCTTGGACTCTCCGAAACCAGACAAGGTCGCCGTCGTTCAGGCGCGCTGGAAACTCGCGCTCGTCGACACTGATTTCGGAAACGCCGTGCGCAACCGCTTCGAGCAGATATTTTACGGCACCACTCTCTCGAAAGATATTCCGTGCATTTCGTTCTTCTCCAGTCGCCAGGAGCAGTCCAGGCACAAATTCTTTACCGACAATTCTGAAAAAACACCTTTTTTGGATCTGCGTCTCTGGAACACGTGGTGGACGGCGACAAAACCCGTCAAGAGCAAACCGGCGCTTGTTCTGTACCGCGGTTCCGGCAGACATTCCTACGACCGCATAACTGTTTCTTCCACTGAGATTGTCTTGTCGTGTGCGCGTACAGATAACGAAAGCAAGCGCACCGATATCGAGGACTTGCGGATGCAAATGAAGGAGTTCTTGCTCTCAGTCGACGGTCTTGTTCTACAACCTGCCGACGTGGACGACGACCGATGGATTCTGCAGGACGCTGCTGCCGTTCTCCACTACACGAAAGACCTACGCGACGCCGACTTTCGCCGCTTCGACTGTCTCCGCGGAATCTATGAAGCGACCACCCCCGATAAACTCGTGTTCCGCCTGCTGCGCGCAGACCAGAGCGACTCTGGACTGTCAGACAACCAGGTGACGGTCGTGCAAATGCTCAAGGACGACGAGAACACGAACGCAGACGACGTGCGCGAACAGATCCCCGAACTGACGAGCAGCGAGAGCATTTCGCTGTTAGCAAACGTCAAGAGTTTGCTCGTCGACACCCCCGACCTCGCCGACCGCTCCACCATCCGCCTCCCCACAATGCGCTACACGGCAAAGAGTGTAGTTCTGACGCACGCGCCTGATCTGAAACGCATCGTGCAGTATGTGAATGTACTCCGCGACGTCCTTATTCGCCCCGACAACTCTGACCTCGACGGGTTCTGCCCAAAACGAGCAGAGTCGGTGGAGGCAGAAGTGGCGGCGCCTGTCGTCGTGAGCGCCGCGCCCGAAGTTAGCGAAGCAACAGCGCCCGTCGACGAAGACGAGTTCGACATCATGGCGATGATTTCCGAGGATGCACCTGCGGTAGCGTCGGCAGCACCGCCCGCCCCGGAAGCAGAACCTTCGTCAACCGGTAAAAAGGTCGCGCGCAAGGTAGCAGCAAAGGGCGCGACCACGAGCATGGCGCTTTACTTTTCCGAACAGTTGCATGAATTTGACTCGCAGACCTATGACCCATCGGATTCTCAAATTTTCCGAAAGTGCGACCGCCCCCGTCAACCCGTGATTCTGAAAGCAGGAGAAACCGATCGCTTCGAAGAGGACGGCGCGCTCGCAGACTATGCAGTGACTCAAGCAGGCAAGACGCTCGATCTGTACGATCCCAACGGAACCGTTATTTGCCCAGAATTGTGGTGTACGGTCGACCGCATACCTCTCACGACCGAGCAACTTGTGCGCGACGCGTGCCCCGTGTGCAAGGGCAAGATCCGCTCGACCGATAAGGCGGTGGAAAAGACACAGGATACCACAGAATTTTCCGTTCTTCGGCGCGACGCCAAGTTTGCATACCCTGGGTTCGTAAAGTATCAGTCCAAAAAGAATAATAAACCAATCCCTTGCTGTTTCATGACATCACAGACGACGAAAGTCTCCTTTGCGAAGAAAGAGAAAAGCGAAGTAGCAGCACCCAGTGTTGCCGAAGCGTTCTACGTCCTCGGCGAAACAAAGACGCGTCTCGGAGAACTGCGTCTCGGGTACATCTCGAAACCCCTCGTCGAACTCTTCAAGATTCCCGTGGACTATGCGCCCATCGTGGACGCCGGAAACCGCGTGCAGTCGGGTCAGGGGTCTTTTTTCCGCGCAGGCGTCGGGCGGGCAGAAACGAGTCTGCCCAAAGTTATTCCGCACATGAGAGGGCGCATCAAGTCGCCCTCTGAAGAACCGGCGAAGACAGTGATGTGTTCCTTTTTTAGATCGTGGAAGGGTGCGGACGGCGAGGGAGACGATCCCATCGCCCGCCGCGTGTCGTCTATCAACAAGGCGTTCCGCGAAAAGACCATGACGATCCTCGAAGAACTCGAGTACGCTTGCCTGGCGTCTGGGTGCAGACTGTACGTCGTCTTCACCAACAGTGCCACTGGCGAAGTCCAGACCAGTTGCTTCATGCCACTGCGCTCTGCAAAGACGATAACCTACAAGCACACCATCATGGTCGCTGCGGATTCTAGCGATCCTCTGAGCGTGGACTACATCTCCAACGTCTCGCGCACGACGACTGCGCCTGCCTTCAATGCGGATTTAACGTACACTTCGTATGACGCCGCACTCAAGACGAAACTCGAATCGCTCGTCAAGCGCCTCGAGGATGCACGCGTGTCTGCGTGCATCAGCGAAGTGCCGTCTATAGAGGACGCAATTGCAGTGATAGACAAGGTACTTCCCGCAGAGAAGGCGAATCTAAAACTGATCCGCGACCCCTACCGCCGCTTTCAGGCGCTCTACATTCCCAAAAAGGTCTTATTGCCGTTCCGCCCCGCGACACAGGTTCCTACCAGTTTTACTGGCGGTCTCAGCAGCGACAGCGTGGACGACTACGCAAATATCGCGCCCGACGACTTCCCTCCGCGCCTCGACATGCTGAATATTTTGCGGTCTGCGAAGGAAATTCACGGGGGGTTTGAGTACGCCCACGACGCGTACGACATTCATAACCGCGCGGTGGAACTTGTTACGCGCGCAGGTCTGCGCGTACCGGTATCGTCGGACGTGGCAGCAGAGTCCCCGCACCCCATAGAAGAAATTGTTCAAACTACGCGCGCAGCAGAGGAGAAGACCCTGGCGTTCGGGAAACCGGACGAGGACGCCATCAAGCGTGCGCGGTCGATTACCTACGAAGCAGAGATATTTGACTTCTTGCTGTTCCAGTTGACGAAGGATGTCCAAACCGAAGAGTATGGGGCGCTCCGCGAAGTACTGTCGCAGAGCAACCCCGACATTGAAGAACTGCGCCCGCTTCTGGCGGCGTGGATGGACGACACCCTGCGGTTCAGCGCTGCCGACGACCCGCCTACATTTTACAGCAAGATCCGGCAACCGTGTCGGGGTCGGGACGAACCGAAATGCAGCGGTCTGTGCGTGTGGGACGGGGCGTCGTGCAAGGTACAAATCAAAACAGGTGTGCGCGAAGGACTGCGGCGCGACGTGATCGGAAAGCGCCTGCTCTCCACGCTCGTCAGCAACGACAAGATCCGCGGCGTGATCTTCGAGAACCGCGCCTCGCCGTTTTTCAGCAGCATTCTATACCTCGAGTTCCCCCACGAAGTCATTCTGTCGGATGAAGACGTTTACAGTGTCCTGCGACCTTCGGGTTCGGTTTCCGCAAGCGCGTAAAAATATGGGAGCGTAAGATAAACAGAATGTCGGATGCACTGGTCATGGAAGGAGGACGCCACCACCGCGCGGTCGGGTCGCGCGTGCAGGTCGTGAACGGCACGGCGCACCACACGTCGGGCGGTCTGACGAAGAAGGACCTCAAGTACAACAAGTACGGTCGCATCGTGTCGGCGAAGAAGTCGGCGCTCGCGAAGCGCAAGGGCACGCTGAAGAAGTGGGAGAAGAAGACGGGCGTGAAGTGGACGATCAAACACGGCAAACCCGTGAAGGTGAAGCATGGCAAGAAGGGCGGTGCCGAGGACAGCGAGTAATCACTCAAGAAACGCTAACCTTGCGAATGTAAATATGACCAAACTTACCTTCGCCAATGTGGGCAACCGCAACGCCTACTCCTGAATCTTCTTTGCCATCGTAATCCGTTTCCTTTTCAATTTCATCCCCATACCCATCCTCTTCATTCAGTTTGGCAAGGTGCTGCTCAACCGCATGAAGTGCATCTGCAAAAGACTTGTATGCATGGTCCCATATTTTCGGTTCGTCTCCCCCGTCCTGGTACACTACGTAGATGTGCATGTTTCCTCCTACCCTGCGCTTGTTTCGTCGTGTTCGTACACGCTTCACCATCTGTTTTATAGTATTACCAGATTACCAGAGAATATTCGGGCGGTGCAGTCTCTTTGAACAGCGCTTCTACGCCCGCAATGTACTGTGTTCGCAGGGCGTCAATTTGAGCGTCCGTTGGGGTTTCAACTTTTTGAACATCGATGGGCGAACCGGTGTAGGAGTGAATTGGTTTGATCGACTTGTACGAGAGTTCAGACCAGTTTTGAAGAGCAGTCCAACTCGGGAAAGGTATTCCGAGTCTAAAGTTTGAGTATAACCAGTTGTTTATGGAATCAAAGATCCAATGATCGCCGCGGGGGAACCGCTCGTTTTCCCCGTAGGTCAGAACAGGTACGAGTGGAGTTCCTGTTTGGAGTGCGACTCTATATATCCCATTGCGTTTTGGAATGGTTATGACGTACGGTCGACTGTCGAGCATGTCGCGCACGCCGCCGAGCATGACGGACACCGATTCGTGAGCGTTGAGCGCTTTTCGAATACTTCCCGCGTCGGACGGGATGCTGTGGAGATGCCGCGCGAAATCGCCGAGGATCGGGATGTAGTGCCAGAACGAGATGAGGACGCTGTGGTTGCGCGGGTACCCTTTTGCAGAGAGAAGACCCGAGTTGTAAAACAGGGAGGAAATGCTAATTAATCCGTGTGGTTGCCAAACAAAGACGCAGGGAGATGTCGGAAGAGACTCGCGAACGTGCAACTGAAATGACTCCTGCAGATTCTCCTCGATCTGGGGATTCCGCAACTTCTGAAAAATCGTGTCAAACAGAAGGTCTTTCGGACACAGACTGTACAGCACAAACACCAGCAGACCGAGCACAATGTTCACCGAAAGAAGCGCCGTCAGAAGACCGAGCATCGCCGTCCCGAGAAACACCAGCGACGGCCAAAAGTAGACCCACGACATATATTCAGCACCGAGCAATGTTTACAGACGGTTGGAACTCATTGTGGCACTTTGCATTCGGATACCTTGCTGTCCAATACCCAATCTTCGTGTCCATCTTTATTGTGTACCAATTTCTGAACATCTATGAGGTCAATGTGTTTGTAGACATCCTCGAATTTCTGACAGGGCACCTGTTTGCGTGCGGAATGTTTGTTCTTACGATTTAGGGACTCTCTGCGAAACAGCATAAATACACGAATATGCCCGGCGACTACCTTGTCGAGGCGAAGACGGTGCAGACGGGCGCGATCCGCACGCTCATTGAGGCGCTCAAGTGTATTTTGGTCGAGATGAACCTGACGTTCGACAAGGACGGCATCAAGATGATGGCGATGGACAATACCCGAACCGTGCTCGTCCACATGCGCCTGGACGCCTCCAAGTTTGAAAAGTACGCGTGCTCGCAGACGCCCACCGTGATCGGTCTGAACACGGACCACCTCTACCGCATTGTGAAGACGGCGTCCAACGACGATATTCTCACGTTTTACATCGAGAAGGGCGACCACAATCACCTGCGCGTCCTGCTGGAGAACGGGGAGAAGAAGGAGGTCACGCGCTACTCGCTGTCGCTTCTGGACCGCGACGAACCGATCATTGACATGCCCTCTACGGACTTTAGCGCGCGCATCACGATGCCCTCGGTGGGGTTCCAGAAGATGTGCCGCGACATGACGCTTTTGACTGCCAAGACGGTCGAAATCAAGAGCATCGGCACGACCCTCGTTCTGTCGTGCAAGGGGCAGTTTGCGAACCGCGAAACTGTTCTGGGCGATTCCGCGAGCGAGTTCAGTATCAAGAAGGCAGAACCCAACGCCATCATTTCGGGGAGTTTCTCGCTTCCCCATTTGGTGCTCTTCACCAAATGCACGAACCTCTCGAACAATCTTGAACTGTACATGAAGAACGATTGGTTCCTGATGATCAAGTACGTGATCGCAAACCTGGGCGAGATTCAGTTGTGTCTCATGCCCTGTACAAATTCGCCAATCTAGATATAATGATTGAGTACGTTGTTTTGGGCGTGGCGCTCCTGTTTGTGGGGGCGCTGCTCTACGGAACTTGGCGGCGCCACGAAGCGTTCACGACCATAAAGGGCAATTATCCTCCGTGGATCGAAATTCAGCGCCAAGTCAGTGCCATCTTTGATCAGTACTACACATACGACCTTTCGGAGTTCGCAAAGATCGGGGAAAAAGACGTATACGCTGCCGGCAAGGCGGCGCTGAACGCGGCGCTGCAAAACCCGCAAGCAGTGGATTTCGGGGAAATCCCGATTGTTATGTTTATCCAGGATCCTTCGAAGTTGGAGTCAACGAACAACGATCAGCAGAAGCAGTTGGCAGTGTACATTCGCCAGTTCCAAAAGCACTTGCCCCCGGGGTTCGTTCCCGATCTCATAAATGCGCCCATAACCACGCACATGGGCGTCCTCGAAGCAGCAAGAAAATATGTAGGGTCGCTCATCAAGTCGTACGACAACAAGAAACCTGGACCCTTCCCGATCATGGGTCTCATTGCTGGGTTTTATGCTCTCGAAGTCTTGTCGGTCACGTTCAAGAACGCAGTGATCGGCGAACACATGTTGATTGCGTTCCAGAGAATCAACCCCGTTCCAAAGACGACGTAGACTCCGCCGGAAAGAATTTACAAGAAATCCAGAGCGTTCAAATAATGGATCCGTTGAAACCGCACGTCCCCCCTCCGTACATGGACAGGTCGTTTACCGGAGCGCAGATAATGCTCTCTCGTAAATCGGCAGAGGAGGCGCCCGAAGTGAACGCGTACGACTACGGGATGGTGGGGCACGTGCAGAACCTTGATTACATGACCACCGATTTTGACCTGCTCAACCATTCCTTCCTGTCGACGTCGATGTACGGGCACGTGGGCAAGGAAAAACCAAAGTACGACCCTACAACCCTGCTCAACGACGCATGGTTCTGTATTGTCACCGACGACGGCAGCAAGTTGTACAATATTCTCACTATGTTGCGGAATGAACTGGGTGTGAAAAGTCCGGCAACGCATCCGTACGAGACGATGTTTGGAAAGACGAGTCTGTGGGAAAAAATTCACGACACCGAGTTTAAAATCCCGCACAGCAAGCGGCAAGACGCAATCACATTACTCGCGAAATTTCATTAATTAACGCCGCCCGCCACGATACCCTCCTCCGCCGCCTCGATACGAGGACGCACCTCCTCCGCCACCACCCCCCGCCCCCCGCTTGTTGTGCGGCGTGTAGACCACGTCGTCCGTGATCGTCATCTTCATTTCCGTGTTCAGCAGCGCCCGCGAATTCATGCTCGTGTTCGTGTTCCAGAGTTTCACGATGTTGAAGTCGCCTTTGGGGGATGTCGAAACGCCTACAAACGTCTCGCCGCGCGAGGTTAAGATCGCCTCTGTCGCAGCGTGCACCATGAGATCTAATGCGATTTCGTGGATGTCCTTGGTCGCAATCTTCTTGCTCCACGACCCGCCGTGCTCGTTCTCAGGGACTTCCCAAATCGGGCGCACGCCCTTGCGCATGAAGAAGAAGTACCCGCACTCGATGGCGTCCTTGGGGATCGCCCGTATAATCGTCCAGAATTGATCTGCATTCGTAATATCTGCAACCTTCTCATAGTTCGTCAAACTCCAGTCTGTCTTCTTGGGGTTGAAATACCACAGAGTCCAAATGCCTTTGAATTGTGTGGTATCTGCCATCCTGTCGTGGTTTATATCTTGTATCTGTATATTCTGTCGCCGTCTCTAACGTATTGTCTGTAGCATTAATCCGTTTTTGCAGATTCGTAAAAACGGATCCGTTTTATTCTCTGTTGAGTACATCACGGCGAGAGACAGAATGGCAGCAGCAGTAGCGATGATGACCCCCAAGGACCTTTATGACTATGAAGCGAAGATGACAGAGATGCTAGAGATTCCAGACAGCGTGCGCGCTGTAATTGCAGGTATGGAGGCGCTCCCGGTGGCGCCCGTGTACGTCCGCCGCGCGCCGGCAGCAGGTGTGGGTCGGGCGCAAGCAAAGACTACCGTTGTTTCGGCAGCAGATGCAGAGGCGTCGTGGCGGCGCTCGACGATTCACGCGATCAAGAACGCGGCGCGCAAGAAGGACGACCCGGACTACGAGAAGATTATCGCCATCGTCAACAAGATCGTCGACAAGACCCTGGTAGAGAAGACGGCAGACGTGGTGGGGATCCTGGGGACGCGCGACGAGGAGTTCCGTGTGCGGATCGTGAACTTTATATTCGACCGCGGGGTCTGCACGCCTTTCTACTCGAAGTTGCTGGCGAGTCTCATCAAGGGACTGTGTGCGGCGATCCCTGCAGTGGAAGAGGACATTGCTGTGTTCTGTTCGATCGATACGTTCAACGTAATGTTTGGAGGAGAAACCATTCCGTACCCCAAGTCGACGGACGAGGCGTACGACGACAAGGTGTGCGCCTGGCACAAGCACCGCGAGGTGCGGCGCGGGTTCGGCGTGTTTGCGCTCGAGTTGTTCTCGCAGGGGATCGTTTCGGAGGACATGATCGCAGACTCGATCAAGACGGCGATCGAGGATCTCGAGGAGACTGTATGCAATGAGGACCCTGCGGTGAAGGTTATGACCACGGAGCGCGCGGATCAGATCGTGAACTTTATGACAGAGGTCGTGAAGGTCGTCGGCAACCACGTCGTCAAGGTGCAGATCGAGAAGATCTTGACGATCCCGAAGGCGACCGCCAAGTGCCTCGGCATGCGTTCGCGCTTCCGCCTCGAGGACCTGCTGAAGGGCAAGGTGAAGTAGTCGCTCCGCGTCCCGCGTTCCTATTTACCAAGAGAAATCAGTGAGTGATACAAATATGGCAGCAACAACTGGAGCAGGAGCAGTTCTCCCGCCCGCCAACGTTCTACTGCGCGCAGCGAGCATTGCGGTCGAGGAGGATCGTCCAATCCTTCTCGATTACTGGAAAGAGAGCAAAAATAAAGAGTGCTGCATTGGTGTCCGCGACAAAGAAAAACATCTCGTTAAATCCGATTCAGAGTATACATCTGCCATTCAAAACATTTTTCAGTTGGAGGGGTGCTTTATCGTTCTGACGGAGAACAGTCTTTACGTTGTCTCAAAGGAGATTCCCGTCCGAAAGATTGTTTCAGAGTTGAAGGAAGAGTAATATAATGAACGTTCTGCAATTTCCACCGCCGCACATGTTATTCCACGAACCGATGGAGGATCGTGAGATGATTCGGACGTGGGGAGATTATACTTCGAAACATGCAGGGGAGTTGGATACATGCGAAATAGACGCCGCGGACGTGTGTTCGGTCGAAGAGTTTGGGCGCATCTTTGAAATCTGGGTGACGTCCAAGTCTTCGAAGCGCATCAAACTTCTCATGGTTTGGCACGCCCATTTTTTGAGTCTCGCCTGCCAGCAAGCGCTGCGACGGTGGTTGGAGACGAAGAGTTATCGTGCGCGCGTGTGGTTTCACGCAGAGTACGTGAACAACATTCAACCGGCAATCCAGAGCAGGTGTATTCTGCGAAGACTGGCGCCGCCTGCAATGACAGACGACCCTATAACACCTATATGCGAGGGAGACACTGCCGAGATGATAAGTTTGTGGAAACGGATAGTTTCACAGGAAAGTTACGAGACATTAAGATAACAGATGATGCTGCATATGTACTCGGACGGTTCGTGCATTAATAATGGCAAGAAGTCTAGCAAGGGCGCGATCGGGGTCGCCTATCCCGACTTTCCTTCCGAATCGTACGGCGCACCCCTGCCCGCGGAGATGCACCCCACGAACCAGACGGCAGAACTTCACGCGATCTACGACGGTCTTGAACACCTCAAGACGATCACTGCTGCTTCGGAGCGGGTGGTGCGCGTCTGCACGGATTCGGAGTACTCGATCAACTGCCTGACAAAGTGGGTGGCGGCGTGGCGGCGCAAGGGGTGGAAGACGGCAGAGGGAAAGGACGTGGTCCACCGGGTCGCGGTGGAGAAGATCCTCAAGAGTCTGGAGGGGTTTGGAGGGCATCAGTTCGTGCACGTGAAGGCGCACACGGGCGCGGACGACGAGGACAGCAAGTGGAACGACGTGTGCGACCGCTTGGCGCGCAAGGCGGTGGATGACGGCAAGCGCGTGGCGTACGAGGATTTGGCGGTCAAGATCGTGCGCACCGGCGAACCGACGGATGAGGTTCTGAAAGGCATTCCGCTCGCGCTCATGGGCGGTCCCGCGTCCGAAGACGATCTCGCCAAGGCGCTGCGCGAGCACCTCGATATTCTGGACCCCAAGTTCTTGAAGTCGGCACTCATTTCGGCGCTTAAAAAGACGCTGAACGCAAGGGCGTACGATCTCGAAAAGACCAAGATTCATAAACAAGTCGCGTACCGCCTGATCGAGAAAAGTCATTTAACGATTGAGCGTGCGGACGAGTAATGTCGTCCGTTAAAGTGATGATGTTTACCTCGCCCACGTGCGTACCGTGCAACACTATCAAACCGTCGATTGCAGAATTACAGGAAGATTATGCGCATTTTGAATGGACGAATGTGAATACTATGAGCGACCCTGCCGGAATTGCTTCAAAGCATCATGTCAGACTCGTGCCGACGATGGTGGTTCTGAAACCGGACGGAACCGAGTTTGGAAAGCACGAGGGGTCATCTCTCATTGGGTATTTTAACCTCCTGCGGCGCGCGAAGGCGTTGCTGGTTTAGTTTTTCCCGACGGTACCGATGCGTTGTCCGTTGAGGTAGGCGTCGCAGACAAAGTCTCCGCCGTCGCCCGACGCGCACGCCGAGTACTCGCCGGTGGGGGCAGTTCCGTTCGCTGCCGACGGCGCTTCGGAGTCCATGGGCAGGTACTCCGGTCCTAGTTTTTGGTAGATTGCGAACGCCGATCCACCCACGACAAGACCGACGGCGAGAGGGACGATCACCGACAACCAACTGTCGACACATCCGAGCGTGCGGTACGCATAAATGTTTGCGCCAAGAACGCCAGCAGCGACGAACCAGTAAGAAATCTGTTCGCCGGTGGTGCGCTTTTTGTTGACGGACATGTCGAGAAGGTATACGAAGAAGATGCACGCCAGTACGGCAATGCCCATCGGGCGCTTGGATACGTCAAATGTGCCAAGACCGCGGACGGCGCACGGGTTGAACTGGTCGTTCACAATATCTGCGAGTTTGGCGCCGCCTCTCAGACGACTACGGCGCCCGGGTGCAGCAGACGCTGGATTAAATGCACTCGGATTCGATCCTTCCCACGCCCTTTGACCCGGCGGGGCGGCAGAGTGAGGGGCGCTGCTGTAAAAGTTTTGTATAACACTCGCAGGCGGGGCAACGCTCTCTGCGACCGGACGCACGAGGTTTGGCGTCGGTGTATCGGGAGCAGGCGCCACGCCCGGAGTCGCGGCAGCAATGACAGAGGTCGCTACGTCTGCTGCAGATTGAACTGTACGGGTCGGATTGGTTGTTGGTTTTATAGTCGGCGACGACGCAAGAGGCGATGATACGCCCAAAAGAGTTGCGGCAGGCGCGTTGAAGAGTCTGCCCACGCTAGCAATTGCTGCCGCCTCGGGCGACGAAGACGGACTTACCGAATTTCGCGTCGGCAACGAGAAAAAAGATGCGTTCTCGGGTTTCGGTCCGATGAGGAGCGCCAGCGCCCAGTTCGCGACTGCTGCCAAAACTCCGAACGCGCTGGTCGGCATGTGGCGCACGCGCACGTTCATTAAATCGGATAGGAACCCTGCTAGAATTGCAATCTCGGGCAGAAACACGCCGAGGAGCACTATGAACGTCGAAACTCCGCTTAGAGCAGCACTGCCGTACGATGCGGCGGTTTCCATTATTACTGGAGAAGAACAAAACGGATTGGTTCGCCCACATAAAACCGGATCGCGGGGGCGACGAAGACGAAGACGAAGAGACCACGAAGACACGACGACAAGAATGTTCAAGTATCAAGATGACGCAGTGGAGTGGATGAAGGAGCGCGAATTTGCAGGAAAGGGTGGTATGCTGTGCCACGAGATGGGTCTCGGTAAGACGCGGATGGTGTGCAGGTTGCTGCGCGAGAACATGCTCCCGCTGACGCTCGTACTCACGACCAAGTCGACGGTCGGCGGGTGGTTGGCAGAGTTGCGCGAGCAGTCCAAGTTCGCGTTCGACGTGCGCGAGTACAAGAAGGACAAAACGTACATTAACCCCGAGCGAAACACGGTTTTGGTGTCGACGCACCATTCCATTTTGAAGAGAAACGCAGAGTGGTTTGAGGCGCGGCGGTTTGACCGCATAGTCGTCGACGAGATTCACGTATTGCGGAACCCCGGCGTTCTGCAGACGGGGGTTTCGAAGATTCCGGCGGGACTGCGCTGGGGTCTGACGGCGACGCCGTTCAACAACAGCGCGCGCGACATTTCGTCGTACATGCGGTTTCTATGCGAGGGGGCGGCAGACAAGGAGGAGCGCGGTAGGTTTGGCGAGTGGATGCTGCGCAAGACGCGCGAGGAGGTTTTCGGGGGCGGTCCCAAGATTGTCCCCAAGAAGTTCGTCTACGAGTTTGAGTCGGGTGAGGAGCGACTTATGTACGACTACGTCGCGGGGCGCATCGACGAGGCGAACGCGTGGATTGAGGCGAACGCGCGCCGGTTGCCGCGCCACGTCCACGGGCAGATGCTTCTGTTGCTTCAGTTGCGCGAGCGGCAGGCGGCGATTCACCCGCAGATCGTGCTCGACGCGGAGCGGGTGTGGCGCATGCAGATGCCCGAGATGCTCGGAAACCCCGACGACCTGCGCGCGTGGGATGAGAGCAAGGTGACTAAGTTCCGGTACATTATGGAGATGGTGCGCGCGGACCAGGCGAAGAAGCGCAGCACGATGATTGTCACGCATTTTGAGACGGAATTGCAGTTAATCAAGGCGCGTCTGGAGAGTAGCGGGATTGCGCCGCTCGTCATTAACGGCAAGACGAAGGCGAAGGACCGCACGGCGATGCAGACTGTAAACAGCGACGCGCCAAATCTGGAGTTGTGCCGCAAGGCGATGTACCGGCAGCTGCCGACGGACGTCATGAACATCGTCGAGAGTTTCCTGGTGAAACCGCGTGTCCTGCTGCTGCAGATCGTGGCGGGCGGCGTCGGACTTTCGCTGCCGTGGGTCGACCATGTCATTCACACATCGCCGGATTGGAATCCGTTTCTGGAGAAGCAGGCGTCGTACCGCGCATTGCGGGCGACGTCGACGCACGACGTCCGAGTTACGTCGATGTATTTTGCGCGGACAATCGACACGCGCATTCAGGAGCGGCAGGCGGGAAAGTTTGAAGCGAGTCTGGAGTGGACGGGCGATGCGCCGAAGACGATTGCAGAATATATAAGTATGCCTGTGTAATAATGTCGGGGTCTGCATCTGCACCGGGAGGTTATAATACCTCGTCGGCGAATTGTACCGCAAACGATCAAAGTCCAGTCAATCTATCGCGTTCTACGGCAGATGAATGTAAGCGGGCGTGTGATTTTTCAATTGACCCGATCGAGACGCAGTCTGCAAGCGTTTCGGTGGATAACGGTATTATAATTCGCCTGTCGAACCTTGCGTCTCCTCCTACAGCTAGGTACAACACCATCAAGTATGGATGCAGCAAGATTGAGTTGTACGGAAACGCCCAGCACGCGTACGACAACACGTGGAGTCAACTTGAATTGGTCGCCCACTTTACGAGTCCGGGGTACAAGACGGTTCTTATGTCGGTGCCCATCAACAGCAGCGGCGCGACGGACACGCCGTCTACACAGTTTTTCAACGCGTTTGTCGGTCATACCGATTCACAATCGAAGATATCATTGGGTGCATCGTGGGCGCTGCAGAATGCGATTCCTGCCGATATGTCCTACTTTGTCTACCCGGGTCGAGACTTTGCGTGCGGGACGGAATGCACGTGGATTGTGTACAACAGTCCCGTCCAAATCAACGCCACAGACTATGCTGCGGTCAAGCGCGTCCTGACGAGCAGTTGGCGGAAACCGCTGCAGCAACTTTCGAAACCGGGTGCTCCCGAGGAGCGCCACGTGTGGTTTCGCAGCGCGACCGAGGAGAACCCCGCGTACATGCAGAAGGACGGCAAGGTCTACATGAAGTGCCGCCGCCTGAACACGAAGGGGCAGGTCGCGGGCGAGGAAGGTTTTTCAAACGCGCGCGAGGGGTTCTTTGGGGGCGCGATCGAAGGTCTGGACAACCCGCCGGCGGCGCCGGCAGTCGTCAAGTCGGGCGGGGTAAAGACCGCAGAGAAGAAGGAGAAGGACGCAAAGACCGCCCAGCAGGCGAAAAACGTGTGGGCGCACATCTACGGTTTCTACCTCCAACTGGGGGGTATTTGGGGCATTTTGCTGATTATCTTCGGAACTGCGTTTGCCGTTCTTCTGCAGACGGTGTGGTCTGGGACAATGAACGAAACCTTTGACTGGATTGTGACGATTCCGAACTTTATCCATGAATTCTTAGCAGGTTAGTCACAGTCGTAGTCGTAGTCGTAGTCGTAATCTACGTCTGGTTGGGCAGGTGCAGGTGCATCATAACGATTGTTCGTCGTTTTTTTGCGAGAAGATGGTGCGGAGACTTCTGTCCAACCGTCGCCTGCGGACGATGAGGCGCTCTCCTCGTACTCGCCCGCGCCCGCGCCCGCATGGGAATATGTCGTTGTTCTCTTGTATTCGTTCACCCTGTTTGCGATCTGGGCGTGAATTCCTGCGCCCGCAGCAGCAGACGTCGCCGTCTTTCTTGACGCAGTCGTCGTAGGGACAGGTACGCTTTTCGTGCGCACCACGTCGCCCGTGGACCACCGGTATGCTGCTTCAGATTCTGTTTTCGGCACTTCACCCCACCCGACGTTTCCAAGAGACGGGAAACTGATCTCGTTCTTCTCGACCGCCCGTCGTCTCGCCATTGCTTCTGTCTCCTCCTTTCGCTTCTGTTCACGAAGTCTCCACGACGCTTGCATTTCCTTGCTCATCCTATGCTATTACCCTAGCACAGTACGAACACATCCGTTTTGGAGAGTTGAAAACAGATTAGACAGACCACGAATAAACAATGAGTAATGGCGGTCATTTCTGTAGTTGTAAGTCCGTCGGGGTCTCTGTCGGAACTCATAGTCCCTAGCAAGTCTGCAGATGTCCTCGTTTTCTTTCGTTCGAAACTCAAGCAACCCGACCTGCAGTTTCACGGAAAGATCCAGATCCAGAACAAGGATCAGTGGATCGTAGTGTTCGGGGAGTCGGCGGGAAGCGAAGATGCCGACGACGACGAGAAGATAAACCAACACGTTCTCGGTGGAACCTTCCAGGACGAGGTCTTTATCGGGTCCATTGTTATGATGCTTAGCACGAATTCAAACATAGACAACTACGATAAACCCCCGTCCGCATACCTCAACTTGAAACCGACGGAGTACGAGACGATTTATTCGAACTGGACTACCGTAGACGAAGATGACGATGAAGAAGACGAAGACGAAGACGGGGTTGGAGAGGACGACGATGACGCTCCGACGATTGCCGATGACGACGACGATGACGACGATGTACACAGCAGTGCTGAGAACGCAGACGACGACGACGATGAAGACGCGGTGGCGGCGGTAGTGTCAACAAAGGTAACAACCGCGACGTCTAAAAAACAACAACGTGGACCGCGAGGTGCTGCAGCACCCGCAGATATCCACAGTCCATGCCCTTTGCGCGAACTCGTAAAGATGCGCTACACCGAAGTCGGTGTTCAGGCGTGCGTTGATCTGGAGAACGCAATCCTAAACAGATGCATTCGCGAATGCATCAAACAAGGTGTTGATGTCACGTGGACGAATCCGGGGTTCTGGAATCACTACCGCGGAAGGTGCATTCAGTTTTACGAAAACATGCGACTTACCCCCGAATGGGTCGCAAAACTGAATTCGGGCGAGATTGCGCCACAAGACTTTGCGGAGTTGTCGGCAGTCGATTTGTGTCCAAAGCGATGGAAGGCGCGGATCGAGGCGCAGATCGAAAAGGACAAGCACCTCTATTCAAACACGGGTGCCGCATCGATATACTTCTACTGTTCCGGTTGCAAGAAGAAGAGCAAATGCGACTACTATCAGTTGCAGACACGTAGCGCGGACGAACCGATGACGACCTTTGTGACCTGCTTGGAGTGTGATAGGCGCTGGAAATTCTAAGGCAACTACATATAATGCAGTCGCCTGGAAAGCAACAACTACAACCGGGGGTGAGTGCGATTCAGCGAAAGTACATTGACAGTTTTTTGAATTACGTGATACTGCGACTTTTGGGTCTTCTTTCGGACGAAGATAAGGCGGCGCTGGGCGATTCTCTCGACATGGACGCATTCTTGGCGCGCGTCCGCGGAATTGTAGAGATGTTTACGCCCTACATTTTTATTTTGGATACCCTTTCGAGTCCGGACAGAAGGTCGGGGGGTCTGGTGGATATTCTGGTGCATTCCGCGAAGCAGACGATCCAGTGGGCGGGACGCGAGGCGCCCCACGTCGGGTCTGTTCTGGGATTCGGCGTGGGCGGAGAACTGATCGGGTGGGCGATCGCCCTGCCGTTCTGGGTCGTGGGTGCTGCAGTTGGCGTATCTTCGAAGGATCCCAAGTTCACACTAAAGTCCGTTGCCGGAATGATTCCTGTCATTGCCACGGATATTCAGAACACGATCGATGCAGTCGATTCCACGGCGACGCGGGTGGCGAACAAAACCGCAAGTATCGCGGAAGGTCTTAAATCGGCAGCGAATGCGGTCGCAGAAAGGTCTGCGTATTTGAAGACAAGTTTACAACCAAGTATCCCTATACAGTAAATGTCATCCGAGGATTCTCCGGTCAAGGTCGCTCTGCGCGCGTGGATCGCCCTGGACGACGAGGCGCGCAAACTGGCGGCGCGCGCGAAGGAGATTCGCGAGGAAAAGCAAACTTTGTCGGGCGTGGTTCTGGCGTTTATGCGCGAGAACGACGTGGACGATTTCAAACTGGAAAATACAGGAGGTACGATTTCGCGCAGTGTGCGCACCGTGAAACCTGCTCTGAAGCGCGCGACGATCCGTACCCAGTTGCTTCTCGAGTTTGCCGATCAACCCCAGCGGGTATCGCAGGTTCTGCGCGCGATCGAGGGTATTCCCGAGGACGGAGGGGCGGATGACGTGGGGTCGGTGGTCGTACAGAAGGAACTTCTCACGCGTCGTGTTGCGAAGAAGTAGTTTCGTTAGACCACATAATGGGATTCACGGAGGTCACGCCGACTGCAATCATTATCGGAGTCGTCGTATATTCGTACGTGACACTCTTCAATACATTTATGGCAGCATACAAGAAGTCGGAGTTTACTTTGACGCTCTTTGAATTCATACGCGAAACATACGTCGGTAACTCCGAACCGACGCAGACAAGGATGGTTTATTCCAGAGAATGAAGCGCGAAAGGGTTCCCGCGCGCGTCGGATCCTTCCAGTCTTCGTGCATTCGCTTGTGCCGAGCAATATACCGTTGTTTGCGAGTCGCATCCTTGTGCTTCGTAAAGTCCGAGTACCCGCGCTGTCCGAAGGGTTGGACCTTCTGCGTGCCGTCGGGGCGCAAAAAGACCGCGTCCCACTTCTTGTCGGGGCGGTGCGATTTTTTGATGGTTTTGAGTCTTAGGCGAGGTTTCCCCATTGTATTGTTGCGAGATTTGCTATGCGAGCGAGTCCAACCAGGGCGCCGCCTCTTCGGTCGTGAGTCCCTGTTCGGCGATGACGCGAGTCGCCTGGATGTACTTTTCCACGTCGTCCTCGATCTGCGCGATCTGCGCGAAGCGGTTCTGTAGAACGGTGGTGTCGCCCTTCTTGACCTCCTGCACGAACCGCTCGTCGAACCCGACCATGACGTTGCATAGGCGGTTAATATGACCGCCGCAGCAGAGACCGAACGCCTCTGCGCACTCCTGCTGCAGGCGCTTCGTCAATTCGGTGCGCGTCTCCTCGCTCTTGGTGGTCTTGATCATGAACCACAAGCGCCGAAGGAGGCGGCGATACAGGTAATCGTTCTGCTGCGTGCAGTACGCTTGGTTCCACCACTTCTTCATGTCCTCGTATACGCGAGCATCGACTTTATGAACCGTGTAAATCTTGTCCCACGCGTCCTTGATCTCGAAGAGCGTCGACTGCGTCTTTGGGATGTCTTCGGTGGGGATTGCGAGAAGGATTTCCATGTTTTTGTTGGACTGGTCGTTGACCGCCTTCGTGTGAACGTTCTGCGAGTCGTGCGCCATGCGCCCCAACTCGGGGAGGTGAGCGTGCTGGTTCTGCCGCGCGCGCCACTCTGCCATTCGCGCTGCATTCTCGGCAGCGCGCGCCTCAATGATGGCGACGAGGTCGATAATTGCGGGCAGCGGAAATGCGTCGACCGCCTCGTTGTCCGTCTGCGTCGGGTTGGCGATGCGGTGGTTGACCGCCTGGATAAGGTACGTCGAAAGCACTGTTTCGAAGAAGGGATTGACTCGGACGGGGTGATCGCCGAGGCGCTCGATATAATTGTTCCGAAGACGCGCCTTGGTGTTTTGCCACAAATTCCAGCGTTCTCGCCGCTCGCGCGAGTTCTTGTGGTACGAGCATTCGACGGTAGACCCCGCAACTAGGCGGTGAGTGCATGGCACGCCCCGAGTGATGATTGTGCATTGCGCAGGTTGCGGTTTCGAGTGAGTTCCGCATAAACGCCCCTCCCTCCCCTCCACGACCTTTCCGCGGACCTTGCATTGCGTCCCCGCCTGTGTCATCGCCGAACATCGTTCTTCTGCTGGTATTTCTGCGCGCGGCATTTCCTGTTGTCTCTATGCTCTACTTTTCCATAAACCACTGCTGCGTTCGTTTTGTAGAGTTGCTCAATCATGTAAAACGGATTCTTGGAATCGTCCGTATAGACATTGCATTGCATTGCATAGTTTAGGATGCCGAAGAACACACAGGGTGGAAACAAGCACAAGAAGTACTCGAACAAGGTTTCGGGAACGACGAAGAAGAACAAGAAGGCGTTCGACGACCTTATTTCAGATCTGCGGACGGGCGAAAGCACGGCGGGCGTAGAGGTAGGACGCGTCGTAAAATCGGTGGGGTCTGGGAATTTCGAGGTCTACTACTACAGCGAGACGCATAAACGAACAGTCATTGCTCGGTTGCGCGGCACCATGAAGGGCAAGAAGCACGACGTCTTCGTGGGTCCCGGGGCGTTCGTGCTGATTGGCATTTCCGAGGAACTGGATACGGGCGCGACGGCGCACATCACTGCGGTCATAACTCTGAAACAGGCGCAGCAGTTGCGCGACGAGGATTCATCGATGGACTTGCGCATATTCGATGCAGACCCGTCGATCGCCACGACAACTCAGGCGGCGGGCGCGGGCGCAGGCGCGGGCGGTGTCGTCTTCGAGGAGTCGGACTCTGAGTCTGGCGACGAAATAGATATTGACAACATGTAATATGTCTGGCGGCGCCGGAGGTCATCTGCGACCCCACCCTACGGAGGTGGAGGAAACACGAAACAATGCGAAAAAGATGGAAATGCGCCGAAAGACGGGCGCATATTTTTACGCCTTCGATCCCACCAACTACTGCGACATTGAGTTCTTCAACAAGACGAAAGAGGCGACGCGCGTCTACCCGGGACTTGCTGCCGCCCTTCGCTACTCCGAGTTGCCCGTGCTGTTTTTCACATGCTACGACGTAGGACCCAACGAAACGCTCGGAGTGTTTGTGCGCCACGTTGTATGCACGATGGTTCAGGGAGATACCATATACTTCTTCGACATGCGCAACCTTCGCCAAATATCCGATACGATGCAGGCGCACCTCGAAACCGAGTTTTCCAAAGTTGCGGGGCGTAAACTGCACCTCGTAAATTTGGCGTGCGTGGAGCAGCAAAAGTGCCTATACCTGCAGCGCTACAAGGGCAAAACCGAGATGGGGTGGTGCATTGGGTGGGCGCTGATGTTTCTGGACCACCTGACTGACCATCCTGAGTTTTCGTCGATGACCAAACAGTCCAAAACGAAACACGCAGCACAGTTGTATCGTCGGATAGATAACCAACTGTCGTCACGCAAAAGCAACGCGTTCATCGAACATTACTACATAACACTGCTGCAGTCTTAGAATGCCACGCAGTCAAAGGTTTACAAATCGTACGCATCCAATATGGACCACTCTAAGGTGTATCCTGCTGTTCAACCTCCTCGCGGGGTTCGTTGCGTGCGCCTACAACATTCAGATCGGCATGGGTATTATTGTGGCATCAGTCGCCCTGATGGGTGTCGCATTGTTACTCCGCATAATCGGAGTTTGCCCTGACCGTACTACATACTGGTTTAACAGCGATTCGCCTACGTTGCCAACGCGAGCACCTAGTCCGCCTAGACCAACTATCGTACAAAAACAAGAGTATGTTCTCGTGTCGAACCCTGACACGACTGTTTCTATCGGGACGCGCGTGTTCGCCCCCCAACCGCCTGCGTCAGAGTACCCGCCGCCGTACTAGACGAGGTCGACGAGTTTGCTCGCCACCACGCGCGGATTGTCTGCTGTCAGTTTCGCTATATACTCCTGCTTGAAATCGAACGCGCATCGATGGTCTTCTGGCGACCGATGCGCGCTGCAAAATACCTGTCCACACTTGCACTTGGGGCATCCGAGGGGCGTCTTCTTCTTGCACTTTTCGAGATTGCATGTTTCGGGCATTCTGTTCTGTCGTTGTGTTGTCTATACGGCGCCGATCACTTGGATCCGTTTTTGTAAAACAGGAAGGGACTCGCGACGAACGCCACGGCGGCGAGAACGGCGACGACGTCCACCCATCGCACGACCTTTTTCCATTTGAGGGGGAGTTTATCGAATTCTTGACCGTAGTAAGCAGGTTTGAACGGCGCCGACAACCATCCCAAAAAGGTGGGGCGGAGTCGGTCGTTGCAGTCGTACAGTGTGTCGTACCATGCCATCAGAATGTACCCTACAAAGGCGAGCATGATACTGATGCCGCGCTTCCAGGCGATGTCTGCAGGGGTGCGCAGCGGCGCCCAGGGCGGCATCCAGTACACCGCAATCAGAAACGCGGAAAACGCGATACATTTTAGGTTGAGATAGAGAGGCGTTCCGAACAACCCTAGACCCATCTGTTTGCTTCTACACGCTAAATTCCACGGAGGAGAACTCGTCAAAGTTGTTGTCGAGCATCTCAAGTTCGATGGTAAACGAATGCTCGACGCCGTTAAAGTCAATCACGCGTCCGTCGTGCAATCTAAATTTGATGAACAGCTGCGACAGTTTCGAGATGGGGGGACTGTACACCGCACGGTTCAACTGATATGCGGCAGTATCCGTCAAAAAGACGAAATCTCCCGAGTTTCCCTGGGTGGGGATCTTGGCAAACGCGCCGTTGACCTTCCACGCTTTGAGGTCGTCGATGCTCGTTTCGTCGATCTTGTTCATCGTGTCCATGTCTAGCAGAATGTAGTTCGTCGGGAAAGGGTTTGCGGAAAATTGACCCACCAGAGAATAGTTGGTTGCCGGTGCAGGGTTTGCGGTCGCCGTCTGTGTTCCGGCGGTAAACCCTAAAAAGTACCCGAGACCCCACCACGTCGTATAGTTGACCGTCAAGGAATTACCACCCCTTGCTGAGATGGGGGTAGACGGAGTCAAGTAAAGCGTAAACGTCGTCAACCCTGTAAAGGTAATTTTTCCGGTAGTTGACGAGTATGCGCATGTCAGCGCTCCAGTTGGACCGCCCGCAGCAGTAAGTGCGGTATTCAACGCAGCGTTGAGAGCAGCAACCAACGAAACCGCAGAGTAATTCCCGTCGGGCAGCGTTGCCACCAGGGGCGCTCCGGCAGTGCCGTACGTAGTACTGTACGTAAAGTTGAGAGTGACGTTATTCATTGCTGCCGAAAACTGATAGAATGACAGGGGTAGTTCGACGGTTTTAAGAGTTGCCGCAACGACGTTCTGATATATAGTGGGAAGGGTCACCGTGTACGAACCGGGGTGCGAACCGGCGTTCATCTGACGGTCGCGCGAGTCTACAATGATCGTCTTTCGAATCTTGCGCCAGACCTTTTTCGGAGTCGAGGGGTGATACGGCACCCCGTTGTGAAGTTGCGCCCCAATCATCATTATTTCATACTCCTAGAAGAAACAATGCCTTAAAGTATCTCATGGAAAGTATACAATGCTGCATGTGTATGCGGGGATGGACATGATTGCGTGCGATACGCGGGCGCGAAAAGATCTACCTTCTGACGCTCTAGACATTTCCAAAACGCCAACGTCCAACCTCGCGGACGCTCTTTTGACAATATTTGGTCATCACGCACCGGGTCGTAGTATATACATAGGGTTTCTAGACCCGATCATAATGTTATCACAGCAAGATGAAGTGCGGTGTCGGAAAGTGTTTCGCGCGTTTCAGGTGTATATGGTGACTAGCAACCCGTTCATACTCCCATTTTCATGGAAAAACGGACTGAAGTCTCTTGTCCTGGTAGGACAGCACACGAAGGATGCTGAAACTCCCCCGCCTGTCCACGACGGTCGTTCTGCACACGTATCCTCTCAAGTTTGATACAGATATGCTCCTGCGCGAGACACCTCTCGAAGGAGGCATAATAAAGATCGAGAAGCGCGGCATCCTGCGGCGCGGCGAGTCGAAGCGCGACAAGATCAAGCGGCGTAATCCGAAACCCGTCGCGTCGTCGGGGTTCGGACACAATTCCGTGACAACGGTCATCATGACTGATGGAGACGGCGCACAACCCATGAAGGAAATCACAATCAAGATATTTCACAACGGCGTATTTCATATGACGGGCGTTCTGCACCCGTCGTATGAGACCGATGTACTTCGAATTCTGCGCGAAAAGGTCCCTGCGGCGTGCGTCAAGGAGGGGGGGTGGGATGGTGGCGAGGCGGTGCGGCGCGTGCTCCTGATGAATTACTCGACGGCGTTCGAGGGCGAACCCAAGATTTCGAGGGTCGCGCTTCAGCGGTACTTCCAGGAGCGCGATATACAGGCGGAGTTTGAACCCGACGTATCTCCGTGTGTAAAGGTCGTGTTTCCTGAACACAGATGGACCGCGTGTATCTTCCGGACGGGCAAGATCAACCTGACAGCACTTAAGTCGCACGAGGACTGCACGCGGTTTGTGGCGCTTCTCGAACCCCATCTGCGTTCGTACGTAGAGAGTATACCCACTAGTTCTTAACTGGCAAAATCCATGTGTCGCGGTACACGTAGGTTACAATTAAGGCAGCAGCAAATGCGACATTTATCAGTACGAGGACGACTAGAAAGTCGCTGCGCATGGGGCGTTTTTGGACAAAGACAAACCAACTAACGGCGAGAATTGCGAACACGGCGAGACCCGCGCCGAGACCGACGAGATCGGCGTAGAGTTGAACGCTTGCTCCGCCGCCGCTTGCCGCCATTATTACGCTTAACCGTCGACCTTTTTCTGCCCCGACCCCTGCGCCCTCCTGTGGTAGAATTCATGTTTATCGGGGGTTTGTCGCCCATGCCGTCGTACACACCTGCTGCCTTCGCTGCGTGCGCAGTTTCGAGAAGTCCTGCGTACGACGCTTTCGGGTCTACGCCGCCCGCACTGACAAATTGAGGTACAGACTTGACCTCGACAGCACCTCCTCGCAGTTTACGACTGCGTCGCCCGCGCCGCCCGCCCGCGAGGTTTTTGACGGCGTCGGCAAGCGTGGCGTTTTTGCCCTCCAGAACGCCTGCTGCCGCTTGTATGTTCGACCCCGTTTGTGCGGGAATCACCGGTTGCTTATCCGGAGTTACACTGTCGAGCACAATTGCCCCCGTTGGCATGCTGTTATACTTATTTACATGGTAGAATAGAAACAACGCAAGGATGAATTCTATCGAGTATACGGCAACGGAGATTCAGTCTATGGTGCGCAACATGGACGACAGCAAGAAGAAGCACCGCAGACTCAAAGCGTCGAATCCGGAAGAGTACATCAAGAAATTGATAGAGGAGAATGAGATTTTGCACTTTAACTATCCCTCTATTTTTGCGGTGCACGCAGAGGACAAGTTGGACGCGACGTTCTTTTACATGCTGGACAAGAAGCGCAAGATCGAGAAGGGGGATTTAACGGAAGACCAGGCGTCGATCGAGGTCGGTCAGAAACTGTTCAAGACGTGGGTGGAACCGATAACGCAGGGTCGTCCCTCGGAAAAAACAGAGTCCTACGAGGAGTACTACAAGCGCACTTCGGGTTCTAAATAATATTGGTCATACATAAATGACACACACACGTAAACACCGCAGTCGAGGAGGCATGAAGGAGCATGAGCGCAAAATTGCTCTTAAAACTATTTACCGCACCGCGGCGCAGTTGGCATCAAATAAAGCGCGCGAACGCGAGGACGAGGCGGAGACAAAAAAGAAGTTCCACCCGGTGGCGCGTCACGCGGCGGCGGTAGCGCGTGAAAAATCGGGACACGCTGCGCCGTATTATACGGCAAAGAAGCGCAGCGGCGGTCTCCGCCGCCGCGGAACCCGTCGTCGCGCACGCAAGTAATTTTCAAGAATAAATCACCTTGCGCAGTCCGTGTTCGCGCATGCACTTTTCCAGGAAGAGCGTGCAGTCGTGGCACGGTTTGGACTGCATGAGTTCTCCGTCCTTTCCGTACTGGACGACGATCAGCGTAGCGCCGCGCAGTTTCGACAGGTCTCCCAGACTTTTTATGGCGTTCTTTTCGGCGTGGATCGTGAATTCTGAATAACCGCACCCCCGCGTGCGACTCCCGACTCGATTGTACGCAGAAGCAAGTACCTTGTTTCTGCGTAGAATGGTTGCGTGGTGGAGGCGCGTTCTGTGTGGATATACATTTGGAGGTCTGTGGTTCTCCATCTTTAGATGTCTTACTCAATGAAAAACATTACGTAAGTCCGTTTTCGTAGGTTCACTCCTCGTCTGAATCGTCCGGCAGCGCCTGGACGATCTGCGGAAACAGTGTGCCGAAGAACGCCATCTGTCTTTCTACTTGCTGGTATACGCACTCCCGTCTCCATCCGGGGTCTGCGTGGTGAACGGCAGTGCTGGTCCATAACGCGAGCGCCTGTAGGGTTTCACGGACGCCCGCAGTGGCTGCGAGTCCTCCAAACTCCATCAGCATGCATTCAACGTAGATTGGGAGAAGATCCGGCGGAGTACTGTGCGGGTCGTTGTTGTAGTATACAAGAACCTCGTGCGCGATCTTGTTCTGGAGAAGGTTGCCGAGTCCGGCGATCTTTTGTGCGAGCATCTTTGATCTTTGATGTTCATATTCAGAAGTACGTATGGTCCGTTTTACGCAGCTACGCTACTTCAGCGCGCAACTCGGTGCGCAGTTCAACGAGCATCTTTCCGAGTTTGTTCTCGCCCTTCCACTTGGACGGATCTTTCGCAATGGCGGTGGTCGCAGAGGTTCCGACGCCCCAGAACTTGTCGCGGGCGTCGGCGTTCGCCAGAATCTTGTCACCGGAATCTAGCAGTTTCTTGCGCAGTTCGAGGTTCTGCGTGAACTTTGCGCGGACGATCTGCTTCATGATCTCCTCCTTCTTCTCGGGCGTCCACACCTCCTCCTTGAACCCCACAACTTTCTTGCCGAAGGACTTGGCAGACTGTGCAGACTTTGCTTTTAGAATCTTTCCGAAATTTGCGTCATCTCCAAAGGTCTTCGCCTTCACCGCCTGGAACGCGTGCTCTGCAGACTTGTAGTCAACGCCGTCCAGAGTAAAGTTGGTCTCGTAAAAGTTGGAGAACTCCTTGTTCTCGGGTTCCTTTGAGAAGAAGTACAGGATCTCGGGCGGCGGGGGCGGGGCGAGTTCTTCGCCGGTAGGAACGGCGGGCGCTTTGACCCTCTTGCGGCGCACGAGCGCTGCTTTCTTTTCAGGCGCAGGTTCAGGCGCTTCTGGTGCTGGTGCTGCTGCCGGTCCTGGAGCGACTTCCTTCGCGATAATAGGATCGGACACGCGTCGGAACGCAAATGTGCGATAGAGGAAACTGAAATCCTGCTCCGACCTGTCCAGCGTAACTGCCGTCTGACCCGTATAGATGTCTGCAAACGACTGCGACTCCACCACCTCGAACCCCTCTTCGGCGAGAATTTCCTGGACGCGCGCAAACGGCACGAGGAACTCGGTCGTCGGTTTGACCATCGAGTCCAGCAGAACGTCAATTTTCTGCCCAAACTCTTCCTTCCATGCGCCCTCGTCCGTGTACCCCTTCGTCATGTCGGCAAACTGCCGCCCGCGGTTGCGGAAGGCGTGGCGCTCCTTTCCTGCTAGCAGAGAGTAGACCGCCTTTCCGTCCAAGCACGTTCCGAAGAACACGCTCTTGCAGTGCCGCAGGTTCTGCGCAAACACCTTGAAGGTCTCCTCGGTCTCGCACGCGTAGTGAATCGCAAACTGGCAGGACACGACGTCCCACTTCTGGATGTTCTTGAACTCCCCGAGGTACGGCGTCGGCGCAGGTTCGTCGCCGAACACAATGTTCAGGTACTTGGACTCCTGCTCCTCGAACAGTTTCGTCATGTCCCCCTGCGCGAACAGTGCGCGCGGCAGGTACTCGGACGACGAGCGCTTGGCGATCAGGTAGCGCGTGCACGCCCCCTGGCGCGGCATCACGAGGTTGCTCAGCGACAGGTCGATCCCGAGAACCTTCGACGGTTTCGTGTGCCGCCACTTGTGCATGTCGCCTCCCCGCCCGACCGCAATCTCAATGAGCGTGTTGCCCGGGACCACGTACTTTGAGTACTGCGTGGACTTGATCTGGTTGTGGAAGGACCGCACCATGCTGCGGTTGCGCGACGACGAGTTTTCGTCGCGGTAGTACATGTCGTCCTCGAGTGTGTCATCGATCGGACTCGTGTAGAGCGTCTTCAACATCTCCTCGGGGATCGGCGTGTGAATCGAGGTCCAGATATTGTCGGCGACGTAGATGTCGTTCCCAAACTGAGGGCGCCGCATCACGCGGTACTCGTAGGTCTTGTCGTAGCGCGTGCGCATAACGCTCCACGCACCGTTCTTTAAGTCATACGCGCACTCGATAATCGTGTTATCCTCAACCTTGAGTCCATCCAGATCAATCGGAACATCGAGATCGTTGACGGGAATGTTGATCTTGTACGCATCGACATTGCGGGGTGCCGAGGGTTGAAACACGCTGGGCGCGCGCGACGAGGAATCTTCTGCCAGCGACGCCATGTCGCGGGGCAGTCTGGGCGGAATGTACTCGCCCGTCATCGTTTCGCACGGGTACACGATATCCTCTCCCGGCGTCCGGGACACGTACAGCGTGCCCTTCCGCACCATGCTTTTCATGGTGACGTCGTACGAAGACTCGGGTTCGAAGCGCACGAGAAAGTCGATCGAGTTCTGGTGCGGCGGTTTCCACTTGTATACGCTGCGCCACGTGCGCCCCTTCGTGTCGGCAGGCGGCGCCACCGGCGAATCGCGCGGAGTAAACACGAGACCGTCCGTCTTGTACTCGAATTCCATCGTCAGAATCTTGGCGATCGACTCTTCCATTGCCGCATTGTCGCCCGCCAGGAAGGTCTTGGTTTCAATGCGCATGACTTCCCCCGGTGCAACCGCAAATGTTGCCCCGATCTCCATGACAAACTTGCGCGCGCATCCCAGGCGCGACGCCGTCGGATTGCGGCGAATATCGTCGTCCGTCGTGAAGAGCGGGAGTCCCTTCGTGGTTCTCCCGCGGTACTTGTAGATGTCGAATATGCAGAATAGGTTCTTGTCGGCAAGGTACTCCCCGTCCAGGAAATCTTCCGTATGCGCGTCGTCGATTGCAGTAAACCCGGTAAACGTGACTTGACCGTTAGGCGTCACGCGGATCATGCGCTTGTCGCGGGTCACATACAGACCGCAGCGCTCGCCGTCCGCCTTGTTCGTGACCGTGTACCCTTTCAGAATATTGCCCGGTCGGTCTCCGACGATGTGGCGGCGCTCGAGCGTCACGGGTTGGTAAAACGTGTTTCCCGACACTTTGAACTCTTGGACGTACCGCTGCAGATCCGACAGGGGCAGAATGTGGTGCGTCTCCTGGTAGGCGCCCAGAATGGTTTCGATAACCCGGAACATCGTGCGTCGAACTTCCTCGAACGGGCGCGGTTCCTTGCGTGGCGTGTACTCTATTTCCAGTTCGTAGGTCGGTGTGTTTTTCAGGACTGTCCGCAAACCGTCCTTCTGCGACGCCTTCGACTTGACCATCGAGAAATCGATGCGAAACTCGTTGCCGGGGACCGAGAAGGACTGTCGGTCAAGAACGCGGATGGACGCCTTGGTGTCGTTGACGGGTCCGCTATAGTCCTTGCGCAGGTGCTTTTCAGTTTTCAAAGTAAACCTGCAGAAGAAGTCCGAGATGTCGATCGTGTCGCGCCCCGCCGTCTTGGTCTCTGTAGTCCGATCGATCGAGTCAAAGTAGCGGAGTTTGCGCTCGACGTCCACGGGAATTCCAGTAAAGGACTCGGTGGTGCACACGCGGTGAACGTTCGCGGCGCCGACCACATGGACGCGCGTACTGTCCTCGAACGTGTACGTCAAACGCGTCTCGCGCACCGGTTCGTCGCTCGAGATGCTGCGAATTGCCTTCAGAAGACGCTCGGCAACGTCACGAGTCTGGATTCGACCTGCGAGGATCTTCGCTTCGAATTCGGCGTTTTTGTCGGAGTTGGCGTAGGTTATGAATTCGCCAATGTCCGACAATTGGCGGGATTTTTCCAGCGCCCGCTCCATTGTTTCTATATGAGATCAGTTATCTCTATGAACTACCTTGACCCGTTTTCGCAAGTTTCTCATACTTTTGCCGTTCCACTGCCGCCTCTTCCAGATGCTTGCGCTGATCAAAGCAAAAATTTACATACTGTTCGATATCCGCAATACAGTCCTTCGGTAGTTTATCGCTCGACACATAGATTCCAGTATCGGATCGTGTGTACTCTTTCGTCCACTTGGAGATGATTGTAAAGACCTGCTCGTGCTCATTCGGGTCCAGTTGATCGAGGCGCTGCTTCAACTGCTCCATCTTCTGTTATGACTGCGGTCGTAGGCTTTAAGAGTTTTTTGCGGCGACGAGGACCCGGCGCGGATGCTGCGTTCAGTTCGGACTCAGAGGACTGCTTGAACACGACGGACTTGACTTCCTCCCCCCCGCTGCCTGCGCCCGCGCCCGCGCCCGCGCCCGCGCCCGCTGCGGATTCTCCTTCTATTGTAGGAACCTCGATTGCGGGAGCATCGCCGCCAATGTCTGCTGCAGCAGGCGTGCGCTTCAGGAGTTTCGCGAGGACAAAGATCGACTCGTCGTTCTGCTTGAACTCGGCGCCCAGGACTTCAATGTCCAGCGTGTCGTTTTCCACAATCGCCTCGAACTCGGGGTTGCCGATGTGCAGGTCGCGCGGCAGGAGGAACTTCAGCGGTTTGAGTTCGGCGTGGATCCCGATCTTGCTCCGGAACAAGACGGGGGCGTTCGCGATCTGCTGACCCTTGTGCGGCAGGCAAATGTCCGCCTGGAACTTGACTCGATAATTCACGCCAGATTTGAGGATGCTCATGCGACCGAGCGAGTAGTCGATAATGACGGAGGATTTTGGTTGTACATATCCCTCGACTCCGCAACGACCCTCGATTTGCGCCTTGATTTGACTCAATAGCGAGGATTGGATGTTGCGCTGTAGGTGCTTTGAGTGGACGGGCAGCACGCGCGTCAACTCTCGGCGTTCAAACATGTTGGTTGAGGGCATCATGTTATTTCTTGTGCGCGATCTGTTTTTCCTTAATTCTTTTTCTGAACTCTAAAGCGTTGCTCTTGTTCTCAGAAATGACCGACCACACTTCAGGAGGGACCCATACAGTTTGTGCCGAAGGAGTGCGGCACAGCAGACTCAAAAATATGCACTGGTGTTCTTTGTTGGATACGTCGTCTTCCGGAATATCCTCCGTAAAGACATGCATGAACGCCCGGAGTTGGTCGGTCTTGTAGAACGAGCACGCTTTCGGAATGATGGTCTTGGACGTTTCGGTGCGCTTGACTTCGCCACCCTCCGCGGAAAACGAGGCAATTTTCAGGACGCCCTTCTTTTTGGTGTCCCATTCGACGGTGCAGAGGATCTTGTTGTGCTCGGCGATCTCGACGAGCAACTGGTCCATCTTTTTGGACACCCACGTCTTGTAGGTATCCAGGTCTCCGCCCACGAGTTCGATGGGGTTCTTGTCTGCGTCAAAGACCTTGCCTTCGCCGAGGACGACGTACTCTGTTCCCTCAACCTTTTGCTCGAATTCAGGAACGGCGCCTGACAGAATGAGCGTCTGGCGTTCGTCTATGGTCATGACTTGATCAACGATGAACGATTTGCGTACTGCTTCCGAGAAGCGCGAGGCGTCGAAGGGAAATTTGAACTTGGGCAGAGGGGCGACGAGCGGGGGCGCCGGAGCGGGCGCAGGTCCGGGTGCCGGAGGCGGAGGTTCGGGCGCAGCGGGCGCAGCGGGCGCAGCGGGCGCAGGTTCTTCGACTCCGACCGTCTTTCGGTTGGACGCATACGCCCTTGTCGGAACGCTGCGCTCCAGCATGGTTGCGTCGAAAATCTCGTTCGGCGAAAAGGCGTACAGTCCCTCGCGGTTCTCGAGGACGCCGATGCGCCCCGACGAATCCTTGAGTTTGAGATGCGAGCGAATTGCGTTATCAAGAATGTAGGCGACCACGTCGGGGGCGTAGTGTAGCGTTTCAAGCAGGTCTTCGCGCGACCAGATAGGTTTCGTTTCAAACAGTTTGAGAAGCGTGTCAAATATCTCGTCGCGGATGTCGAGGTAGGAACTGAGGGGTCGGACGTAGGTGTCGTCGGCACCTGGCGCAGCGCCCGCCCAACACACGAGTGCTGCTGCAGAGTCCGTAAAGGAGGGCGCTGACATCTCCGAAAGTTTCATTTCGACCGCCTCGCCCTTTTCCGCGCGCGTCTGCGGAATCACGAGCGCCCGCCAGTCGTCGGGCAACTGGTTCGTCGTCAACTGCGTCATGCAGTCCACTGCCGACTCTTCCAGGACCCGCTTGACCACCGCGATGCTCTTCGCCTTTGATTCTACGAAGACGCGATAGACGTACTCATCATAGGTTTCTGTCGCACTGTCCTCGTACCGCGTAATATGGAGGTACACTGTACAATTCTGTTCGGAGAACGGCAACCCGGCGTGGGAGCAGTTGCGCAGTCCCCGCCCGATAATTTGCTCCATGCGACTCATGTTGTACCACGGATCCAGAATGTGGATTTGGCGAATGTTTTTGAGATCAATGCCTTCCGAAACGAGAGGGGAGGCGATGACGACGCGAATGTCCTGACCGAGCGCGTTAGAGGGATTGCGCAGGCGGCGAATGAGCGTCTGCAACTGCCTGTCCGTCATGTCCGAGGTCAGGAACGCATAGCGACCGACTGCGGCGCCGGCAAACTCCCCCGACAGATTTTCCAGGAGTTTTATACCGACGGCGGGTTCGTACCCGTGCTCTTCGAGCGCCATGGCAAACTGGAGGGCGCCGCCGCGCACGTAGTTTGAGTACACAAACACAATTCCTTTCGATTCCTGAATACATTTCAGGATGGTCGCAAACTTGGCGGCGTGGTTGGCAATATTGGACGGACTCAAAAAGGACTCGACGCCCGCAGCATACCTATATTGCGCCTTCGTCATGTCGGTGGACTTGTCGAAGCATTTGGTTATCGCGCGCCCGTCGGGGGACACCACGATCGTAGGAATCATGTCTTCCTGCACGTTTTTTCCAGACACGGAGGCGACGCGCTCTTTTTGCGGGGACCGGACGTACGAGACGGCAAGCGGCAAGTACTTGCGCGGTTCCGTGATCTTTTTGGTCTTGCCTTTGAACGCCACCTTGCGGTCGAGGGGCGCAATCATGTCTTTGGGCGGAGGGAGGCGGAACGGAAAGGTGAAAGGGTTCTCGCCGCGGATGAAGGACACGTAGTCGTGGCAGTATCCCCTGAACCTCGCTTCCGCCTCTGGACTCACGAACGTCCCGTTCGGATTGAAAATATTAGTTATCAACACCTTGCTGTCCGCAGTCTGACGCTTGTCGTTCCATAGAAACAGGTTCAGCAGGAACATGATTTCCCCGAAACTGTCGTACATGGGTGTCGCGGTAAGAAGAACGAGCGTCATGCCCTCGGCGATCTTCACGACCTTTTGCAGTGCTGCCGAAACCAGTTTGAACCCCTCGTCGCTGTTGCCCTCGCGCAGGTTGTGCGCCTCGTCGATTATGAGAAGTTTGCCGTTGAAGGTTTTGCGGATCCACCCGGCAAAGTCGTTTGCGGATAGGGCGAGACTCTGGCGTTCAATCATGTTGGAAAACTCAATGTATCCCGTAAAATCGTAGAACTCGTCAATCATGCGCTGGACAATCTTGCCGAGACGCTCGCGGTTCTCGGGGTTTTCCCATCGCATGTTTTCGCTCTGCGCGCGCTCGAGCATTTCGAGGTAGCGCCTGCCCGTGCACTGCGGCGATTTCAGGAGTCCCGACGGATCCTGCTTGACGCGCTGGACGTCGAACAGTTGCGTGCGAAAGTTGTCCTGGACGGTTGCCGACGAGACGACCATGACTTTCTTGTCCTGGAACTCGGGGCGCAAAATGTACTCCTCGGCAACCTGGATGGCCGAGCAGGTTTTGCCGGACCCCGTCCCGTGGACGAGCAGCATGTTGCGCACGGGACTGTCGGGACTCAAAATGCGACGCAAAAAGAGTTGAAAGGAGGAGAGGCGGAAATCACTGCCGCCCGAGCACTGTTCGCGGCGCATTTGCTGGAGGTTTTCGAGAGTAGCAGGTGGAAGCGCCTTTGACTGAACTTCGACGTGCTTTTGGATCTCTGCTGCCATTCCTATTATTCATGAACAACACTATTGGTTCGCGCCGCAACCCGACGTGTTCGGGGCAGGTGCTGCTGCAATCACGACCTTGTTGTCGTTTTCGCGGAGGGGGATATCGACAGTGGGATTGAACGGTACGACGCGCGGCGCTGCCTTCGGAATCGGAAGAGGAGAGCACCGTATGGCGCGAGGGAACCGCACGGGGTCTGTCAGAAGATTCGAGCATCCCGGCGTCATGTATTCTACGCGCGGTTGGTATGACGTAGCAGCAGTCCGGTAGACTGCGCCTTCACGCTGCGCCTGGACGACCGAGCACGCCTTGAACTTGACCATGGTCGCCGAGTCGCCGTCTTTGTAGGCAACCGCCGACGCAAACTTGCGGACGCGCGCCGTCTGCTCGGACGAGTCTTGGTAGTTGATCGACGGCACCGTGTTCAGAGACTGCTGGATCTTGAGTTTCTGAAGCGCCAAAAATTCGCTAGAGGATTTCGGTCGGAACGCTTGAAACGTACCGTTTGCTGCCATTATACTCGTCTTACAAAAGATCCACGTGCGTCAGGACATGGCGGCGGCAGCATTCTCGGACGAGACCCAGTTCGTCCATCGCCCGACCCTCTGCCGTCTTCACGGTCATGGTCGTCATGTAGGGAATGGTCTTGTCCGTGCGCCCGTCCTCCTTCTTCTTTTCCTCGACCAACTCCAGGTACTTGATCCACTTTCCAGCGAGGGGCAGGTTGCACGAGACGCAGCGGATCGGTATCAACATCTTCTCTTTACTGTTTGTGAGTATAGAGATTTATTGTTCCGTTTTAATAACAAAGAGATATGCTCGCGAGTCCCAAAGATATCACGGCGTCGCTCGCAGTGCTCGCCGTCTACATGATTGTCGCGCTCGTCGGCGCCCCCCCGCGCGTAATGGACTCGCTGCTCGCCTACCCCCTCGTCGTCCGCGGGGCGTGGTTGCTCGTGGTGATCGGCGCTGCATACTACAAGTACTACATGACTGCGGTCCTCATCGCCGTTCTGGGTCTGCACATTGCCATGGACGCGCGTTCGTCATACATCTTTTCCAACGCGGGCATCATGGGGCAGTACGCGGAACTCCAGCGCAACGATCCGCGCTTTGCAGGGTCGCTGGACGTCAAGGTCGCGGACGGCGCGCTGAACATGGACCCGCCGCGCTGGTTGGACCCGGGACAGTCGCCGCTGCCCCTGCTGCTCTTCCCGCCGTCGATCGACCAACTCGAAAAAATCCAGAGCAATGTCGCATAATTAATTTCATTCATCTACCACGCGAGTTCGAGTTCGTGGACGCCCCAGTACTCCGAAGACCCGTCGGGCAACTTGCGGCGCAGCACAAAGGGCAACTTCTGCTCGAGCAGTTCGCGCTCCGCGACCTTCCAGATGAAGCGCGGATCGTCGCGGTTAAATTCCTGAATGTTCACGAACGGCGTTCCGCCATCTGCGAGTTGCTGCGCGCGAATGCCGATGAGCGCAGTGTACTCGTACTTGCTGAAATAGGGCGCCGTGATGCGCGGCGCCTTCTGAGACTCGATGACATCGTCGCGCTGGATAAAGTCCGACGATATCATGTGTGTGTTACTCTCCCTGCCATACAAATTCTGTATCCATTTTACACCGGTCTAATCGTAATATTTTTGTATGTCTTTGTATTTCTCCCAGTCGCGCCCCCAGCGCCCTAGAAATACCCTATCCTCGCCCGCACTCCGAAACGACAGCAACCGGATCAGGAACCGGTAGAACATTCTAAACTGCACTAAACCTTCATAACATACTTGCGATCCATTTTCGCCTTGCGGGAAGTCACGGGGTGTCTGCGCTTGTTAAAGACGGCGAGCGCGTTCAGTTTGCGGGACACGGTCGCGCGCCCGAATTTCTTCACCGCTTTTTTGAGAGACGAATGGCGAGACCGCGCCTTCTTCGATAGAGAGTACCCCAAATTTACAAGATCGCCCGTGCGCTTGATGGGAATGCGGACTTTGCGAGTTTTGCGTCCGCCGCGCAACGTTTTCCCGGCAGCAAGTTCCTGCGGATTTGCGCTGCCGAAGGGGAGTCCGTTGTCCGTATATACGCCTCCGCCGCCGCGAAGAGCGCGACGACCCTTTCCGGTGGGAGACGTGGACGGCATTGGTGTAGGTGTATCTGGAATAGGTGCGACCCCTACACTTGCAGCTTTGACCCTTGCAGTAGACGCAGATGGGGATACCCCGGGTTTTCCTAACGGACTTTTTGGAGGAACCGGCAGTGTGCTCATTTATATCATCCTTTCATTTTTTACGCGTAGCGCGCCGCTTCTGCGTCTTCAGAGACTTATTGCGGCGGCAGGTCACGGAGTGGAGCGTCTTGCCGTGCGGCCACAGCAGAGACGACGTGCATATCGCGATCGCCGACCCTTCGGACCTTTTCTTTTTTTGCGCTTTGACCTTCTTGACACAACCGCAAAAACGCTTGGCGGTGACGCGACGCTTGCCACCCATTTTACGCGGATCCAAGTCCTTCTGAGTTTCTGCAAGTCCTTCTGCTATTTCCGCCCTTCTCGTCGCTTCTGCCTTCTTCCGCGCCTCTTCTGCTGCTCTCAGAATTTCAGTTTGTTTCCTTGCTGCTATCTCTGCCCTCATTTCTGCAGGAGTTCTACCGAGCATCATTTCAAACGCCTCCTCTGCTTTCTTTGGGTCTCCTACCGTTCCAGGCATTTATCTTTCCTCCATAAATTAACCCCGCCGCGCACCCTGCTTCCACGCCGCATTACAGACCGCGCACTGGTACATCCACACGATGTTCGCCTTGTCGAGTTTGACGCCCACGACGTCCTTCGAGGGGCACCCCTCCGTGGGGCACTGAATGGTGTCGAATCGGGGAAGGGTGGGATCGCGCGTCAGGTAGGGGTTCTCGATGATGCGCGCCGCCGCGTCCTCCTTCAGGTTGTGCTCATACAGCAGCGGGTGCTCGTGGTTAATGGTCTTCACAAACGGGCACTTGCGGCACCGATAGTTCACGCCGGTATCGCCGGTTGCAGCGTCGACATCTTCAAGGACGTAGAGCATGTTCTCGCAGTCGGGGCAGAATTCGAGAGGCATCTTATATTATTACAGGTTTAGGATACGAAAATGTAATTCGTTTTAGGGAGTACGTTTCCGTGCGTTCAAAACCAACCCGCTTACGATTTATTATGTCCAGTCAACATACATTGGCGAGAATGGCGTCGACGGCAGGAGGTCTCGTCAATTTTCTCGAACGCAAGCGTGTCAACACCCAGGGCAACCCCCACACGCACACCTCCTGCGGCGAGTTCAATGGCAAGTACTTTATCGGCGCCGACGATGTCGAGGAGTTCAACGCGCTTTATTACGACCACGTCGAGGTGCACCGCAACAAGATCTGGTTGATCGAGGCGCCCACCATTTTGGGTCCCTGTCGCGTAGATCTGGATTTCCTCTACGTCAAGGGCACGACCGCCAATATGCACACGCCCGAGCAGGTGTCGCAGTTCGTGAAAGATTACGTCGAGACTTTGAAGACCTTCCTGGCAATCGACAAGGACGTCAAAGTCTACATTATGGAAAAGAAGAAACCGGTCCCGAAGCGCGAGGGCGTTGCAGGTGGCGTTCACGTCCTCATCCCGGACGTCAAGACCACAAAGTACATCGAGATGGCGGTGCGCGAAATCATGCTCACGAAGATGTCCACGTTCGACCCGCTGCCGCTGCAGGACAAGGAGTGGGCGAAGGTCTACGACAAGGCGGTGGCCTCAAGGTCGACGGGGTGGACGATGTACGGGTCCGCGAAACCGCAGGGTCTGCCCTACATTGTCACGACCGTCTTGAACGTCGCGCCCGACAATACGGTGACTGCAGACGATACGCCGTTTCACTTCACGCCCGCCTGTCTTGGGGAGTTCTGCACGCGCGAGACCGATCCCTCGAAGGAGCACGAGATGACGGAGACGGCGAAGGGACTCTATGCAAACTTGCCCGACACGTCGGCAGAGTCCGTGCGCATTTCCGGGGGGCGAGGCATCATGCCTTCGCGCGGACGACCTGCTATACGTCATCCTGGCGGCAGTCGCGACTCGAGTCCTGCGCCCGGATTAACCCTGCGCGACCTTACAACCGAGGAACGGCAGAATATTCGGGAGCACGTTGCGAATCTCTGCCAGGAGCGCGCCGACGGCGAGGGCGTCGTCACGCGCGGAACTCCTCCGAAAGAATACACATTTACGCGCCAGGACTGGATTGCGGTCGGTCAGTGCTTGAAGAACATTCACCCCGACCTGTACGACGAGTTTGAAGAGTTTAGCAGGCGCTCGGACAAGTTTAACCTGCGCGACTGCATGTCCAAGTGGAACTCGTTCGCGTTCCGCAACGATGGTCAAAAAGTCACGATCGCGTCCCTGCTCTTCTGGTCGCGCGAAGACAACGCCGAGCAGTACCAGCAGATCGAGAAGAACAATATTATGCGCAAGATCGACGCTGCGCGGGGCGGCGCGGAGTACGACGTCGCGTCCGTCGTGTACAGCAAGTTCCGCGACACCTACAAGTGCACGAACTTTGGCAAGAACGTTTGGTACAAGTTCAAGGGGCACGTGTGGGACGAACTGGATCGCGGTATTCAACTGCAGCAGGAACTCTCCACGGAAATCTGGAAAGTGTTCAAGCAGCGCGCGTGCCTCCACGGTTCGCGCCTCGTGGATCTCGAGACGTGCGACGCCAAGGACGCCAAAGCGTGCGGGTGCGACTACTGCAATGCGCGCACGCTCGAGGAGGACCTGCAAAAGGTCTGCATTAAACTCAAGACGACCAAGTACAAGAGCGATGTCATGAAGGAGTGTCGCGAACTCTTTCTCGACGAGGAGTTCAACAAGAAGGTCGACGAGAACCGCCTCCTCCTCGCCTGCCGCAACGGCGTCTTCGACATGGAGACCTGCGAGTTCCGCGACGGGAAGCAGGAGGATTACCTATCGTTCTCCACCAAACTTGAGATCAACGAGGAGATGGAGTATTCCGACTACCGCGAATGGCCGGAGGTGAACGACTTTATCCAGAAAGTGCTTCCCGACCGCGACGTGCGCGATTACACGCTGCTCCACCTCGCGCGCTCCCTCAACGGCATCGGCAACCAAAAGTTCCACATCTTGACGGGCAGCGGGTCCAACGGCAAGTCGATGCTGATTAACCTCTTAGAAACGGCGCTCGGCGATTACGCCTGCAAAGTTCCGATCTCGCTGATCACGCAGCAGCGCGGCAAGTCTGCGTCAGCGTCGCCCGAGGTCGTGCGCCTGAAGGGTCGGCGCTTCGTGAGCATGCAGGAACCCGACGAGGCGGTCCCTATTAACACGGGTCTCATGAAAGAGTTGACGTCGTCCGAAAAAATTCTTGTCCGCGATTTGTATGCGGGGTCCAAAGAGATGATCGAGTGCGAGTTGCAGTGCAAGTTCCACCTGGCGTGCAACGAGAAACCCAAGATCAACACCAATGACGGGGGTACGTGGCGCCGTTTCGTGGTCATCAACTTTGTCTCGAAGTTCGTGCAGTTCCCCGACGGACCCAACCAGTTCAAGATGGACACGACGATCGAGCGCAAGGTGAAGACGCCCGAGTGGGGGCGGTGCTTCTTGGCATTCCTCATTCACACATACAAGACGAACCGCGACCGCGAACTCGTGGCGCCCGACCGTGTTCTGGAGTACACCCGCGACTACCGCGAGGAGAACAATGCCATAACAAAGTTCATGAACGAGTGCACGCGCCCGGTGCGCGAGGACGAGGAGGCGCTGGCAGTGCGCAAACCGACGATCAGCAACACGTTCAAGACGTGGTGGGAGGCGAATCGGGGAACTCGCGATTGGAAGGTCCCCGAGATGCTTAAGGAATTGGAAGTGCGCTACGGCAAGTACACGTACGGCGGGTGGAAGACCTTCCAGATCCGCGACGATGTGGACTGATTAACTCCGCCTGCGAGACTTCTGCGTGCGCAACTTTTTGTTTTTGTTTCGGCGCCTTTTGCCGCCGACAAGAGTGGGATTAACCACTGGTGCGGCGCGCGGTGGGATATAGGACTGAACGCGATTGCGTATCTCTCCCAAATTGGTCCGTGTGCGCTGTTCGAGGGTTGTTAGGGGACCATCAATCACGTCAAACACCTTTCCGGCGACATCGCACGCAAGGTTGAAGTATCCGCGCACCTTACGGATTATGCTGTTATTTTGCAGAGGAAGAGTGGCAGTACTCATCTTGTCTTCTTCTTACATAAATTAACGCGTACATACAATGGATACCCGATTTTTCGGACCCGCGGGGTGGCAGTTGCTCCACCTCGTCGCTGCCGAAGATCTGTCGACGCACCACAAAAAAGACCTCTTCATCGCCCAGCAGTACATTCTCCCCTGCCGATTCTGCCGCGAGAGTACCATAGAGTTCATGGCGGGCGACTTCAAGTACCGCGAACCCACCGACAGGTGGTTGTACGACCTGCATAACCGCGTCAACAAAAAGTTGCGCAACCAGTGTGCCGAGGATCCCAAAGTGATTTGCCCGCCGCCCGATCCCAAGTTTGCCGACATCAAGCAGCACTACCTCGATCTCCTTCGGAAAACGCCGAACGTTCCTCCCGGAATGGACTTCCTGTTTTGCGTGGTCTACAACTACAAGGACGTAACTCCCGAAAAGACTCAGAGATACCGAGACTTTTTTGACGCTTTACTCCAGGTGTATCCGTACCCTCACCTCCGCGAAATTACGATGAAATATAAAGACTCGATTGACTTGACGGACAGGGCGAGTCTGGCGAAGTGGTTCAAATCGATGATGAAGGAACTGTGCAGGGCGACGGGCAGCAAGACGCCGTGTGTCCAGAAATACGCCGAGTACTCGAGTTCGTGCAAGCGGGGTAAGACCTGTCGCAACCGCAAGAAACAGCGCAAGAATCACCGCCGGACCTACAAGCTCACTCACTCCCGGTTAATTCACTGATTTAATGCTAGTGCGAAATTACAAACAAACAATAGATGAATGGAACGACAACGATTATTGTCGAAGCGCCCGCAAGTTCGTCCGGTGTCATTCTGGGTGGTGTGTCTCTCGGTATTGTGCTATCCTCTCTACTGGGTCTCGCGCTGTATGTGCTGCGCAAGAGAGGACTCGTAAGTGCCGAGCAGGTCGTGCAGGCGCAAAAGGTCGCAGAAGACGTACTTAAATCGCCCGTGGTTGCTGCTGCCGTCGCCGCCCAGGTCGTGGAAACCGCAAAGGAGACCCCTAATGTCGAAAAGGCAGGGATCGCTGCGTCCGAGACTGCCGTGTCTCTGCACGTCTAAATCATACACTTTAGCGCCTCGCGACAGGCGTTCTGCTCCGCCTGCTTCTTCGTCGACGCCGTCCCTTGAGCAATAACTTCGCCCGAGGGTTTACATACTGCCATCGTGAACCCTCCGTCCTCGTTCGCCGAAACCATCTTGTAGATCGGCGTGAACTGCTTGGTCTGCTGGCAGAGTTTCTGCATCCGGTCCTTGTAATTGTCGTCCTCGCGCAGCAGCAGGGGAATATCGAGGTGGGTTTCGATGAGCGACACCACGAATTTGTTGACGACGGTAAAATCGCACCCGCAGTCAATCCAGAGAGCAGCAATGAACGCCTCCAGAACATCGCCGAGTTTCTCAATGTTCTGGCGCCCGTGTTCGGGTCGCATTTCTTCCACGTGCTTCGAAATCACAAAAAACTTGTCCAGACCCAGTTTGTCCCTCGCCAGCGTTCCGAGCGTCTTGTTGCGCACAATGAGTTTGCGGGCGTTCGTGAGGAATCCCGGGGCGGCGTCTGGGAAGCGCTCGCACAGGTAATTGGCGACGACGGCGCCGAGAAGCGAGTCGCCGCGGAACTCGAGTTGCTCGTACGATTCTGCCTGAAGGTCCATGACGCCCGCCGGACACTTGCCAAGTACTGCAGGTTCCCCCGTCAGCGTCGTGTACTCTGTGCGCTTCACATAGGTTGAATGTATCATCGCCTTCTGAAAGACTGCCACGCTGTGCACAGTATATCCATGTATAATATCCGACACGTTCTTTGGAGTTAGCGTGATGTTTTTGGAGTTGTAGGGCAGGTATTCATTCGTCGTCGCCATCATCATTTACAGTTAGGATGCGCGTTATTCCTAAATAATCTTCTCGGGACTTTTCAATAACGCTGGGTGCTGTCGTCAAGGTCTGCCTGCAATCGATTCGCGACCGCGTGCGCCTGTGGAAAGACTGTCTGCCCGCCATCCGACCGTACTACGCCGTGAAGTGCAACAACATGCCCGCCGTCCTGGAAGAGTTGCACAGGGGAGGGTGCGGGTTTGACTGCGCGTCGCTCGCCGAACTCCGGTCGGTCCGCAAGATTGGGTCGACCTCCGACGGCATCATATACGCCAACCCGTGCAAGTCTCGCCGCGAACTACTCGACGCCGACTACGAGGGCATGACGACCTTCGACAGTCATTCAGAACTTACAAAAATTCATGAAATATCTCCTCGATCTAAACCTATTCTCCGCATTTTTGTCGACGACAAGGGCAAATCTCGCATCCCGCTGAACAAAAAATTTGGGTTCCATATCCGCAATATTCACGAACTCGAGTACGTAGAACCTTCAATCCCGATATACGGTCTCGCCTTCCACGTCGGGAGCGACTGCACCTCTACCGTTGCATACCAATCTGCGTTCGACACCGTCCGCGAATTTTTGGAGCGCTTTTCGAGGTATCCCAACGCATTCAAACCAGAGGTTCTTGACATTGGCGGCGGGTTTTCGGGCAGTTCTGCGAATGATGCATTTTTCCGCAACGAATTGGCGCCATTGATTCGGAAAGAAGTCGAGTTGCTCCCGGAATTCAAGACCTTCATCGCCGAACCCGGACGGTTCTTCGCCCAGGAATCCTGCTCCATCCGCGTCCCCGTGATTGGTCGTAAAGTTCTGCCTGATGGCACGCGTAGTGTAACCATCGACGAATCGGTCTACGGAATATTTTCCGGCGTGCTCTTCGACGGGTTCAAACCTGAATTTGAGTGCGTGACGCGCAAACCGTACACGCGCATGGTCAAGTATACAATTTTCGGACGGACGTGTGATTCGGCAGATATTATTGCGGAAAATGTGTGGTTGCCGAACGAGATCGACGATTCAGACATTCTGGAAGTCCGCAGTATAGGAGCATATTCGTGGGTGAGTATGTCAAAATTTAACGGGTTCGAGAAACCTAGCGTGCACCTTTGTTCTTGAGGGTCCGTTTGGGCATCGCGGACTTGCGCGAACCACCGCGTTTCTTGCTGAAGTACTTCCACGCCGCGAGCGATCCGACGGCGATGAGCGCGTCGGCAACGACCGACCCGCCACGATGGTGTTTCTTATGCCTCCGTGTCCGCTTTCCTCCTCCCTGTCCACAGCATCCTCCTTTATGCGACGCCATTTATGTATTGGTCTGATTTTTTTCGCCAGACGCACTGCCGCTGTTTGATGTAGTCTTCTTCGCCATTTATGATTACTCTTGAATTTTTCGGCGCACGTAGGGGTGTTCCAGCAATTCCTCGTCGGACAGTTCAATGTCTTCATACCTCGGTTGGACCCAATCCTGGTACGCAACAAACGCAAGGTCGCCTAAAAGTTCGGTCGGTCTATGATCCGCCATTTCGGGATTGCGTAGAAGGGCGGTCGCGACTCTTGTTGAAAAAAGCGCAACAACTGTATCGTACGCCTTATCTGTCTGCTCTTCAACGATGACCTGACAGTAAGGGCACGACGTGTGAAATTTCTGACACCCTTTTTCTAGATGAGACCCACGGTGTTTTTCGATATACTCATCTAAAATTTTCAGAGTACGCGTAGGCAGATGAGTGTCGGAAGACATTGCGACAAAACTCTGCAAAGTGGTGATTTCTATATTGTTTGAAATCCTTTCGCAGTAAACCCCTTACTTGTAGAGTATTTTCAAGATCCAAAAAAAGTTCGTTCAGAGATACCTTGTGGTCATCTAACCACTCGTTGAAACTCGCGCTACGCCTACTCATCCCCGTCGCCGCTTGCATTATCGTCTACGCTCACGACGCGCTTAAACGAGAAGTCTCCAGAGACCAATCCCGCCTTCTTCCGCGACTTGACAAACTCGACATACGCCTTCGCCTCCGCCCGCGTTCCGCCTGATCCGAGAAAGTAGTCCGCGGCGTCTGTTTCGAGATCCTTTTGACTGTACGACCACGCTTTGTTGTACGTCCCGGGGCGGCGAATCTCGATGTGAGACTGGTCTCCGGCGAGTTCAAGTCTGTTGAGAGTCGCGAACGGACCGCGCTTCAGAATGCCCGCCATCTCCTCCTCGACCAACTTCTTCGCCTCGCGCAGTTTGTAGACTTCCTTGTTGAGTTCCTTCTGCTTATCGTCATACTCGCGATACTTGCGGACCGCCTTGACGAGGTCCCGCTGGTCAATCGATAGGGTTGCGGCGTTCAACGATGCTGCCATGTTGCTGTGCTTCTAAGTACACAATAAAAAAGAACATCCGTTTTGAACAATGGATCCTCGCGAGGTCGAGAAACTTCGCGTGGCGTACAACGAAGAGTACCCCGACAAGATACCCAAATCCAACCACGTGTGGCAGGATATTACAGCGCGATTGAAACACGAATGCGACACGGCGATCCGCGCGTGCGTGGTGCACAAACTTGTCAAGAAACCTGCAGCACCGTCCAGTTGGGAACACAATGGCGCCGAATGGTTGTCCTCGGACGATATTGACATGTCGCAAAAGTACTATCAAAAATTGATTCCGTCCTACTACTACGTGGGCAGCGTGCCCATCGATTTCGACAAGAAAGAAAAGACCGGGAAGTGTCTCGTATCGTCTCTATGCAGTCTGAACATTGCCGAACTTTATAGGAAGGGGTACCGACGCATCGGCGTGGTGTTTAATACGGACACGTCGGAGGGACCGGGCGAGCACTGGATGGCGGCGTATGCCGACATTCGACAGGAGCATCCGCACATGTCCTTCTTTGATTCGTACGGTCGCGCACCCGAGAAAGAGGTTGCGGTCCTCATGCACCGGTGGAAGGAGCAGTACGACGCGATGCCGCAAGCAAGTAAACCGATGGAACTCTTTTACAGTAAAATCAAGCACCAGCGCAAGGACGCACAGTGCGGCATGTACAGTATCTACTTCCTCTATTGCAGTATTTTCGAGATACCTATCCAGGAGCGCATCCCCGACGATGTCGTGGAGTGGATGCGGCACTTCTTTTTTCGCTACAAACAACATCGCAGCAAGAAGTAATGGAATCGGCACCAGTGGCACCGCCTACCGAAAAATGGTCTGTGTGGTTCTACTCCCTCGTAAGTCTGCTGCTTGTCTCGATGATTATCGGCGCATACTTCCTCTACATTTGGTTGACGAGTCCTGCTGCCAACCCGCCGTCGGATGCGGCGGGGACCAAGAACCTAGATGTGTTTCAGGAGGTGATTTCCGGCAGAGCGAGCAAAAAAGAGAACTTTGCCAACGCCCCTGTCGGGTGCCCGAGTCCTAACGTTCTGTGCGACTACACGATGACTGCGTCTGCAAATTCCGTATACTCCGGAAAGACCGCCTATGACTACACGTACGTGTCCTCCATCGAAAAGGTTATTAAGGGCGGCGCGCGCCTCGTGGACCTCCACATCTACGACATCGACGATGTCCCCACCGTCGGGTTGAGCGATCCCAAGACGGGAACTTTGTACTCGTACAACGGCATATCTCTCGAGGATTGCTGTACGACTGTCGCAAACACCGCCTTTGCTGCAGGGACTCCGGGCAACCAGAACCCATTTGTGCTGTCCATGAAATTCCATTCTACGGATAACGCCTTCATGACCAAATGTGCCGATGTCATTAAAACCACGCTGTCCAAGTACCTGCTTGATCTGCCGTACACGTACCAGAAGAAGAACCTTGCTGTCGAACCCATTTGCAACCTCCTCGGCAAACTTGTAATCGTCAGCGGAAAAGAGACAAAGGGCAATGGCATGGATGAACTTACAAACATGTCGTGGGACTCGTCCAACATGCGCAGGTTGTCATACCGTCAGGCGGCAGAGACGTACGACTACGAGGAACTCACCGAGTTCAACCGACGCGGAATCACTATGGTGGTCCCCGAAGACGGGACCGATTTCAAAAACGGCAATCCGCAAATTTGCTTTGGGTTCGGGTGCCAGTGGGTCGCGATGAACTACGGCAGTCTCGACGACGCCCTCGACACCTATATTGGCACATATTTGGAAGGGTCTTTTGTTCTGAAACCCGAGGCGCTGCGGTACAAACCCGTGACGTACAAGACTCCGCCGGCGCAGAACCCGGTGCGGTCCTTTCAACCGAAGCAGATCACATCCCCCATGTACGACTTCACAATAAAGTCTGCGACCTAAATAAACAGATATGGCAGACGGAGCAGACGCATCTACAGGAGGACTTTCGCCCGCGCCGGTCGGGCAGAGCGGCGGCAAGCGCAAGGGCAAGATGACGCCGTGGTTGAAGCACGTCATGTCGGTTAAAAAACCCGGAATGTCGCTCGGTGACGCCATGAAGGAGGCGAAGAAGACGTACAAGAAGCAGAGCGGCGGACAACTTGTCGGAAACGCCACCCCGATGGGCGGCAAGCGGACTCGTAAGAACCACCGCAAGGGCGGCGCTCTGTACGGTTTCGGCGCCGGAGACGGAAATAAAGAGGCGGACGGCGGACTGGCAGACGGTGCGGCGGCGTACGGCGATGCGGGGGATGCGACGTGGAAGGGTCCGTCCACGCTCACGGGATCTCCGTCAGCGGTTCCAGCGGCGAAGGGCGGGCGCCGTAGTCGCAAGCGCAGTCATCGGCGTCGGAGCAGCAAGACGGCGAAGGTTGGCGGTAAGCGACGCCGCTAGGATCGTTAAACTTTGAGCACTCGCACCGGGCGTAGTTGTGCCCACAACTGCAGCAGTTCTCTGCGTCGGGATGCTTCCACGCAACGCACGTCACAAACCCCCACTCATGCATGTAGGACGGGATATAGTCGGTATCGAATGTGTAGTCTGTCCGCCTGCCCGTCTTGTAGAACATATCCTCCATGTCCCACTGAAACTTTTCGATGAACTTCCAGTTCGGGTGCTTTTTGTTTGTCGCGACTGCGGGTCCCACGTGCGCCTTGACCGTCACATGGGTCTTTGAAACAGCAGGTATCACCGTCTTTAGGACGTAGGTGTAGAGATCCTGCATTTCGGGAGAATCGGGATCGGGTAAGTCAAGAACTATGACATCATACTTCTTGCCCTCCTCAATGACGCGCGGATCGCGAACGTCCATGTCAAGAACCCGCACGCGCGGATCCTTGAGCGACCCATTGTTTTCGGTAATATTATCACTCGCCCACGCCACGAACTTTGCGTCCCAGTCCACGATCGTGATTTGCGGTATAGTGCATCGCTTCAAGAGGTCGCGCGCCAGCAGACCGTCCCCGCCGCCAAGTACGAGGATGTCCACAGTATGATTCCATGGGGCGGGGTGGGGCGGTTGATTGTAAGAGTATGGAAGTTCGGGCACGGACCACATCATCATATCGCCGTAGCGCGCCTCGTCGGCAGTCGAGAACTGCACCTCGCCGTCCATCATCAGAACATTGCCGTGGCACGGCGTCTCCACGTACTTCATGTGGCACCTCGACATCTCCTCGTCTGCTAAAACCTTCGTCACCTGAAACTCGACCTTCATTCCGTACTGCCAGTTTTCGCCCATTCTTTCGTATACTTACTATAACGCGGGCGCGTCCAAAATCCGTTTTGATGGGACGAATACGGCGCCCACCGTCCTATTCCGACTCTTTCTATTTCACGCCAGATGACGGACTGCTCGTCGTCTACACCCCTGCGCCTGCGCCTACGCCTACGCCAAAGAAAACGCTCAAACTAAAAATCGCCAAGCGCGCCATCTCGTTCCTCTTCCACATTTTGCTGATCAGTATTTTCGAAACCCTCTTCTTCTTCCTATTCATCTCCAAGTCCGAAGACATGGGCATTCAGAACACGATTAACGGTTATGTCCAAGGCGTAGTATCCCAGTGTTCGGCGTGGAGCAAGAACGAGAGTGCTGCCATAACGGACATTCTTGCGCTGTTTCTGAACGCCTCGGATGTTTTGAGCGCCGCCGCGCGGGCGGGAGAAGAGCGGAGGTACTACAACCTTATGCTGCAAGTTCAGGCGTGGGTCTACGTTCTCATCCTGTTGCTCGCATTCGCAATTACGGCGCTCGCCTACTTGATTCGGGATGTTCCCATAAAGTGGAAGAGCGTGCTCGTAGACAACGTTTGCATGATTGTGCTGCTCGGACTGTACGAGTACTTTTTCTTCAGGACCATAATCTACAAATATCAAAGTCTGAGCGACTCGGAACTGGACGGAAACATCGTTACGCAACTGCAAACACAATGTGGACTTTTAATAGAATAAGATAGGATGAAACTGCCCTGGTCAAAACCTCAACCTTCGCCGGTAATACAAGAGGTTACGTTCATATCGATTGGAATGGACTGCACGCCTGCGATAGAACTGCGGTCTCTCGGTCTTCGAAAGACGGCAATGCCGTTCGACTGGTTGCGCTCAACTGCCACTGCAATCATACACTGCATACGCACGGACTTTTCGGGGTACCACGACAACTTGCGACTGGATCCCGATTCACAACGTGTGGTCGACGGACTCGGTCTTGAATTTACCCACGAATATCCCACGCTCGAAAGTTATGAAAACACCGCGCGCACCCTCGAGGGGTGGGAGGCGTACGTTCCTCTGATAAACGAAAAATATCACCCGCGCATCCAGCGCTTCGTTGGTCTCATGCGATCAGACCTACCGGTTGTTATTTTGTCTACTATGTCTTGGTCGGACATTGCGCAAGTCCGCGAGGCGATGCGCGACGCGTACGGACGAACGAACAGAGTTGTGTTTGTCTCTTTGAATTCAGAAGGATTTCCTAGCAATCACAACACGCTTTGGTGTGCTTCAAAGGATATATTGCCACAGAGACTGCAGTTTGCCGCCCAACTTGCTACCTCCTAGGTTACCACATCCTGAGATCCTCCATCTTGCACTCTGTCGATCCGACGGGCGCGGCAGATTCCAACGTTTCGACGCGCGCTTTCGCCTGCTCGCGGTAGTCTATGAAACCGCCGTCTTCGTCGTCCGCGCCTCCCTCCGGAAGTCGTGTCTCGTCCAGCAGGACGTCCACGAGTCCCGTGCCGCACGGCGGTTTCTGCCCAAACATGATGTTCGCCGACACACCCTGCATCGGGTCGTACGCCGACGACACGGCGGCGTTAAACAGGATCTTGGAGGTCTCTTCGAACGACGACTTTGCGAGGACGCCGTTGTCGTGCTTGCCCATTCCGAAGCGGTCGACCGAAATCAGGCGACCCTGGTACGTCATCGCGTCCAGTAGCACGGACATGTGGTGGTAGTTCACGTAGGGCACTTTGAGGATCTCCCAGAACTCGTCGTAGAGCGCGTGCCTTGCTGCTTCGATACCGAAGCAATCGAGAATCTCGCGGATGTCGTTGCTGAATGTGCGCGTGGCGTCAACGTTGGGGTGCGCCAGGAGATCGTACAGGTTGCCCGCACCCTCGACGTCGAGCACGTGCTGCTTCTTACACGCGTAGGCGTTCGTCGCCTCGTCCCACAGCAGTTCGCTGTTGACGTCGCGCTGGTACACCCGCCCGACGCCCTCGATGCCCGAGATGATGATGTCGAGAACCTTTTCCTCCATGAACCGCAGGGTCAGCAGGTTCTTGACGGCTTCGGCAGGGAACACGATGCGCATCACGAGTTTATCGGGCGTGTTGGCGTCCGAGTAGACGCACTGCAGAATGTTGACGCCCGAAGTTTCGATCGCCGTGCGGATCGACACCATGTCGTTCACATTGCGCGCCGCCATCTCCGTCTCGTCGAATTCCAGGCGCATGATCCAGGGCGACGCGCACGCGCGGTCGTTCTCGACGGAGAACGCCTGGAAGGTCTGCAGGATCTCGCGGTCCTCGGCGATCTTCGTGTCCGTGGTGAGCGGGTAGGGGTCGTAGTACATGCGCACCGACTTGGTGATGTCGCGCAGCGTCGTCTTCTGAAACTCGCGGATCATCATGATCGCAAAGTCCAGACTCGTGGACATTTCCGGTTTGAGGTAGACGAACGAGAGGGGGTTCTTGGGGTTGCGCGAGACGCTCAGCAGTTCCTTAATCCTGGGGACACCCTGGGTTGCGCCCGCCTTGACAGTGCCGGCTGAATGGAAGGTATCCCTATGGCATACTAGGTTGAGACCCGTAAAGTTGCGCGTTCCGGCAACCGTCAAGTCGTACACACGCCCCTTGATAGGTTCTACCTCTTCAATTGATTTGACTTTGTCGAGCACGACGTCCTGCATTGTCGACCTACGAAATCCATGATCGACGACTGTATTCAGTCGCTCCTGTTTTGAGGCGATAGACACCTTGAACGTGTTGGCGAATGCATAGGTGTAGTGTGCAGGAATGAAGGTCGCGAACTGCTTGCTAACCGTCTTGAACTTTCCGAGTGCGGGCGTATATGACGACGTCGATGTATATATGCCGTACCGCGCCATGATTGCATTCATCTTCAGTATCAGATCCTGTGACACGGACGAATATGTTATCGTATCTTTCAAACTGACCGACCCATCGCCCCCAATATATCCGTCGACGAGACTCTTGACGAACGTATCGGGCGCCTGCAGGACCCAGTCGGGCATCGTCTTTTCGTGCGACGTGCGACCCAGAAGCGCCGTCATGACCTTCGCAAGCATCGTCGAGTGAATGATGAGACTCTGCGACGTTCCGCAGATTCCAGTATTTTCAATCGTCTTTTCGCAGCGCACAACGTGTGTTCCAACATTCCATTTGTCCGTAAGGTCGCGAACACGCTGAATGTATGCGTCGTCGTTATTCGTAATCATAACCTGCGTGCGGTTGCTCATGCCCTCTGCCAGGTACGCACCGAAGAAGAACCCAAGTTCCGAATCGAGGACCCACGTTTCGGGAATCTGTGCAGGTTCGCGCGTGTGGTATTTCTGATACACAGCAGACTGAACGTCCGAACCGTACAACCACTCCGTTGCGGGTAATATTTCGCGAAGACTGAACGCTGCAATCTGGGGAAGTTGTTCAGCAGCGATAGACGCGGCGATCGGCAGTTCGCTTCCCACTTTGAGTTCCGACCCGTTTGTCGCCACGAGAACTCCGTTCTGGACTGTCAAGAACGACTTGCCCTTGGTCGCCTTTACGACGCGACCGCTTTCGAGTTCTACCTTTAGAATCGTCGAGGACCCGTCCTCGTTCACGACAGGGTGATGTGTGACCGCCTCAAGTTTCGTCCAGACCATCCTACCCGTTTCGTCGCACGACAGCGCCTGCCATCCGTCGTCGTCAAGATCGGCGTATTTTTGATCGCGATCAAGATGTTGTACCTTGTCGGCGTGTTCTGCACAGTATGTGTCCACAAACTCGCCAATCGTTGGAGTCATAATCAACCCGTTCTTTGAAATTATGATTCGCTCGTCCCAGTCCACCGAGTTCAGCGTCAGTTGCGTCGTGGGTTCGCCGATGGACTGTGCAGCAAGCGCCCCCACCATTTCTCCAGGATGAACCTGCCCCTTGTTGTACCTAAATCTGACCTCCTTCAGCAGTTCGTCGAAGATCTTGACGGTCATGCGGTATTCCAAAATCGTGCGGCGGGGCGCGAGGTAGAACCGCACGAGGCAGTGGAAGAGGCGGTTGGGCGCGATGAAGGGTTCCTTGATGAGTTTCGTGAGTTCGTCGACGACGTAGGAGGGCGTCAGGTCGGTCTTGGTCGAATAGGGGTTGCGGTACTTTTCCACGAGGCGCTTGAGGTGGACGGGTGCCAATACAGAGTCCTTCTTCTGGAAACTAAACACTTCGCGCACGAGCATGTCGCGGTCGCGCAGCAGTTCGTCTACCAAATCAGGGTAGACGGATTCGGTGTTGGTCATGACGTCCGCAAGATCGGCGGGGTTCAGGGCGTAGTTGCGGTAGATTTCCTCCATGGTCATGAGCGCGAGGTTGATGGGTTGCGACTCGACTTGGGTCGAATCGACGCCATCCTCTCCATATTTATATTGGATGATGATGCCTACGTTATTGCGAATGGTGCCGTCGTACGCGACGTGCATATCCTCCATCGTCTTCATCATTTGGCGCTGGATGTATCCCGTGTCTGACGTATCGCGTACCTGCAGACCATTCGCCAGACCAAAGTTCAATGTCGTGGGGATTGTGAGGTCGTACACCTTGGGGTACTCTTCCACGCCCATCTTGCGAATTTCGGCAATCGGGTCGAGCACGACGTCGTTCAGCGCCTCAAAGTTGCGGTGGAGTTCTGAAGGCGCCATAGTCTTTAGTTCTCGCTGCTTACGATCATCTACAAGTGTAACTACCTCTGCAAACCGCCGCGCCCACTGCGCCCGAATCGACAGGCGGTGCGAAGGAGCAATCGTTTCGGTATGGAGGTTATTGTCCTTGAGTTGGGTCGTAAAGACCTTGGCAAACATTCCGAGACGCGAACACAGCATAGATATTCCCTCTGTCAACCGCCTCGAGGCAGATGACGCCTCTACCGAGTTGTGTGAAACACATCCGTCGCCCGAGATATATCCCGACAGAAGACCCCTTACGAATTCGTCGGATGCCGTGAATGCAGCGTCTGGGACGTATTTCTCTGCTGCACCGTGTCCTACAATACGCGTCAGGAACTGAGCGAGCATACGCGACGATCCCACCACCGCCTCGCTGCGCCCACCGATATGGTTGACCTTGCACGTCTTGCGATAGGTGATGTTGTGCTTTGCAAACCATCGGATAACGGCGTTTTGAACATTTTCATTGAGGTTGGTTATTTGAACGCTGCCAGACTGAATACATGCATTTCCCTCGGCGAGGAAGAGACCAATAAATACACCGTTGTCATAGTCAAGTTCGAACACTGCAGGTATTTCGCCACACGTGCGCGTCGCGTGAAAGGGGTAGACGACGCCGTCGCGCACATTGGAAGAGCGCTTCGACGCCCGCATAAGCAGCGCTTTTTTTGTGTATGGCAACGTAAACTCTTTGCCGTTATGCGCCTCCCACCATCCGGCGGGAATATGCTCCCGCCCTTCCATTGCTTCATTCATCATCCGCGCCGCCACATTAAAGTCTGTCCCGTATACGTACTCTGATTTTGCGAATATTTCTTCCATATGTATCCTTTTAGTTACGACGGGGGGAGAGCAGAGGTTCATGGTTACGGGTGTGCAATCGCCCACCTTCACGCTCGGTGTCGACGTTTCTTCAAGTTGCCGTGTATCGGGGTTCCAGATGAGCAGCGACTTCGATTCGGTGACAATGACGCGCCGCCCACCCTGTGTAATAATTTCGTAGAGGTGCTCGCCCGGATCGTGCCGTGTGACCGCCACGACGTCGCCCCATGTGACTGCCCCCGCGTGATCTGTTGTAGGGATCGAGAATCCGTCTACATACAAGTGTTCCATCTGTCGCTCCTCGAAGTGATTTACTTTGTCTGCATTCGCCGCCAAGGTCCCATCAATCCAGTCGCCGATACGAACGTATTTCGAAACGCCATTTTCAACGATGATGATTGGAGTATCGCCCGTGACCGACTTGACAGCTGTGTCGATAAGACCCTCGCGACCGCCCATGGCGTGGAAGAAGTATTCGGCAGGTCGCAGTCCCTGGACGAACGAACTCTCGACGAACCCGCGCGACTCGATGCCGTCGTCGAACTTTGTAAAGTGCGGCAGCGAGCGGTCCTGGAGCGTGTACTGCACGCGCTTGCCGTCCACAATCTGCTGACCCAGCAGCGACATCATCTGCGCAATGTTGAGATCGCTGCCTTTCGCGCCCGAATCGACCATCTGGACGAGGCGGTTCTCGCGCGGCAGGGATTCCGTCACGCGACTCGAGACCTTTGCAGAGATGTCTTTGAGGGTGTTGTTTATCTGGTTCTCGAGTTCGTCGCCGTCGGAGCGACCGGACACGTTGACGAAGCGACCGGCATGAACGTCGGTCAGAATTTCCTGGACGCGGCGGCGCCCGTCCGCGAGCGTAGTCGCCACGAACTCTGCAGTCTCGGTATTTGCGACAAGATCCGACGCGCCCGTCGAGAAACCGGTGTACGTGTTGAACTTGGTGACGATCGCCTGGATTTCATTAATAAACTGACCGCATCGCTGGGGTCCGTAGTCGTTGAAGAGCACGTGCAGTACGCCCTGCGAGGTCTTGTTGAAGGCGCCCTTGCGCAGCAGTCCCTTCGTGAGTCTGCCGTTTTCTACCGTGACAAGTTCGTTAAAGTTCATGAGGGGGAAGGCAGCAGAGATGACGTCCATGCCGGTGTGGTCGAGACCCGTCTTGTCGAAGGACGCGAGCGGTCGCCTGAGTTTGGCCATGATGTTCATCACTATAAACTCGGGGATGCGCACTTTGGGGTTCGAGATGCGGAAGGCGCCCGTGAGCGTATCCTGGACCATCTGAATGATGGGGGCGTTCTCGCGGGGACTGATAATCAAGCGGAGCACGGAGGCGAGTTGCAGCAGTTCGGTCTCGGCAGCAATGCTCTGCGGAAGATGCAAATTCATCTCGTCGCCGTCAAAGTCTGCATTGTAGGGTTTGGTGGCGCTGACGTTCAGGCGGAAGGTCGAGTAGGGCAGAACTTTCACGCGGTGGCACTCCATGGACCCCTTGTGCAGCGAGGGTTGGCGGTTGAAGAGGACGTAGTCGCCGTCAATCATGTGGCGGTGCACGACGTCGCCCTCGCGCAGGTCGATCATGTCGGGGTTGACGTAGCGCAGCGAAATCATGCGCTTGTCGTCCTTGATGAACACGGACTTGGCGCCGGGGTAGCGGACGCCATTGCGCACGTACATCATGAGGCGGTCGCGGTTGTAGGGCGTGACGATCTCGGGTTTTGTCAGGTTCGATGCGATTTCTTCGGGGACGCCGAGTTCGTCGACGTCGATGTTGGCGTCGGGCGTAATGACGGAACGGGCAGAGAAGTCGACGCGCTTGCCCATGAGATTGCCGCGCACGCGCCCCGTCTTGGCGCCGAGACGGGATTTCAGGGTCTTCAACGGGCGACCCGAGCGTTGTGCAGCGGGGGGCATACCCTTGATGTCGTTATCCACGTAGGTCGCAACATCGTACTCGAGATGCGCGGTCATCTTTTCGATGTAGTCTCGGGGTTGACCGCGGTCGATCTGCTCGCGCAACTTTTGATTGCTGCGCACGATGTCGATGAGTTTGTGGGAGAGGTCGTCGTCCATGCGCTGGTTGTCGTCCATGACGACAGGTGGGCGGACGGTGAGAGGAGGGACGGCGAGGACGGTGCAGACCATCCACGCGGGGCGACTGTAGCGCGGATCAAACCCGAGAATGCGGATGGAAGTGTCGGTGAGGCGCTGGAAGCATCGCAAGACCATCTCGGGTTGCAGGGGTACGAATTCAGGTGGCGTGGCGCCGGGACCGGTTTGCTGTCCGTGGAGGGAGCAGACGGTGCCCTGGACCTTTACGATCTTGTGGAGCATCTGAGTTTCGCAGGTGGGGCAGGAAACCGACTGCTTGCCGTTCTTGGACGCCTTTGCGATTGCATTGACGGTGTCTTTGCGCACGGTGGCGAGGCGGTCCATGCCTGCGAGTTCGGACTCGAGGTAGCGCATTTCAGCGTCTGCATTCGAGGCGACGACGTACAGCGATGAGCAATTGAGACAGACGGTGTTCAGGACCTTGATCGTAAAGTCGAGGAACTGATACAGGTAGACGGGACGCGCAAGGGTGATGTGTCCGAAGTGACCCTGGCACTGGAGGTTGGTGTGCTTGCAGGTGGGGCAGACCTTGCCGGACTCGATGACGCCAAGACGGGAATCAAAGACGCCGCCGGGCACGGGATTGCTGCCCTGGTGGGTCTTGTCGGTGATGACCTCCACGACCGAGCGCCGCAGAATCTCCTCGGGCGACGTAATGCCAAACTGCACGCCTACAATCGACATTGTATCTTACTTATATGTTGCGTCTCTAATATCTTTCTTTTACGATCCGTTCTGTGCGAATATTTATGGATTGTGCGAAGATCTGATCGATTGGCGGCGCTTCCTCAAAGACTCACCGCCGCCGGCAGCGGCGGCAGCGGCGGCAGCGGCGGCAGAAGAAGAAGGAGCAGAAGAAACTTGGCGGACTTGAAGCAACTTTTGAAATAGTTCCGTACCAACCTTGAAATCTGTGACTCCGGTTCTCTCTTCGACAAACTGCAGCATCGCCGCGTATTCCTTGCCCTCCTGCGCCTCGAACACCTCGCGCTCGCGGATCTTGTGCGTGTCCAACCAGTTCAGCAGCAGGCGGATCTCCCGGTCGAACAGCAGCGGGTCCTCCTCCGTCGGTCGTCGCTCGCGCACGTACTTTGCCAGATCGTCCATGCTGCCTTTATAAACCATTTACAGGAGACTTTCGCAGTTACTACGAACAATCATAGTTCAACGGTAGAATGAAACCCTTCCAGCATCGCGAGCGCTAACAAGCGAACGAAGTGAGCGCAAGGTTTAGATCTGGGTTCGACTCCCAGTGATTGTATCCTTTGAAGATCTGCTAGCTCAGTTGGTTAGAGCGTCTGGCTGTTACACTACATATCACACCCACCGGAAGGTCGATCGTTCAACTCGATCGCAGATCGAACCCATACTTTCAGAAAAGCGAACGCTCTTCTGAAAGTGTGCCGCGCCGCGCCGCGCCGCGCCGTAAAACGGATAATCTATAGTATAGACTGGTCAAATAAAATGCTCGCGGAGGTCGGAAAAACCGTCGCGGCGGTTATCGTAACCTACTCTGCTCACTATGCTAGCATAAAGGTGTACTCGGGTGTCTGCGTCCCCGATGGAATTCTCGGATACATTCAGGGGTTTCTATCTGCAGGAAGTCCGCTCTGTTCCGCGACGCTCGCGTACGCGTCCAACTCCCAGAACTCCTACGCCACGTTGATAACCATGGCGGTCTCGCGCATCGCCATCGACATGCTTACGCCGTTTTAGTCGTGATCTGCGCGCACAGAATCTCGGCGTCCGCGGCGTCCTTCCACGTGATTTTTGTCATCAACTTGCCCGTAACAGTGTTCGTCGAGTTCGACACCTCGTGGTGGTGCCCCGCAAGCAGGGGGCACGAATCGCCCGTCTTTGCGACCTCCTCGCACAACGGAGCAGTCGCGCTGTACGGAAACCCATTGAGCGTCACGTCGTAGTATGCAGTTCCCGACGCGACGGGCGCGTCCAAATCAAAGTCGAAGGTCGTGAAGACCACCTCGTCCTTTGCGGGAGTGTCCGTGGATATCGACACCGCAAGGTTCTTCGCCAGCGCGTCCGGCGCCGAGCACACCGCCGTGCCCGTCAGGTGTTCGCGGTACAGCGCCAGCGCATAAACCATCGCGTGTCGCAGTCTGGGCATTTGTTTGTACACCCATGAAACACGAAAACGGATATCGGTTTACCGGCACACATGAGACTATAATGTTAACTCGGCGCAAGAGAATGATTCCCAACTTTTCAAGGATGCTGTTCGAGACTTTAGAGGAATATGATAATTACACCCTCGCCATGAATGCTGCCAAGAAGATGCGGAAGAATGTGGAAACAGTGGGTTCGGAACTGCTAGTGGCGCTGCTGTGCGCCGGCGCGCGGTTCGACGCGCCCGAGTGTCCGCCCAACCTGCTGGGGTGCGCGCCCGAGCAGTTCGGTAAGTACCGCGCGGACATGATGTCGCGCCCCGCGACAGACAACGAACACAGCGCGGCGAACTTTATGACCGCCCGACCGCCAGAGTGGATCGGCACACAAGTGTATCTGACGGGCAAGTCGTTCGCGGACACGCCGGAAATCAAGGCGCTGAACGCAGGACTCGACCGCAAGGTGGTCAAGGCGGACGTCTATCTGAAACTCGCAGACGCGTCGTTCGTCGGTATATCGGTCAAGCAGTCTGAGGCGGCGACCAAGAGCAATTACAGCGTCGAAAAGATGTTTAGCGAGGAGGATGCTGCCGAATGCCTCAAAGTGCGGCGCGAAATGCTCGCCGCCATCGGCGTGACAACCTACTACGACGAATCCAAACGCGACGAGGTCAACGCGCTGTTCTACGACCGCGAGAACCCATACTGGACTCTGCTGCGAACCCACATTGAAACATATAAATCTTCCATCACGAAGACGCTCGCAGACTGCCTTTATGGGGCAGGCGTTCCCTACCCGCTGTACGAGTTTGACGGGACTCTACTGGTTCGTCTGAGCGCCGTAGACTTGGCACAGGTCACATTCGAGGAGCACATGCCGTTCTACATGTGCGACAAGGACGGCGTCACGCCCCGCAAGTGTGCAAAAATGTTTTATAGATTGACGACCCCGCGCGGTTCATACCGCGTCGAGGTGCGCTGGAAGGGCGACTGCTACGGCGCCTCCCCCCAGTTCCAGATTCACTCTGCGTAATAACTCTCCAGCAAATGCCGCATGATATGCTCCACCACATTCACGTTCACCGAATTGCCTAACTGCTTGTATGCGGTTGGGTTTTTCGCGTGCAGAATGTGCTCGTCGGGGAAACTCTGGAGTCTCGCGCACTCCCGCGGTGTGAGAAAGCGCTTTTCGGGTCCGTATATGGGCGTCTGCACCATTGCGACCAGCGTGGGGAAGAAGGTCGCTTTTTTCACGCGCATGCCCGACTGGCGCAACTGGATGAAGTGGTTCCACATCGTGTCGCCGTCCAGAATCTCGCCCACCTGCCACTCCAACTTGCGGTAGACGGCGCGCTTCTCCAGGATATCGCAGTGCCGCGCGACCCACTCGTCCCAGAACTCGGGGTTCCGTTCGTACAGCGCGCGGTTCTGCTCGATGTACTTGCGCTCCCACGCCGGGTACTGCATGAGATCGTCCTCCGTGTTGTAGAACATGTCTACCAAAACAGGATGCTTGACGTCCGCCTCGCGAATCACGGGCAGCGCCTCCGTCCATGCATCGAACGCTGCTTCGACGTCCTCCTTCACACCAAACCCCTCGACACCATGCTGCAGGATTTCGACGGGCGCGTTTACAGGTGCGGGCGGCGCAGCAACGTCCTCCCCCTCGAGTCCGCGCACGCCCATAAAATACACCCTTTGGCGGTTTTGCGGGATTCCGAACTCGTCGGGACTCATCGTCACCGTCTTCATTGCATACCCCAGATTTCGAAACGTCTCCATGATCGTGCGAAGAACTTCGCCGTCCTGGATCGTGAGAATATGCTTCACGTTCTCCAGAAGCAGGATCCGCGGTTTGTGGTGTTCCACGATGCGCGCGATCTCGTAGAACAGCGTGCCTCGGTAGTCGAGCAGTCCGAGTCGGTGACCTCCATTGGAGAATGGATTGCAGGGGAATCCCGCCGCGAGAACGTCGTGTGCAGGAACGTCCTCGGCGCTCACTCGGGTAATGTCTCCCACCGGACGCAACCCGAAGTTTGCGGCGTACACGTCCTGGCACTTTTCGTCGATGTCGGAGGCGAACACGCACTCGCCCCCGAGTCGCTTGAGCGCCACGTGGAACCCCCCGATGCCGCAGAACAGGTCTACGAATTTAAAAGGCGGCATGTCTTACTTATCTACTTTATCCGTAGCTGCTTTTTCGTCCGTTTTAACCTCCCGAAACTGCCAAAAAAATCCGTGCACTTCCTTTCTTTCGAACACGTACATGGGGTCCGGATCGTGTATTGCGCCGCACGACATTAGTTTCACAAACTCGCCCATATAGGTCCCACGCGGAGAGGATATTGCGACCCTCGTAGCACTTGCCGATCTCAGGGGGGTACCATTTCAGACAGACCGCACAGTGTCGTGTCTAAACAAAAAATTGGCAGCACCTACTTTCGCTCTAGCAACTCCGTCGCCCCCACGAGGGGGGCTACGTCCCCCCGAACGGGAGTTGCGAGGCACTAACCGAATAGACTTACGCTTCGGTGCTGCTTATTAGTTTTTATGTTTTTTTGGGTTGTGTTTACATTACTTAGACTTACTTAGGGGCGGCGGACGACAATGTGAACGTCGTACCACTGGTCCTGGTCGCGCACATCGACCCAGCGCTCATCGGGGAAGTCCATGCACTGGTTGAGCGTCGCATCGCGCGTGATCGCCTGGTCCGGCATCACCTTGCTGTAGGTGATGGATGTGACTCGGATGTGATCGACGAGCGCGCCGAGATCCTCTCCCACCAAGCAGGCGGTCTTCAGCGTCTTGTCTATACGTTCCTCCGTACTGCAGACAATGCCCCACGTCGACCCGTCGCTGCGCCACCCCCGGAACTCCAAGTACACGTCGGCGCCTTCATAGTACGCCCAGATCTCCGCGCCCACTGCGCCGCCCTCCATTAGCACGGATCCTATCTTCTCGTCGTTGCTCGCCTGTAGTGCTGCTGCATCCATAAACTGCGGGAGAAGGTTGACTCCTACATCGGGGTACTCTACTGCTACTGCTACTGACATTCTTCTTGCGTGCTGTGCGTGCTACAACTATGGGGGTAGTTGTATCTTTGTGGTGGGGGCGATTGGTGTTTATGTGGTCTCACCGATCCGTTTTGCGATCGAAACGGATCGGATGAAATCGGATCACGGTCATGTCGGCGACAACTACGAGGAAGAAACTACGCGAAGAAGAAAAGAAGAGACGAGAATGCCCACATGCATCGCCACGACTAAGACAGGAAACGCATGCAGATTCGAAGCAGAAGAAGGTCGCGACAAGTGCAGGACGCACCGCAACTGGGTCCCGCCGCCGCCGCGGTGCGTCTGCGTGACTGCGAAGGGAACGCAGTGTACGCGCGACGGATTGACTGGCGGAACCAAGTGCCACCAGCACCGCAATACGGAGCGCACGATAGACACGGAGATTGTGCTAGCTGTAGAGCAGTGCTCGCACGTGAGTCGCGGAAAGCGCTGCCGCCGGGGCGAGGTGGCGGGAAATGCCCAGCACGAGTGCACGGTGCACGCACGTATCCGGTTTCGGCGGGACGATATGGAGCGCCGGGTCGGAATATACCAGCAGATTCAGGACATGTACTGGGACGAGCGCCGGGCGGCGGGGATCCAGATGCCTCCCGCGAATGACGGACACTCTGTGATCGATGAGGTGCAGGCGTGCTCGTTGCAGGTCTTCCTGTCGTTCGATTTAACGACCACTCCCACCGACGAGCAGATCGCTGCGGCTGTCGCAGTGTTCCGACCCCGCCCGGACGATGTAGTGATAGCCGAATGGTGGGCGGCACGGGGTGAAGCGCGTCCGGAAGCGCACCCGCCCGACTCTCTGGGGGCGATCGCGGCGTCCTCGCAGAACGTTCACACGCGCGCCGTGATCGATCAGTCCAAGCGCGGCATGGACTTTATTCTGGCGGTTCCGGTGCCCAAGGGGCAGAACACGCTGGCAGAGTTGAAGGCGCGGTGGTCCGAGGCGTCGCACGCGCTTATCCATGCCGACATTCGCATGTGGTGGAACCAGAAGTCCTGCTTCACGACGGACGACTACATGTACCGCCGCTTGCTCACCGGCGTGTGGGCGTACATAAAGGCGCAGGATGACCCGGAGCGGCGGAAGGAACTCGAGGCGCGCCTGATGGAGGAGTGCCGCGAGGCAATGCGCATGTGCTGCCAGGGACACACCAACCGCCTCGTGAACGTTCTGAGCGGTTTCGTGGACGAGATTCAGGTCGAGCAGTCCAAGGGCGAGATCCTGCAGCAGCGGTTCGCGGCCATCGGCGAGATAGAGGACGAGGAGGCGCGCTACACTCGGGCGACGGAGGTGATCGCGGAACTCGGTCTGAACGCAGACGAGGCGGGACCCTGGTTGGACGCCATCGCGACCCCCTAATGTAGAAACCAAACAAAAAACGTTTTAACGCAAAAAGGCGCCGTCTCATTCGCTCAAGTCGCCCTTCCCAGGGGGCGACGTGGCACTAACCGAATAGACTTATGCTTCGACGGCAACCTTTTTGTTTTTTTTATTTTTTGGTTTTTT